CCACGGGCAGGGCAACGGACCACGGGCAGGGCAACGGACCACGGGCAGGGCAACGGACCACGGGCAGGGCAACGGACCACGGGCAGGGCAACGGACCACGGGCAGGGTGGGATTATGACGAACAAGTGGAATGCAGCGGGACTTTCTCGGATAGAGAAAAGGGAGGGCGGGGCCGATGGTCGGGCCGTCCCAACCGAGGGCAAAATAGTGTCGTGAAGAAACCGGCCGGGAAATTCTGGCAACCACCCACGCGACACGTTGTATCAAATATCCTAATAGCAAAGGTTAAAACGAAAATGACAATTCGACCTAAGTTATTGTGTATCGTAACGGAGTATGATAAACGCCGACAAAATCGGAAGGATTACAACCGCTATGCACTAGGGCATTATATGGCGGCGGTGGCAACCGTGATGGAAGCGCTTGAGAGTGGCGAACCTATTGAGAAAGCGCTTACCCGTGGCTTTTGTGGTTCCCTCTTGCGGCATATTGCGAAGAAACTTGGCTTGACGGTAAAATATGATCGTTGGCAATGATCGCTGGCAATAGGTCAACCCGCGCGGCGCAAAGAATCAAATTATTCTAATCGAAGGGGATGGAATGTTTAATCTAGGCGAACCATTTGAAAATACGTATAAGCCGAAGTTGCAAGTTGGGAGTGTTATCCGGGTTGTAGGGTGGGTTATGCTGGAAGGGTTGGAAGAGGGAGAATACAAGGTGGCCGGGGTCGAAAACCATTACGGTAGCGCTTGCTATCGTTTCACCCGTAAGCGCGGCAAGCGGGTTGCGGCGGTCCATTTTGCATCATCGGTTGACGGTTGGATACGGCCGGAGAACGGCAACCGTATCGAGATTGCAAATTGAGAGTGCAAACTGAGATTGCAATTTGAGTTGACAAGTCGAAATTGCGGGGTATACTTGTAGAGAAGGGGAAACACCGTGACAGCTAATATATTCGTGGCAGAATGCGAAAAAAGACTTGTCGATCCCGCCATAGCTCTCGACAATGATTTCATCCGGGCAGCACTAGAAGAGAGGGACGACGTTCTAGTTTTGGAGTTGTTAGATAGTGAGTTTTGATTTGACAATCGCAACGTATGTAGAGAAGGGGAAGCAATGAACAGAACAGAAGCGATTTGCAAGGCATTAGGGTATCAGGGTGGCACTATCCACCAGCTTGCGGCCGAAACCGGGGTATCGGTCGAAGATTTGCTTTATGGGGTGCCAAGCGCAACTTATCTATCTTCCGACTACTCGCAAGGTTGGGCAGCGGGGCGGACGTGTTCCGTGGATTTCAACCGAACCGTAAACTTTCCCGCACACTTCGGGAACAAAGATTTCTGGCTTGGCGTTGCTATGGGCCTGATTGCACAAGGATAACGACAATGACGAAAATCTACAAGATGCGGAATGATCGGTTTGTGACGGAATGCCCGGCTGATACGTTGTTATCGGTCCTTGCGGGCTTGCCTAGCGGGGCATACGAAACGTGGGCTAGTAGTGACAATGGTGATAAGGTCACGTTGTACCTTGTCAAGGGCGGTAAGGTTTCACTTTACGGGAAGGGATGATATGCCGGAATGTAATCACATTGCTGATTGTGCCAAGGTTTTGGGGCGTGGGGAGGATTACGTTCGTTCCACTATTGGCAAATTGATCGAGTCTAACGGTGGTAACGACAAGGCAGCATTTGCCACTTGTGCCAATGTTGTGGATATTTTGTGTCTTGAGGGAGATGAGTTAGGGGCCACTATTATGGCGTCTATAGCGCGTGCCATCCGTGGCAATTCTACTGATTTTCCGTTTGTTGTGACAACGTGGTGGATTTAACGAGAGGGATGATATGCCGGAATTGTTCAATAAGCACGATAAGCCCGACCTTGCGGGACTTACCGAAGAAGAGGCTTGGGCGCAAGTCCACGCATTTGAGGATTACGTGTACACTACCTTTTCTGACGATGATACTGTCTCTGACGAACAGTGGGATGGTATGATCGCGGAGATTGAGGCGCTTTATGCCGAATACTACGCATTGTTTGAGTGAGACGGTTGTGCATTTGTTTCCGAATGGGATGGTGGAACGGTTCACACGTCCCCGGTTTGGGCGATTAGGATACTATCGTTGGGTGCCCGCTTATTCAGAAGCACGCGCCTTAAATCTGGAATCCATGCCCCTATCGCGGTCCCAATGGTTCGACGCCGGGGCCTTGCATAGTTTCCGTTGTCGATTTCACGGTAGCAAAGAAGAAGCACGGCAAGCAATGCAGAAATCTTTGCAGAAATCTTTGCAGAAATCTTTGCGGTTTGCTTGACAAGGCTTTTTTGCGTGGTATAGTTGTAGAGTAAGGGGAAGTAAATGGGAATGACAACTAGCACGTATGCGGCCGTCAAGGGTCCAAGTCGAAAAGACGGCAAGGTATGGCGACTTGCGGCCGTGGGCGTGGTTGTCGCAAAGGGCAATGCGGCCCGTATGCGTCAATACGTGAAGCGCAACGGCGGGGGCGTGGCGGGCTACTTTGTCTATCTCACAAACCGCGAAGTAGGGGAAGAGGTGGCACCATGCAAAGCACGATGATAAGACAAACGACTTTGGCTAATTCAGATATAGACCCGAAAGAATGGTTCTTTCGATATGTGGGTGGCGTGGGGCGGTGGTACTATGGGGACGTGGATGGTTTGGGCAACAAACTAAAAAAATCTGACACCGATAAGACAAACCGCGAAGTAGGGGAAGAGGTACAACCATGAAAATTAGGGCAGTCTTGACCAGCTATAACAGTAAGCGCGATCGGTTCGGAAATTGCTATTGGGCTTTTTGCTGGACTAGCACGGCTACCGGCCGAAAAGCTACCGGGCAGGTTAGCGGCGGGGAAAGCAATATCCGCGCTATCATCCGGGCTATGGGCTTGGAGTCTGCGCAAGTCGCCTACAACAATGTGGAAATGGGCATAAGGGATTTCGACCGATTCGCTAAGGGCTTGCCCTACGCTGGTTGCACGGCCGACGAATTGGCGTTGTTTGTCCGCGCCGAGTTGAAACTTGCAAAAATCGCTGCAAAGTAGCGATTGCTCCGATTGTTTCGATTGTTGTAGTTCCAACGTGGTTCTAACTTGGCCGATAGGCCGCAATGGAGGTAATCATGCCGCGCGGTCCCCCGTAATCGTTACAACCAAAGAAACCCTTAGAAGATGAACAACTCCGATTTGATGCAGAATTGACACAATCAAAGAAAGTGGGGTGGCCTATGTAACGCCGGGTAAATCCGGTAAAGTCGGGCCACACGGCCCGATGAGGATTGTCCGGGTTGTATTGTGTACTTGGACTATGCTCAACGCGCCGTGTCGGATGGTTGTAGGGAAAGTTTGGGAGGTTACGATGCAATTTCAAGTTGTGAAATGGTGGCCGCAGGTTCCAACCGCGCGCCAATTGGCGACACAAGAGAAGCACGCAAGCCGGGAAGCGGCGGAAATAGAGGCGCAACGATTGCGGGAAGAAATGCCTAGTCGGCGGTTCGGCGTGGTATCAATTCAAGAAGAGGGCGAACAAAATGAAAGTATCAGTTAAGCGACTTATCCGGGTTATCGAGGATTTGCTGGGAACGGAGGGGAGTATCCACGGCGGGAATTGCCTACATTGCGGGCGGGTTTATGATCGGCAAGGCGAGTATGCAATACCGGATGGCGGGGATTGTCCCTCCGACGATTGCCCCTCTTTCGACGCCCGGAAAGTGTTGCGGCAACTCAAGAGGGCTGGAAATGCCAAGAGTCTACAAATCTCCTAGCGGGCGCTTGACACAACGGCGGGGCAATGGTCGATTTAGGAAATCGACCCTTGCCGACATAGGAATGGGCTGTTGCGAATCTTGCGGGCGAATCTTTCCTATCGACTTGTCAGACTTGGCGGATAGTCCGATGATCGACCCGAGAATCATAAACGATAGGCGAAAGCATTGCCCGGATTGTCGCCAACCGGGGTAGAAAAGTTTCCGTAGGAAATCCAACCAGAAAATCTTGACAGAAAATCTTGACAGAAAATCTTACGGGTCAACTTGACAAACGAGAATCATGGTGTAGACTTGAATATGAGAACAATCAAACTAAACTTGACGCTAGAAGTGCGGGAAAATGCTTTCCCGTTTATGCCAATCGACCCGTGGGCCGAAGTTATCACTATCCTTGGGAGTGAGGTAAGCCGGATCAAATGCGGGTCGATCAATTCTCATGTCCTAACTGGATTTAACCATGTTGGGCATTGTGAAATCGAGGTTATCCACCATGATTAGTACAATCAATAGCAAGCCCGACGTTACGATCAATCGTGAGCAAGAGTTATACGTTATCTCTTGCGGTCGGGGCTACACTTGTCTAGGCTTTGACGTATGCCTAAAATGGGCACGGGGCATTGCCGAATGGTTGGGCGTTCCTGAAGTCGAGCATTATTTATGTGGAACGATGGAAGCCTATGAGTTGTATGAGGAGTTATGTGTGGAAGGTCGGAGGAAGCATGATAAAACGGGTGAGCGCTGCCCCGCCCTCTTGACGCCCCAGCTTGTCGGCTTGGAAGGGAAGCGGGTGGAGGTGGTCGATTGCGACGGAGAAAAGCGGCGGTTTATCGTGGGCAAGTCTACCGGCTGGTTGCCGATACACTTGGAAATCTCACGGCGAAATTCGTCGGGCGGGTTCGGAGTGACGGGCGCGCCCTTCCGGTCGGTTCGGGTTGTATCACAAGGGAGGTAGCATCGTGGGCGAACAGCGAACAGTAACGCATTTCCAGTTATCCGGGGACTTGTTTGCAGACTTTTCAGCCCGCAAGCCCCGCCACTGGACCGATTCTAACGGCGTGGTCTATTTCGGCACGTTGCAAGCTATTGAACGCGCCGACGGTGACGGTCGTTCTTTCACTATCGACATTGCGAATCAAAGCGGAAAGGTGAGTATTCATGTACTTACCATTGATTAGGAAAACACAGAAGTTTCCGGTTGTGACGGTTTCGGAAGTGCAAGAGAAGTTGCCGGATGTAGAGGTTATGCACTTCGGTAACTTCTATCGGTGCAAAGTGACCGGGCGCTTTAATAAGTTTGCAACGGTCACGCCGATTGAACCGCCGGATTGGCTTGTAGGGACTACGTGGGAATTTAGTTGGCAAGCGATTGCGCGGGCGCTTGCGGAAAAGGGATGGTTGACAACATGATAACCGAAAAAGAAGCGGGGATTATTGACCGTGGCTTGCAACAAGTCGATCAATTCCTAGCCGATGGTCCGCTATTCATGGGCGGGCCGGGCATTGCGGCGGGGCGCTACTGTATGTGGTTGCTAACCGTGTGCAATCGGCTATGGAGTGAGTACAAGGAAAGCCACAAAGCGGGGTAGCCGTGGCCGATAGAATGACGTTGGAAGCGTGGCGGGTCGAGATGCTTGACGATATGGGCAAGTTTGTAGCCTATTGGGAAAAGATGAACAAGCATTTTCCCGAACTATTCCCAATGGAGCTATTGGCGGGGGATTGGGATGAACAATTCCGTATACATGACCCCGCTTGCGATTCTGTCGAAAGTTTTCAGAGATTTTTAGACGGGAAAACTTGACAAGTCGAAATAGCATGGTATGCTTGTAGTGTTAAGGGAAAGGAACGTATCCCAAACTTTGTTTCTGTGTACCACTTAGAAAGAGGTGTCTAGTGAGCGATTCGACAAAGGAAAAGGTTCGCGTGGCGGATGAGGATTTCGTCCGGGCCTACATTTCGGTCAAGTCCTATGAGGAGTTGGCCACGGTGTTGGGCTTGGAAGTCGCCAGCGTGCAAGCACGCGCCACCAAGTTGCGAAAGGCGGGCGTGCCCCTTCCGTCGTATGAGCGGAAGAAGAAGGAAATCGACGTGGCCGGGTTGACCGCGCTTATCGCGGGCAACAGCTAAGCTACTCGGCAAGGGTTCGCGGGGGCGTAGTGTTTGCTACGCCCCCGCTACCCGCGAGTCGCGTTGTAGCTAGTGTAGTGGTCGTTTTAATCATCCTAATTGTGTATGGATGGAGGGTTCAGATGGATTGGTCCGAATTGGTCGGAAAGACAATCTCGCACGTTGACACCGAATTTGGCGTCAATGTCGTTCGGGTGTTCTGTGATGATAACACGGCGTTTGTTATCGACACGGACACGGTAGGGATAGGGGGACTTCGCTTGTATCGTCCCGTCCTATGCCCCGTTGACGACTACCGCCAAGTCGAAAAAGTCGCCTTAAATGGCCGGGAGTAGCGAATGGTAACGGAGTTTATCACGGACGGGGTTCGGAAGTTGAAAAAGGCCGAAGATATTTCGGTTTTCCTTCCCCACCAAAGCGGACACAAGCGGGCGCTTTTAATCGTTGTTCGGGAAGATAGCCCGATTTGTTACCCGATTTCCAAGGCGGTTGCGGCGGAATTGATTGCGGCCGGGATACCGTATCAGGGATAGGGATAACACCATGCGCTTACGGTTGTGGCGATTGTTGAGGTGGTTGCGGATAGTAGAGCGCTGCCCTAATTGCGAATCGGCATGGACGGGCGGATGTTCGGACCCTGCCAGTTTGACGCATTGTATCGTGTGTGGCGACAAGGACGGCCGGATAACGGGGTGGTGTTGGGGCCGGGCGGTTGACCCGTTCTATTGGCTGGGGCAAAGGAACGTGGCGCGGAATCTACGGAACATTGGGGAGAGGAAGTAGCATCATGGGCAACACTTCGGACACCACGGCGGGCAACACGGCGGTCAACACCACGCGAGAAAAGCAAATCCTAGCCTATGCGTTGCGGTTTCTGCTTTCCAATATCGACGAAACCACGGCCGACGACTTAGGGGCCGGGGCCGACGCCTTAGAGCTAGAGGTGAGCGCCCTAGCGGCGCAATACGAGTTTGTCGGGTGGAAAGCGGCGGTCAACGGGGCCGGTAATCGCCCGTGGTTTGTTATGCACCATGAGGACCGACGCTATCATCAGGATAGGCGGGGGAATCTTGTGCGGTATGCTTCCCATGAGGCGGCGGAACGTAAGGCGGTGGAGTTGAACCGATTGCAAGGGTAGTGTGACCCCGCGCGATCGACATTTTGAGAAAATCTAAATACGGGATTTGACAATCGCAGTCTGTGGTGTAGACTTGAATAGTTAGGCAAACGACAACTACAACACAGACAAGAGAGGTGAGACAATGGCAAAGAGACAGAAGTATGTACATACGCCCGATATGGTTGCCCACTTGTGGGCGCACCAATCGCAAGAGGCGGCACGGACGGCGGGGAGTGGCCGGTTGTATTTCGAGGGGGACACGATTTATAGTTACGGTTCCCACTTCCCGATTGCCCGCCACATCAAAAAGGGCAGCAAGCGGGCGGTGTTTTTCACAACCCGTAGCTACAGCATGACCACGGCCGGGCACAAAAATTGTGTCTATGGGGCGTGTTCCCACTTGACCACGTTCCATGTCCACGACATTTACGGCGGGCACAAGGTACATCTTGCCGAGTACAAGCAACGCCTTGCCAACTTGCAAGCCGACTACGCCAAAGCGCGCGGCCGCAAGCCGGAATACCTTAACCTGATGGAGCAAGCGGTAGCGCAAGCTAACGAATATGCGGCCTTTTTCGGCCTGAAAACCCGGTTTTCTTTGCCGGAAAATGAGAAGGAAATGCGGGAAGAGTGCGCCCGTGTGACCGTCCGCAATGCCGAGATAGCGGAAATCCGCCGGGTTCGGAATGAGAAGGAATGGGAAGCGGCCCGTATCCAGCGGGAAAAAGAGGCGGCGAAATGGGCGGTGAAAAACGAGAAACTATTGCGGGCGTGGGTTGACGGGGAGAGTAACGAGTTGCCCCGTAACATGCCGTGGGATGCGCCGGTGCGCTTGCGAATCGCCGGGGAAGAGTTGCAAACCACTAAGGGCGCGGCGGTTCCCCTTGACCACGCTATCCGGGCCTTTCGCGTAATCCAGCGGTTGTATGAGCGCGGCGAAACCTACCAGCGCAACGGGTACACTATCCACTTAGGCCATTTCGCCCTCGATAGCATAGAGGCGGATGGTACTATCGTGGCCGGTTGCCACCGGATTGCACGGGCCGAAGTGGAACGTATCGCCAAGCTGGCAGAATCGGCCGGGTTGCTGAAATCGGCCTAGTGTCTGTGTCGTTGCCGGGGACCACTACAACCGGGCGGGAAATGCCCGCCCGGTTGTACTCCCTGCAAAATTCGGAACAAGGGAACATCATGTACGCAATCGAAGATTATCGAAGAGCGCCTAGCGGAGAGGGGCCGTTAGCGGCGGAGTGGAAAGACAAGCCCCACCGCCTGATATACGACTTGTGCAAGCGTGTGGAAGCGCTTGAAAGCAAGGGGTTCGGTTGCCATTGTGACCTTGAACCCGGAATGCAACCGGATGGTTGCGTATTGCTTGACGGGGTGGCCGATAATTGCGTCTATGCCCAACGATTGCGGGAAGAGGGCAAGGGGCCGTCGGCGTGTGAGTATTGGCGACCGATACAACTCTCCGATGAAACTGAAAAAGCGACTTGACAAACCCGGATTGTAGGGTATACTTGAATAGAATGGCAAACGCAAACCTAGAAGCCTTGACCGCCGGTTACAAGTATCGGTTGGAAATCCATACCGCCAACTTGGCACGGGCGGGTCATAGCTTCCACACGTCGAAAGCGACGGCCCGGAAAGAACGGGATGCGTTGCGGAAAACCGGGTTTGTAGTTTCCTTGTTTACGATCAATAGCGTTGGCGGGTTGGAACCTACAACCTGCTAACTCGCAAGGGTCGAAAGTGGAATTGCGTAGGCGCGGGCGGATTGCGACCCCGCGCCACCCAATACCGTGCGGGGCGCAATGCGGAAGCGGACGGCCCTTGACCGAACAGAGAGGTTGTGATGGAAAAGAAACCCCAGCAAGAGTATCATATACGTGTCCCAATAACGGGCACACGAATCTTTCGGGTCAAGGCCCCGTCGCCCGGCGTTGCGGTGCAATCGCTGTTGAACGGGGTCTATGTTGACCAACGGGATTGCGTTTTGGAGGATTTGGATTACAACAAGTGGGACGTGCGTAAGGCTTAACACGGAGAGAACGAGAATGTCGAAAGTATCGAGCAAACTGGTTGCGTTGGATAGCACGCTTGAAAAAGTCTGTCGGGATTTGCGGGATCAGCCGAACCCGATACGTGTAGCGTACAAACTACTCGATACGGCTTTTTCGATTGTGCCGAGTGAGCAAGCGGACGTTATCCGCAAGGTGACGGCGGCGAAAGAGGGTTGCGAAGTGTTGGCCGATATTGCGTGGTGGGCACGGCATACAATCGACGAACCGACAACGGCGGAGTTGGCCGAAGCGGTAATCAAAGAGTTGTCGCCACAAGTGGCGTTGTGTATCCCACTCATAAGCTAGTCATAGGTGCAACGGTGGAAGCGGAACGTAGAAAGTTGTTGGGTGAGTTAAGCACCGCCCGCCTACTGACGTATGAGCTAGAGCGGGCCTTGCACGATACGCCGAAGGGCAAAGAGCGCGATTGGATTGCGCGCATTATCGCAATGGAAGATCAAAGGGCGGCGGAGTGCGAAGATTCGCTTGCGTGTGTCCAACCGTAGGCGAATAGTTCCCGAGAAAATCGAGCGGGGAAAATATGGACCCTCCCCTTGACGTAGTTCAGCGGGCGTTATACCTTGGCCGTGCCGAGATTGCAGACTTGGAACGGATGATCGAGGAAAGCAAAGATAAGGGCACACGTCGGCGCTTGACATCGGTGCTATCGCAAGTTGACCAGCGCGTGTCATTTTTACGAGACAAGTTACCGGGGGCGAAAGGGTTCGATGATGACGGTTGCACTTGATGCGTCGGTTGTATCGGTTGAAATCGGTCAATTTAAATCTCGGATTTGGATTTGACTTTCCCGGTTTCTGTGGTATGATTAAGGTAGAGGTGAAGCATGAAACAAGCAACGAAACAACAATGCGAAACGACGCCGGTTATCTTCCGGGTGTGGCGGGAAGATGGAAAAGATCAAGAGGTCTTTGCATTGTTCCCCACGATCCCAGCCGACAACTACGGCTACCTTGTCACGTCCTACCAGCACGTCGGGCAACATTGTAGCGCGGACTACAGCGCGTGCATTGCCCATTCTCGCCGGGCTTTCATCGGAGAGTATGCTGATTTGTGGAGTGAGTTGGAAGCCATTGGTTACGAGAACATGCAGGTATTCCAACGGCAAACCCCGCAAATGCGGCAACGATGCTTGGAAGCGGCGGAAGGCCCATCACTGTCTACTACTCTTGTGAGGGCCGGATAATGAGCAACCATGTTCGATTTCACTTTCTAACGGGCGACGTGAATTTCACGCAACACGGCGGGAAGTGGATAAGCAACAAGTTGAACAATAGCGAATTTGATTACTACCTTGTAATCGAATTGATGAATTGGCACGAGTTGGGGTATGAGGAACAACCCAAGTATAACGTGTGCCTATCGGCGGTGTCGCCACGACAAGCGGGTGAGGAACACTTGCAGCGGGCGTATGATTGCGTAGGCTTGACGCCCGATACGCTTGAAAGTCTCAAGGCTAGTGGCAACCTTGCGGAAGCGCAAGTCGAAGCGCTTCACTCTTACGGTGGCGTTGCCCCGGTGTGGCAAGATGACGGCAACAATTGGAAGTCCCTAATGCAGAAGGCACGGGCCGAAGCGCAGTGTTGTGAGGGGCTTCTCGGATTCTATCTTGACCGCCCCGTCAACCGGATCGGTGAAACGGGTTGGGAAGCGTTGCGAATGGCAGATACGCGCGAAGTTTTGGACCGTGTTCTAGGTGAGGTGACACAATGACACAGACTCTTGACCAGCTTGTCGAGCGACAGATTTGCGAACAAGCCACGGGTTGCCACGGGGCCGGGGACTTTCGGCGGTGGGCAGCGCAACAAGGCTACCAGTTTTGCGAGGTGTTCGATTGGACCAGTAGCGCCGGGGATTGGTCGTTTATCGTGTCCAAGGACGGCGAAACATGGTATCTGATGTTCCAAGAGAACAACTACCCACGGGGCGGGTTCACTCGGAATATCTCCGATGTTCCTATCGACTTGCAAGGCCCTGCCGAAGCGGTCCTAGAGTACGTGGCCGAATTATGCGAACTAGGAATACCAGTAGGAGTCTAATGGTGAAAGGCGAGTTGCGTAGCACTACATACCGTGGCGGGAGTTGTGCGAATTGCGGGAAGCGGGTAGGCCCGTTCCCTCAAATCGGACATCTCTATCGTTACGGTCGGCGTAGCCTTGACCGGGTTGGGAAGATACTTTGGCTGAAGGGCCGGTATTGTGGGTGGGGCTGCGCGACCGAAGCACAACGTAAACTAGGAGTTGACATACTGTGACGCGCGACGAGTTTCTAGCATTGGACGACTTCACGAAAGCGTACATCATTTGCGCCTTGTGGTCAACGAACGATGAGTCGGATGACTCGGGCGGCGACCCCCTGGACCAGAACTATGAGCCAGAGGACATTGACCCCGACACCCTCAACCGAATGGTGGAAGACTGCCAACAATTCCAACGGGAAAATTCCGGCGACCTTGCTTTGTACGCCAGCCCCGAATGGACGCCCGCCGAGTTAGGAGGGCACGATTTCTGGTTGACCCGCAATGGCCACGGGGCCGGATTCTGGGATCGAGATTGCTTGCCCGAAGAGGCGGGCAAGCGGTTGACGGAAGCCAGTGAAAAGTTTGGAGAGTTCGATTTGTACGTCGGTGATGATGGAGTAATCTACAACTTCTGAGAAAGGGCGAAAGATGAGTCGGAAACATTTCAAGGTGTTTGCCGCAAGGATCGCGGAGATTGAGGACTTGGAGGAACGGCAACGCTACGCAAGTTTTGTTGGCGAAGCGTGCGCCGAGTGCAATTGCAACTTTGATTGGTCGATTTGGTTGTCGGCCTGCGGCGTCGAAAGAAAGTGAAGGAAAACGAGGGACCAATGCACACGTTTACTTGTGAAGTTTTAGAGACGGTTGTAATCCGCAAAATCTACACGGTGGAAGCGGAGACGCCGACCGAAGCGCAGACTATGTTGTGCGACGGTGAGACTACTTCCGAGGTCGAGGTGCGCGTGGAAGAGGTTATCGAACGCGACCCCGATTTCAGCACCCTGGAACAGGAAGACTAGGATCGCAATGGAAGACTTGACGAAACGAGTCGGTCAACAGGTACGCGCGGCAGAAATGATGCTGGCACAAGCCCACATCCAAGCCCGGCAACCCCAAGCTAAGATAGCACGTCGATACTTGATCGGTATTGTCTACTATGGGGACCGGGTGCTTGCCGCAATACGCGACGGTGCGCCACACAATGCCTACTTGGACGCATTCGAGCAAAGCGCGGCATGGTCGCATGACGCCTTAGTCATGTTGAAAAACGGTTGCTGTTGCGACCCGCAAGACTTGGACCGGAGATAATAATGCGACGACCGAAAGGCTGTACCCACTCAACTTGTGAGGGCGGAGAGTGTCGAAAATGTCCGTGGAATCCTCAGTTTGACTACTGTGGCTTTCATCTCTCCTCCCCGCGCGGTGAGGTGCGCCATCCGGGTTGGCTTATCTTTGCCATTGGGATACCGGCCGGGCTTGTAATGACGACGCTATCGCGTAGTGGCAGCTATGCAACGGGATTCGTTCTGCTTGTGACGGGCGGGCTGGCGTTTTTGCTGGCACGGTGGCTAGTCCAACCGACCGAGGAAACTTCCCCTGAAAATCCAACAACGCAAAATACGGAGTGACCATGAAGAAGATCAGGCCAAGTAAAAACAAAGAGCAGTGGCCCCGACAAAAAGTAGCGACGGTGGATTGTCGAGTGAGGGATTTGATCGTCCGCATTACGGATTGGATGGACGATAAAGACGAACCCGCATACGACGTGGAGGTTTATGTCGGCGGCGTGTACGACTGGAATCTTTCCCAGAGTTTCACGTTGTCGAGTGGGCTGACAAAGAAACAATGTCGAGCGAGTGCGGTTGACTTTGCGAATCGGCAGATTGCCAAACTTCTGTAGGAGCGAACCAATGACGATTGACGAATTGATGTCAGCGTTGCAAAAGATGCGTGATGAGTCGCCTCTGGGCGGTGAGACTGTGGCGCTTGTCTGCATCCCCATGCTGGAATACCAGCCGATTATCGGAACTTGTCTCGAAGCAAGTAGCGACGGGGCCGTAGCGTTACTCGATATTGAGGATGTAGTCTGATGAATTACGTCAAAGACACATATCCAGACGGCGAGTGCCCCGACTGCGGAGAAGAAATTTCCGATGATGTGGTCAGCGGGGAAGAGTGCGAAAATTGCGGGCACGTCTTTTTCCTCGACCACGAGGACGATGATAGTGACTCCGGCAATGAGTTCATTGGTTGGGCCTTGGGGACAGGTTTATTCTAGGAGACATGACCATGAGTAACGTAAGTGACCGACGACGCCGGATCGAGTCGGAAGTACAGAAAGACTCCCGAGAACTAACTTTTCAACTCATCTATGAGTGGGTGAAGACCGGCGTGTGCAGCTATCGTGAGTTCTTGGACTTGTTAAACGTGGCGACTTTCTGGGGGTGATACTATGATACGAGTTGAATGCGACGGCTCCATTGTTCGCGTGTTGTGCGAACGTAGCAAGAAGGTAGAGTATGATATGCCCATTAGCATTGTCAACGGCGGTTACGTTGAAATGCCGTTGATTACGCGACGGGTAACACTCTCCCTTGAACAGGTGCAAGAGTTTATTCGGGCGCTGACTTTTGCGGCCGAGTTGTCTGGTAAACGAATCGAGATTGAACACTGGGGTGAAGTATGAGACCGAGGACACTGACGATTTGGGTTGTCGGGCTAGTGCTGGGTTGGACGATTGGCATGTGGTGGTGTGGGACGTTCGCGGCCCCGCCGTCGCAGCAACCGCCGATTACTCAACGATAGCGATTTTTCTCCTGGCCAACCGTGGGAGGAATTTCTCGTGCGGATTTTAGGTTGGAAAATCTGACTTGAAATTGACTCGAAAACTGATTCTACTTAACACCGTGAAAGGGCTGCGATGTACGGCGATAAGTTCTATGATGCTACAGCATTTGCCGGGGTTGTTGACAACGTAATCCGCAACCTCCGACCAATTGACTTTGATGTAGTCGTGTTTCGTGGCTTCTCCGGTGCTGTAGTTGGCCCTGTGGTTGCCTTGAAAATGGGAAAGAATTGGGCCTTTGTCCGAAAGCACGATGACGACTCCCATAGCAGCAGTCGGATCGAGGGTTCGATCATTGGTCGCTATGTGATTGTTGACGATTTCATCGACTCCGGGGCAACAATTCGCAAGATCATAGAGGACGTTAGCTACACGTATCCAGATGCCGTGTGTCTCGGGGCATTCTTCTACGACCAAAGCTGGCACAGTCGTGCTGTTGCCGGTCCATATAAAGACCTATTCGAGGATAAGTTGCATGGGCTGACTTCCATCTTGAATTGGCAACCGCCCGCGAGCCACGAAGGTACAAAGAAGATGTTGGAGCGGCGACTACGGGAGTGGGTGATGGCTGATGCACGGAATCGGTCATCGCAGTACAACTCCGATAGGCCGCGCAGCATCGACCCCGAGGATTGGCGGATCATGGTGGGTAATGCTGAGTCCGGCGCATTCTTTGACGATATGATGAAACGTACAAGCCAGGGTATCACACCCTATCTTGCTCCGGCCGGTCTAGGTAAGACATTCGGCATGGACCCGGCCGCACTTAACCAATGAGGAAATCAATGAAGAAACAGACGACGAAACAAATGAACGACTTACGAGTCTATTGGATGGTTTGCATTCCGGGCGGGGAGTTCTTTGTCCCGGTGCTGTCCTTGGCCGAGGCCACAAAGATACTCGACACGTTAGCGGACTACACCAATTTCCTCATTGAACATGGGCACCTTACGGATGAGGCCAACACGTCGGGCGTGGAGGAGTTGGTTGACGGCGCTTGGGTCGAGTGGGAGGACGCCGACTGCAATAACATCGGCGACTTGACATTCGAGGAAGTGCTTATCGCCGACGCGAATCGGCGGAGGGGGACATAAGATGTCCCTTTACGCATGTCAATTCTGTGGCGGCGGACTGGAAGCATCCTTGCTTCTTCTCGTGACCGGCGGGTGGGCGGCGCTTGGTGCCCTTCGGCTGTGGGTTTATAAGAGTGCCCATAAGAGAGCGTGTAAACGCAACAAGCAACACCCCACGGACGGGTAGTAGCTTGCAGGCGCTTCTTTGCCAGGATGTAGCGCCCTGGCGCTACTCCCCGTTGGTAGGATATGTGCCGACGCCCCGCCGACGCCCCGCCAACGCCCCCGACTTCTCACAACAAACCGGGTACTTCTCACAACAAGAGGGCCGACGCCCGACCGACGCCCGCCGTCGCCCTACTTCGCGGTCGGTGCAGGTGGTGCAGGTGGTGCAGGTGGCGCAGGTGGAGCGGCCCGGCCGAACGATTGGCAGCTAACCGCTAAGAGGATGAGTAGAACACTCAGTAGAACTAGAAGGTGGGAGCGGATCATTAGCAGGTCTCCTAGCATTCAAGTAGGGCGTCACGGACCAGACCCGCGAGGAGCGTGATATTAGGGTCAAAGTCGTCGTGGACTTCATCGGCTTGAGCCACGACCATCTCTACGAGAGTAAGTGGTCGTGGAAGAACACGGCCGAAGTCTAGCCCACAAGACAGGCAGATATTTCGACGGTCCTTGTAGAGTGGTTGCTTGTGCTTGCAACTACAGCAGGTAATCATGCCGAGATAGGCGTCGGTGTGGGTCATTTCGTGTCAGTCTCGCATCAGTCTTTGTACGCTTCCGCTATTCGTTTCATGTCGTGTTCCATGTCGCGCTGAAGCCACTCAGCTTTGCGCTGGCGCAATTCTGCCGCCACTCGACACTTAGGACACTCTTCTGCCCCTGAATTGAACCAGGGGCCAAGGTAGGTCATGGACGTGATATTGATGGCTTGTGGCGTCCACTCGGGACCGCAGCGGGGGTCTAAGAGAGCGGCCTTGACAAGCGGGGCGAGTTCGGCTACGTCCTCGCCGTGGCCGGGGCCGAATGTGACCACGGCGTCAGGACACTCTACCCCTCTTGGGCCAGTATACTTAACCAGATAGGCGGATGACATCGCGTGCCTCTAATGTGCCTCTAATGGGTTACGTGAAAAACCAACGAGTGACCCACCACGGCCAAGTCATTGCGTCGTAGAGTTGGTTCGGCGTGTAGAATAGGACCACGAGATAGGCATAGAGAACCATGAGCGCCCACCATATCACAAAGGTGATACCCGCGAGAATCAATGGAGATTTCCACTGGCGTCTTTTCCGCATGGTTATCGCCTCTCGCGGGTTGGGAGTGATTTTGGCCGGATGGTTGGCCGGTTCCGCCGGGCAGACTTTCCGAGGGCAACGGCTTCAGCCTCAGACATTACGTGTACGCATTCTTCACAGTAGTGCTTGTCGTCTAAGACACTCCACCCGATGCTTTTAAGATAGGCGGGCACGTTGCGCTCATCCCATCCGTTGCGTGCAATGGAAGTCAGTTGAACTTGCTCGACATGATGGCAGCCATCGCAGGTTACGTCGATGTAGGCGTCTGAGTACATGGCTTCCCTTTCTCACCATTGGGCAACACGGAGGGCGGCATACCATCAAGATCAAACACGATTGTCAGCTTCCCATCCTTCATGTAGGGACCGATTCGCTTTCGTATTTCATCTTCTTCGACCTTGTGCCCGTATGCGGCCGAGTGAACAAACTCCTGCAAGTCCATGTCGGGCTTGACGACGATAACAAAACGTCTCATACCAACTCCTCCATATAAGAGGCGGCTATCTTGTCGGACATCTCGCCCTCGAAAGTCGCCCCGCAAGAACAAGTCACAGTGAATAGGACGATAGCGCCGAAGTATGACTTCGCATACCGACCGCCACCTTCCTCGATTTGCTCGATACCAGTGTCTTCGACTTCGAGTTCGTGGTCACGGTGTTTCTCGGCAAATTCACTCGGCAGATCAAACTCTAGGTCGAGATTGGCTTCTTTGAGTTCACCGCCGCAGTCAGCGCAACAGCGAACGAGTCGCACGGTTGCCCGCACAACATCACAATCGACTTCGATACTATCGAGTTCCGGCTCTTGGAAATCCAAGGCCACGAATTTATTGCAGTCGGGGCATCGCATGATTTTAGTCCGTGTAAGGGATGCTGATTTGGGTTGGCGGTTCCTTCCCCTGTTTCAAGGCTTCCTTTGTCTTTCGACGGAGTTGCCTTGCTTTTTGTTCCGTCTTTGTTTTGCTACCAGCACGGTGGCGACCGTTTCGGCAGGCTTTACAAGAGCAGAATTTGTATTCTTTGCTCATGGTCATTTGTTAGAGGTCGAAATGCTTGCGTAAGAATAGGCCGAACACAAAGATGGCGAGTATGCACCCAATAGTTGGCGGGCAAGTCACAATGATCGCCACGATTAAGGCCGCGATGAACAAAATCAGTAGGAGGCAAAGACCGACGATTGCTCCTAAGAGAAAGGTGAAAATGATGTCGAGAATCCAATTCCAAACTGGTCTCATTGCTTCGACTCCAATTCTCCACCGCCGAGTCGGGGACTGAGAATCATCATCTCGGGTCCGAGAAGTTTCTGCGCTTCTTTGATACGATCCTTGTGGATGATAACAGGGATATAGTCGTCCGGGTAGGCAATGATTCGACTGACATGGAATTTCTGCCTTAGCGTTGTGCATTGCTGGTTCACGTCACGCCCATCGCCCGCATAGGAGGCCAGTAGACAGTCAACACCGTCCGGGCCGTTCACGATGGCAGTTGGTGACGCCTCTTGCGGATTGGCACTGCTGATGGGCAGGGCAAATGCGAGAACAGTCGCCAGCATAAGGACACAAACGCTACAGCACAGGATACATCGTCTCATAGTCGCACTCATGGTAACACTCCTAGTAAAGGGTTCGTTATTGAACGGGGTTCCAGTCAAGATGGTAGATGGTTTTGACGCAATGGCCACGGCGGATGTCGCGGTAGGCATTGTACAATTGGTTGCCGACTGGGGACGCGATACGCGGACCCAAAACGGTCAACAACTTTTCCTCGGTCCAGTTTTGAGCGATTAGCTCATCAGCTAGATCGGCGACAGGGTTGGTATGCTCGATCCTATCAAGTTCTTTGTGCAGATCGAGTACCCTTGGCTTCTTCTGTTGTGGTATCATCGTAGCATTCCAAGTAACCAAGCCAGACACATGGCGACGGTAAGCGCCAAGCCTACGGGCCAGAGGGCATGGATTTTGTTGGTTGGTTTTCGAGTTACGGTTCGAGTTGCAATTCGGTTGTGGCGGGGTTGTGCTTGAAAGTCCTCGCGGTAGGCCGGGGGCGTCTCTTGGACTACTTTAGGCGACGGCCGTGGTGTCAGGTTTTGATCGACGCTCACAAACGCAGCCCACCACTCATCGGGAATGTCGCGTGGTTCTACCCTTATTAGGGCTTTGAGTTGATTGACAGCACGAACGCCTTCCGTCAGGCTATCGGGTGTTGCGCCTTCCCATACCACAAAGAGGACACCACCGAATTTGTTTGGCGACCGACCCGTTGTGAACAGATAGCGGTCTTGATCGCGGTAGAATATGTAGTTCAGACGTTTCATTGCGTGTCTTTCGATGGCACGGGAAGTGTTCTTGCGATGTCGAGAAGTTTCTCCGTAGAGAGTTTTTCTAACTCGTGGCGCAGTTCGCAAAATCGCTGGATACGTAGGATCAGATTTGTTCGCCGAGTGGCTTCTGCAACTTGAGCAATCTCATCCTCAGTGGCAATGCTCGCGTATCGCCGACTCCATCTATCCGATGTGATTTCATGCCCGTCCCGCCGAAACTTCGTTCCGTTGCAATGGACTTGTGTTTTGGTGGCGTGCGTCACCGTTGCAATGCACTTACTGTGAGTGCCGTACACGAGTATCTTATCGCCTACCTTTGCATTCAAGAGGTCAGCCATCAGTGTCATTTTACCTTTCCAGCCGGGCCAAGTGTTCGACCAAGTGCAACACCTTCTGCGAACATCAGGGCTTTAGGATACGTGCAAACTGATTTCACCGGCGCGTCGAGTGGTCCGAATACAAAGTAACGGATACCGTCACGCGAATAGTATCGCACGTGAAGGCGCGATACCCGGCTCAAGTGGTCGAGTCTATCTCGCATAGTTGCTCCCGTGCCTCATCGGATTCGTCGGCCGATGCTTCTCGTATCTTGACCGACAGGCCAGTCAGAGGAAACTCGTTGTCAGGAAACCAATCGTCGGTCAGTGAAGCAGCTACATCTTGAGCGTCCGGCTCTAAGCAAAGAACTTCCATGACGATTTTCTTGATACGCATAGCGTGCCCTTTCATGTTATGGAGCGTTTCACGCGACCGATCAGTTGTAGTAGTTGTCGCGTGGTATCGTGAAGTTGTTGGTACGATGATCGGACGGTTTGACCCATTGCATCCATGTTTGTTGAGTCTACGTCACTCAAGTCTCGACAGACAGAATGGAGTTGACTGTTGATGTGCGTCAGTTGTTGCGCTATCTGGTTGTTCGTCATTGGTCGATTCGCATTCGATTTACAGACGGTTCAGAATGCTGGTAAGTTTGTCCCGTAGTTGCTGAGCGCAACTCGCACAAAGACGGCTGTTCTTTCGGAGTACCCCATCTCTCTTAAACGCCACGACGACTACACATCCCACACGCTGCTCGCATTGGTCGCATGTATCTAACGGGAGGTGCCATTCCATTACTTCAAGTTTTTCCATTTCGCTTCGTACTTCTCTTCGTTGTTAGGGTTTCAGGTTCAACAGGTAAAAGAATGCCGCCCCGCTCGGTATCCTTTGAGCGGGGCGGCGACCATCTTACTGAAAGGGCAGCAGTGAAGATGGTGGGTTTGGTCTTAGGTGTATTCCTCCACGAGTTCACAGACGGCCGTGTTCTTCTCACTGCGAAGATCGTCCGGGTCGTCTCCATCATACTCATCGCCCTCTTCCGCAGCTTCTTCCTGTTCGGTTTCTGCATTGCGGATTCGGTCGTCGTAGTCGTCCATGAGGTCACTTGCCTCATCGTTGATTTTCTCGATCAACTCTCGCCACTCAGCATAGACGGCATTGCCGTAGGTATAAGCGGCCTGCGCACAGACGGCTTCGCGCGGTTCAAGTCCCTGCCAGAGGCCGGAGTCGGTTTCCTCGTTGTCGCGCAATTCGTCCAAGAGTTCGGCCGCTTCTTGCAGGTCGTAGGACTTGTCCGTGTGATTTTCGTGGTGGTAAGAATCGCCATTGGGATAATCATTGAACAGATCGTCACTTGCTTCTCCCTTTTCAAGAAGCATCCCGACAATCTCATCCTTGAAGTACGCAACGGTTTCCTTAGCATCACTTCTGGCGTCGTCTCGGTAACTCATTTTCACCCTTTCTTGTGTCTTAAAAGGCAAACCTTTGTGCGCCAATCGGGCCTTGATTCGTGTCGCCCGACCACCGGAGGGTTTGCTTCAACTCTATTCAATCATACCACGTTTTTCAGGAAAGTCAAGTGAAATCACCCGGATTTATTGGATTTCGTCGTCCAGGGTGATTGCTGGCAAGTTCATTTGTGCCCGGACACCCGCCCCGATAGGTGAGGTTTCCATCAGAATGCACTCGTGAAAGACGTTGTTTTGCTCATGCACAAATTCCACGAATGGTCGGGTTCCATCCCACGTCTGTTGGAACGCCAGCAATTGATTCTTCGACAGAGTGGTCAGCGCAGACCACAAACGCCCCAGTATGTCGGCCCGTTCCTTTTCCGGCATAGTCGGTAGTGTGTCAAGTAATTCTCGATATGTCATGTCAATCTCTCCAATTCTGTAGTTGAAGTCGGCGACGGATAGTTTCCAGTTTGCTTTCTCGGGTGCAAGCTGGTTGTGCTTCTGGCACGCCCGTGACGTGGTATCCAGCGTCTTCGATTTGTTTCACGACAGACATGGCAATTTCATCACGCAAGGTCTCTGCGTAATCACAATCGTCGATGCCGCCGACAGAATCTACGTAACGGATACCGAGAAGAGTGAAGTCACTGCAAACACGCCACCACTCATAGCCATTTTCGTACCAGTTGACCAGCAACTTCATTGTTCGCCGTTTTTCGGAGGCGACGGTTTCCAGGGCTACTTGTCGAGAAGCCCCACGCTCACGTTGGTGCTGGTAGATACCGTAGTCATTGTCGTCAAGAGTTATGACGACTCGTTCACGGTTAGCCGAGTCCCAGCAACAACCTTGCATCTCTTCCGTGTCAGCAGCGCTCTCAAAGCGGCGGGCCAAGGTAGCCGTATGCTCCCAACCGTCGCACCAATCCCACGGTGCCTCTGTCATACTATCATCCGGTTCGACGATGGTAGCTTCGAGGATGTCCTCATATTCGACCGTGGCTGGTCGTGTTTCGACGGCAATCATAGTGTCCCCGTGCCGTATCAGGGTTTTCGGTTCGAGTAGTGCGGTTTCCATTGGTGCCCTTATCGGCGAGTGTATCGTTTCGTGAGAAGACGACCGAGTTCCTTCATGCACACCCGTGCATAGATTGGGTCGCCGTCACAAGCCGGGAACAACTCGCGGACAAGTTTCTCTGTCCGTGCGATGGCTTGTTCCATCCGGTTGTCGAAAGTCTCGTTGACTACTTTACGTTCGCTTGATTCGCTCATGGTTCGCCCTTTCGTTTGTGTGCCTCAACACTACAATCATAGCACACTTTTCAAGAAAGTCAAGTCACCGCGAACAATTTTCTCGATTTTCCGTCTGCCAGAGGCTTGTCTCGGTATAGTCGCCCTTAATCGGGAAGATGCTGAATGTTTTGTAGGGAATGACGGTTGTGACGCGCGTATCAATTACAGTGATACTGCCGAGGCGGCGGGGGACTTCCTTGAAGGCGACAGTCGGCTTGACCCCGGCCAACGCTCCGGCCTTGATGATTGCCTCCCTCGCCCTGTCTAAGGCTTCCTGTTTGCTTCGGTTCTGGTCAAAGGGATTCTCTTGCCGATTATCATTCACGGCAATGTCACGGGCCGCTTGACTAACGGCGCACTGAATGACATGGCGGACCATGATAACACGTCCGAACGCAATCATGCCAATGACCAGTAGCAGAAAGAGCGGGCATACTAATGCAAACTCAACCGCAGCAGCACCCCGTCGATTTGTTCTAGTCCCGATTCTAGTCCCGACCATACAAAAGTTCTCCGTTGACATAGGCTTGTTCGCACGGGGAGAGTTCATGGACAAAACTACCGAGGCCGGTGCCCCAATACATCCATACGTAATCCTGCCCCCAGAAAATCTCCGTCTCGAAACCGTTGGAAAGCCAACCGACTGGTGTACCGACGCCGAGATCGTTTAGGTAATTGCAAGCGTCGTCGAGGTCGGTGAAACTTTCATGCGCTCCGTCATCACCAACACGCACCCAGATCAGCATTTTCGTCGCCCTTTCGAGTCTATATCAAGGAAGGCGATAAAGTTTCCATGCCTATCGACACGAACATCTCGCCATTCCAATGTCTCTTCTCCATTTTGGTGCATTAAAGTTTCAACTCTGGCCGCAAGTCGTTGCAACTCGTGGTTTCGTCGTTTCGTCGAGAACGGTAACAGCGTCCCGTCTTCAAATCTATCGGTTACGTGCCCATTTCGATGGACGATGACGCCGATAGCCAATGCACCTGTGTGTGTATCATCAATATCAATGTACGCAGTCAACTCATCATCACTGTGACACTCGCCGGGGTCGAGCAATTCGGACACTGAAAATGCCCAATACTCACGCCAGGGGCGATTTCGATTGTATCGTGGTGACTTCTTTCTCATGGTATCGCATGTTCAGAAGTTAGGTACGTCGTCGGCCATCGTGGCAGCGGCATTATAACCTGTCCATGCGACTTCCTTGAACGCCGCTTGTAATGCGCCGGGCATTGCTGCGTACTTTCTCTCTTGCGTCTTCCACCACTTCTCGAAACCGGGGCAGTATTCCGGTAATCCCGGTAGGGTGGTTTTTAATTGATGTGTTTGATAATCCACAGTGTTACCCGATTGTGATGTTGTGGGTTGGTTCGTCTCGTTCGGAGTCGGCGTAGACGACGAGTTTCAATACCCCGTCGCATAATTCGAGAACGCCTACGAGTCGGCTGTCCCCGTTGTCGTCGCATCCGGCGAACAGGCAAACTCCATCGGGGCGTGTGACGACCTTGACTCCTTGAAGTTCGCTGCGGCCTTCGAGTACATCTTTCAGGAAGATGTAGGATTCGGTTCGATTTGTCATTGGTTTACTCATTGGTTTACCCTTTTCTACTGTACGTGTTTCGCTACCTTCGACTCTTTCCAGGTCGCATCATCCTTGTCGAGTGCGTGTCGGCCACGGCGACGGCCGTAGCGTTTCATCCGTGAATAGGACTTCCGATGCCCTTGGTTGACTTTTTCTTCTCGGTCAGATCGACTCATCTTACAACCTCGCTTGAAGCATACCACACTTTTCAAGAAAGTCAAGCGGATTCTTTGGAATCCACGAAAATTGCAAAAGCCGGGAGGCGACTCTCTTTCGCCTACCGGCCGACCACCATGACTCAGCGCCCGCGCTCAACGGACCTTAAAAACGGCCCGCAACGAATTTTTTCTGGAAAATCTGGCAAAGTTAGGTTGTCTCTCGAACCATGATGTATCGAACACCATCTCGAACGTAGATGTTTCGCACATCGTAACCTTGCCATTTGTCCAATGTCGGCAAACGAAGGTGTTGAAGATTCGCTCGCCAAATACTACCAGGGACATTGGGTTCCCGAATCAGTATCTTGCCTGTTTCATCTAGGTAGACGAGTGTGTGAATCCGATATTTGGCTTGATTTCGTTTTTGTCGGAGCAATTCGCACATGTGATGAATTGTCATGCGAATCGTATCGAAATGCTCGGAGCGAGGCGCATTCCATTGAAGGATTTCCATGTCGGAGATGGCGTGCTGGGGTTTTGCAAGTGTACGCAATGTCACAGTGATTCCATCGTTGACTTGACTCAAAGGAAATGGCACAGGAGCGAACGTAATCTCAACAGGCTCGCCCGCGAGACGCTGTGCTTCATAGAAGAGTTCACTCGTGTCCTTCGGCGTGGACTCTCGATAAAGTCTACCGTTGGCAGGACCACCATAAAGACCCGCGTAGAAGGTATTCTTCGCGTCTTGTTTGGTTTGGTTGGCTTGGTGTAATTCTAAACGAAGTCTATCAATTTCATCGCACATCGCCATTGGCACCCATCCATAGAGATTGTTCACTCCACCCTCGGTGTTGAGGCACTTGCGGATGTCTGAGGTGTTGATTGTCGGGGATTTTTCTGCGTTCATTTAGAATCTCCTGGTTGGTCTCTTGTCAGCTTCCAAGTAAACTCCATTGGATTGACTCGAATAGGCAATTCATCTCTTCGACCATTTGAACGGGTTATCCAAGCGCGTCCAGGGTAAGACATCCCCTGGACTACAACAGGGTGGTCAAAACTGGGTGTACGTTGGTTATGGAAGCGAATCGAAAATGTGTCCGGCCAGATTACAGTGAGTTCAATTGGCTCCTGTGCCGTTGGCGCTATTGCCGGGTCAAAACCAAGCTGAAACGGTCCAATTTGTCGTGGACCAATTTGTTGCAATTCACTCTGTCGTGGACTGTTATCTCCGTGACTCCAATAACCGATAACGATTCCAAGTCCAAGAACGCAGAGCGGCGGTAACATACGCAAAATATTTCTCATTTGTTATCCTCTATCTTGACATGTAATTCAGAAAATACTTCCTCCATCGTGAAGTACCACTCCATTTTCATGCTGGCCTCACTCTGAGCAATGATCCAGATGAACTTGAAGGAGAACCACCGGGTGTCGTACTCGTAATCCCTTCCGTTGTTTGATTCGTTATCGGAAACCCATTTGTTGCACGGACAGTTATGCAATAACCATGATACGGAACGTATCACGGCAATTGTATAGTACCACAGATACCAACGCCGACGCCATAGTCTAATGTAGCAGGGTTGGTACTGGTAACGGTTATCCTGTTTAGCCACGGACGCCTTCCTTTCCACACAATTCACACTCGCAGTAACTCTTCCACGGATCGGGGCGATGTACTACCGCACCTCGCGGATGTGGGCATTGCGCCATGTTGGCCTTGTCGAGGTCGTCGATAATCTTGAGAACCGTTTTGTGGCGGGTGGCCTCTTCCTCTTGTGCTCTCACGATATTCCACTTCATCTTTTCGACGACCTTCAAGAATGTGATCCATTCTTCGACCGACCGGAACTTTTCCGAGTCAAAGTGAACACTACAGGCAGTAATCTGTTCTGGCGACATGCTTAATTGTCCTCGGGTCTAGTCTTTGGAAAGATCATTGGTTTGGTACTAGATGGACAGAACAATCACGTGCTTCAACGTGAAATGATAAACAACCATCCGACGTAGCAAGGAACCCTTGAATGAAACCATACATACTAATTGCGAGAGCGGCATAGAAGTCTTCAAGAGTGCGATATTCGGCTCTGTGATCCCGACAAAATATGTTACAAAAGTGTCCTAGAGGACTTTTGCGATAGACTGCGTGGCCCGGAACAACTACGTTGAATTTTGTGTATTGATTTGTCACTTGGATGTCTCCTCAAGTGACTTTTGCATTGGAACGGCGGCGATTCGTAGTTCAAGTCCGAGGACCGTGAAGACATCGGCAACCTGCTGGACGGTTAGAACCGTCTCGCCGTTCAAAATGGCGTCAACTTGTCCATCTATCTTGTCGAGTCGTCTTGCTAATTCTCGTCGCGTGACACCTTGACGCTGCATCATTTTGCATATCAATTCGGTGATTTCAGCGAGAAGATGTTCTTGGTTGAAAATTCTTGCTCGTTTTGCATCAGCAAGGAAAACTTCAAGGGCGGTTGGCATTATTCTGCTCCTAATCGAATTTAATCTGGTTTAGGCCAGTCGGTACGTTTGTGCTTGCGGGCTTCATCAACATGCTCTTTGAGTTTTTCCGCTGTCAGTCCTTCGATAGACACATAGAACCAACCGGCTGGTGTGTCTATTGAATTGGGTCCAACAAAGATGCCGAGATGGTCTGGAAGCGTAATCATGCCGCCACCGTTCCGAATAATAGCGCGAAAGTAGTCGAGTGGGTCAACTGGTTCCGGTGGTAGCGGGGGCGGTGCAACGCCGGTGCATTCTTCGCACAGACAATCTTCGGCATGTTTGATGAGGGCACTGATTGTCTTTTTGTCTTTCTCCTCCATCGTCATGTCAATTCGACTGGCAACCTTGATTTGGGACTGCCGAATCATTCGATCAAGATGTTGTTTTACTTCCATGTCGGAACGACCCTCACCGTGCCAGGATACATAGAAGCTGGACTCACGTAATTTTATTGTCATCGGGAGATTATCCTTTCTTCTGCGACATATTCAAGGGCCATTGCGTGGGCCGCTGTGAAAGTTGTATACTTATCTGGCACAAAGATTCGACTATGCGTGCTACTAAGGTAATAGTGTTTTCCACCCGGCCACTTTGAGATTACGATGCGTTCTTCTTCATAGGTGTCAGGCCAGATCATCTTGTCGGAGTTAATGACGCCACGAAAGGCGACACCATCAGATGGCAACATGCCACCACATGAGTTGACAAGTACACGTCCATCTATATTCAAGAATTTGTGAAGACTCTCAAGCCATTTCGCGGCGAGGTTACGAGGATTATACGGCCCTTGTGGATCGAGATGCGGGTCTCGCATGAATCGTGCGTAGTAGTTTGCTGTCACACCGAGATGAAGGTCCATGATGGTCGCTAGGTCGCCTGCAAGGACTTCAAGATACCATCCCTCAACGTTGGGAAGACGGACATCGGTGTTGCATCTTACGAATTTGTACATGATTCTATGAGTCCAATTTCAAACTTGAGTTGCATTATTTCTTGGTCCAACACCGCAATCTTTGCGACTAACGTGTTGCACACATTTTGCGAGGCACCATCGTTTTTCCACCGTCGCAGCATTTCTTTTCGTATGCGTATAGATTGTCGCCTATCGGCAATACAATCCTTTGTGTGACGAATTAACCAAGGGTCTATTTCACGCTTTGACACATAGTAACCTTCGCCATATTTTTGAGATAGTTGATCGACTTTGAAATCGGCTTCCCACAATTCATCGACGACATCGACAACCTTGTTTTCATAGTCAGGTAGTTGTTTGTTGTGAACACAGATTTGATACATGAATATCTCCTAGCCGAAACTCCTGTCGATGGGTTCGCCCGTTTGCAGCCAGTCGTCGAGTGCATCGTGCTTCTCGTCGAATTGGTACTGGAATCCGCACTCGCGGCAACCGCCTGAATAATGAATGAAAAACTCGCCATCTTCCGAGATGCCAGTCTCATAGTATTCGGCGAGAGATTCTTCAGGTCGCTCTGGCAACTTTTCAGCAGCAGCCAGTTTAGCCATAAATTCCTCTGCCGGTATTTTGCCGTATTGCGCGCGGGCGTCAGTGATGGCTTTTTTCCGCGCTTGAACGGTGTTTCGTAGGCATACCGGGCAAACTCGCCAGTTATCGGCACTCATCGTTTGTTTCCTCTTTCAATCCATACGTTGAAGCACGTTTTGCACAATCAGGACATTGCCTAGTTTTCCACAGAGGGCAAAGATTCCTTGGATTGTGTCGGTATTCTTTGAAATGCGCGATTTCTGCATGTCGTCGTGCGGCAATAGCGTCTTTCTTTTTGACAAAACCGCCTAAATAGAGACGTTTACCTGGAAGTTGTAGGCGAGCCACCCATTTTTGATCTTGACGATACCAAGTGACTCCCGTTTTGTTTGATGTGTTGTCCGACCGACGCTGTTTGTTGACGCAGTTTGCACTTCGTGTCGCAAGACGTATGTTTGATTTTCGGTTATCGCAACCGCAAGTATTTATATGGTCAAGTTCTTGAAACGATTCCCGATGATAGTGGTGATAGATTTCATTGTGCATTTGAATTGTACGTTGGTCTCCATTTTTACGGTCGGTACGTCGTGCATATCCTGTAATAGCACCTTTGCGACGGTGATAGTGCCATTTCCATGCTGATAACCAATCGAAATCTTCATCATCAACGATGGCTACCCGGCCTTGGCTTAATTCAATCAATTTCATCGAATCACGTCTCTGTACTTATCAATGATACCGGTAATTTCTCGCAATGCAAGAATCGGCGTCATTTCAGTCACGATGCAATTTTTCAAACTGCCGTAGTGCGTCTCAAGGCAATCAAGTAGTAGTTGCTTGATCTCGTCTTGTCGTGGTCCATACGGCAAGATTGTGCAGGCGTCGTAGACGGCTTCCAGAGTCTTTTCTTTTTGAGCAAAGAAAGCACGAATTTGCTCGGCAGTCCATTCTCCACGTCGGATCGACTTCAACTCTTCAGAATTGCGGCGGAGGTCAAGGTCGCCTGTCGTGAGAATCTGTTCGACTTCGTGCATGAGCCGCACGAGATGATAGGCAAACTTCACATCGAACCCATACTTCTCAACGGTGTCAGCGCGGTTACTGCCCGGTTGGGGCGACTTGGTTTCCATTTTGGCAAGCTGCGAATAAGCGTAACCCTTGAAACGGTGCCAGCAACCCTTGTGCAGGAAGATGTGGCGCTTCTCGCGGACCATGTTGCCCACGATGGTCGTATGCAGGATGCACTCGGCCGGTAGGAACAGAGACGCCACCATGTTCGGGTTGTTCTCCATACACAGGTGGAAGTAGTGGACGATGTTGTAGATATTCAAGTCGTACTGCCGTCCCTTACCACCTTGGGCATCCTGATCGAAGAGATGGTGCTTCTGGTAGCAAGTAAACTCCTGCTGTTGCCGACCGAATCCGTGGATACGACCCGCGAGGTGCGGGAATACAATATCCTTTGGCGGGATACAGTATCCTATGATGTCGAAGTCGGATGTGTCAACGGCAACGCCGTAGGCATTGCTGCCTTGGACGCCCTCGAACATGATATTGCAGGGCAGCCAAGAGGGCGGCGTAATGAAACCACGATCTGTGAGTTGGGTTGTGACGCTAGGCATTATTATTGCTTCTCCGATAAAAGGCTCGCGGCATCTGTAGTTCCTATCAAGAAACGCCGTGGCAAATTGGCCCAGGGAGTCGTGCTAGGACAATGCCATCTCTTTCTGCCGCCCCATCGCAGAGGTCACTATTTTTCGCACCGATTTTATCGACAATCTTTAATTGATCTCCCGCAGTCAAAAATTCCAATCGCCCTGGGCTGTTTTCTAAGCACGTAGCTAATTGCCGCACCCATTGTTGTTCTTCTATTGTGAGCGGTTTGACTCTGAGTTTTGACTTCGAGACTATTTCAAGCATGTTCGTCTGTTTCCGTTAAAAGTTCTTGCAGTGGCCGGGGCTGGATTCGCACCAGCATCCATGTGGTGCCTTTCGATCTCATCTCTGAGAGCGAAAGAAACCACACGGCTCTACTAATTGGCCTACCCGGCCGATGTTAGATGTCTTCCTCTCCGAGTGCGACACTCAGACAAAAACGAATGATTCGTAGTTCACGTTCCGTGAACAAGTAATCTCGTTGAACATCGTGGTCGTCCTTTTGCCGAATTACATCAAGGATGTATTTCGGCGGACTTCCGATGTCGTTAGCGACAATCTCGCGGACTTCGCTGATTGCGTCCAACACTTCTTGTGCGTTGCTCCCGGTTCCCCACACGGGGTCATAACTTTCTTCAACTGATCCTGGCATCATTAGAATCCTTGTTCAAAAACATCGTCAATTGCGTTGCACACGTCGTTGTTGTATCGTTCTTGATCCAGTGCTTTGAAATCAAGTTCAAGTTCTCTCGCACAGTCCGCCAATAAGAGATCGGCCTGATGCCAGAGACCGAAGTGGCCTTCTCTCAGTGAAGAAAGTGCCAGCCACTTCTCGCGCACATACGTGCGTGCAAAGCCAGGGTCAAACTGAACTATGCTGGGCACGTTATCAATGATGTCCGCTAACTTGATTGTTTTCGCTCGCGGGTCGGCTTTCCGCAGGTGGGCACGCTCTTTGGCTTTTCGGGCCTCGCGGTTCCCATCGTCGTGCGTTGTGACATTGGTGACGCAAGACACGAGCATCGCCACGGTGTCACCGAACGTCACGCGAATATCGCGTAACGTGTACTCGGTGTCTTCGACAACATCATGCAACCAAGCCGCAGCGACCGTTTCTGGGTCGTTGTTGGTGGCGAGAGCAACCCAATTAGCGACCGCCTTGGGGTGGACGATGTACGGGTCTCTATTGTACTTGCGAAATTGCCCCTTGTGGGCATCACTCGCAAAGTGGCACGCATCGAGAATGAGTAGACCAGGATTGGTTATTGGATTGGTCATTTGACTGCTACGCCCTGCGGCGTCGTAATTGTCCTGTACTTCGTTTATTGCGTCGAGTCCGCATTTGAATCGTGAACTTCTTCGACCTCAACATGCGGTAGGTGAAACCGTTTCGGTGGTCATCTGTTAGAACTCGTATCACACGAAACTCCATATCATGCACAAACGGGCAGTCAGCACACTTCTCAAAGAAGATGTGGGCATTGCGGAATGTGTGCCACTCAGACCACGCATCTGACCCGATTGTCAAGTTACCGGCCGCGAGGAAACTGCATCGGCAACGATATACAACACGGTACTCTTTTGCCGATAAGATTTTGCCGTTGTGTAACACTCGAAATTCTTTGTCGCATGACAAACCGCAACCGCAACAACCTTGTCGATAACCACGCATCAGTGGAAATAACCAGTCTGACCAACCGTTGGTTTGCTCGTAGACGATTCCCATTTGAGACATGATTATTTTCTCGTCGGAGAAGGAACGCGAAAACTGAAGTCGTCTTGCACTGGATTAGTCGTCTGTTGGACATAAGTGGGGCAGATTTTAGGGATAACGAATGCCTGAAAAACGCGCCCCAATCCACGTGTCGGTTGTTGCTCGATGGCTTGTACAAACGAGGAGTTTGCGACTCCCAGAGGGATGGCCTCGCCTCCATAAATCGCGTTCAAGTCGTCGGTATACATACCCCAACACTGGCCGCACCGGCAATACGTTTTCTCGGACTGAATTTTCCGAATATCGTAACAGTGCGGGCAGTAGATCAGTTTCATTTTCGCTCAGTCTTTCGGTAACTTGGTCCGCCAATCTCGGATCGCATCCATGTCGGCGTACTTTTGATAAGCGCTACGAGCGCTTGGTCACGTTGTTTCTCCGTCAGATACCACTGCCAGGGACCCCACTTCTTACCCCACCGGCTGTAGTATTCGATTCCAAATCGCTTCCGTTGTTTCCCTCTTCGCTTGCAGTGCTTAGGGGAGTCGTCGAGTTCGTAGTCTCGTGCGATGTCTTTTGCTGTGCGGCCCATCCGAAGTATCCTCCTAGCATCAAGGTATCACAAGCCAGTTTCCAAAGTGCGTGCTCAAAATGCACGGCGTCGATGTATTCAAGAAGAAATCGTCGTAGACGAGTGTGCCGGGTGTGGTAGACGATTGCCAACATCCATCCTATGATTCCCCACCCAGTCACTAAGCACATGATTAGTTTGGCTTCTGTGTTCATCAAAGTCCTATGAAATAGAGTGCTTGTTGAAGTAGTTGTTGCAGCCACGAGTACAGTTTATCGTACCCGACGAAACCGCCGAGGAACGCAAGGTAGCCAATCGCTACAACCCAGACAAAGAGGTTGGACAACTTCACCATTATTCGTCATCCTCCTCTTGGTAGTCCTTGTCGATGTCGAAGTCCTCGTCGTCCCATGACTTTCGACCGGCATCCTTGCATAGTTTTGTACATTCGCAGATTGTATCGCAGTCCATGCTTTCAAATTCATCAATGAACTTCTTAGCGATTTTCTTGCGTCGATCTTCGGGGACAAATTCACGAACCAAGTCCCAGAGATTTTCAGCGAGTTCGCTTCCGCTGGCCCAACCCATCGCAGACCTCCTTCAACTGATACCGAGTGCTGTTTTCGCCGTGCTTGCCAACGTGTTGTCGATTTCACGAATCGCGTCAGCTATGAGAATAGCCGACACGAGTTCCGGGTGCTCGGTCGCATAGTCGTTTGCGCGACCATTTGCTGGAAACACACCGTTAATCAATTGGCGAACTTCTCGAAGATTCTCAGCGGTGATGTTCATGTTACTTTCCTTCCATTCGGAGGTGCCAGATATAGCCGGTCGTCAATTTGTCGCAGAAGGACGCAGAGATGCCACGCAGCCAGAGACTAACGAAAAGCGCCGCAGCTTTGCGAGCAATCGTTTCGTCGCCTTGGCACAGTAACATCGTTCCATACTGCCAGACGAATCGCCATCCCGTAAGATCGCACTTATCGGGAAGAACGTGTCCTTCGGAGTCAACGAGACTACCATCGTCCCACTCCACACGGACATTGTTGTCTCGCAACACGGCTTCATAGTCCCACGCATCAGGTACGGTCTCTACCCAGTCGTCCAAGAGCGGGTAGTAGAGTTGCGGCAGGAGTTTTTCGCCGATGTCGGTCCAGAATTGCGTCCCCAAAACTCGGGGCGCGTCTGGTGTATTCGCATATTGTGAAGTCACTTCCTTGAAAGCGGCTTCCAATATCGGAGCCAAGTCGGCAGCAGTGATTCGGGAAAGTGGAAGGTTCATTGAGACCTCGTGTTAGTTTCGTGGTTTCTTGTAACCAAAGATCGCACAGGCGTACCAGACTCCATTGGCACCGCGCCGCATGGAGTATCCATAGTAGTCGCACGGGCCGTTGACATCGTGCCAGTGTCGTCGTGACGACTCCCAGGACTTGTACATTTCCTTGGCGGCGTTGTTCATATTTTGTCCGGGGAAACTTTCTGCGACAACTTCAGCCCATTCATGTGTGTCGGGAGCCTTCTTTTGGAGGATTGCGGAACGCTTCTGAAATCCTCGGTGATCTTGATGCTGGCGCTTGGCTTGGTCGGCTGCATGTTCCTCGGCCAATTTCTGAAATTCCGGGTGTAGCTCGCCGGTGGCGATGCTTCGGACCTTCAGGTTCGTTCCAACGTCGATGAGTTTCTTGTCGCTTGGGGCAAGAATAATGGCTACAACTACAACAGTCAAGATGGATTGTTTCATCACAAGTTCTCCTGCATAACAGTGTCGGATGTTTCGATGGTGATGCCGTTGAGGTGGTCGAGTTCGTGTTGAATAACAACAGCTTCGATACCACAATAAGTGCGTGAGCCAACTTGTACCGTTGTGTATCGCAATTTCGTTGCGGACTTCCCAGGGTAACTTAGGCATCCTTCGTTGACGTACAGCGGGCTACCGGCTCTGGTGATAACGGGGTCGATAAAAACTTCGCCCCAACGTGTGACAAAGAAGCGAGCATTGATTCCAACCTGTGGTGCGGCGAGACCAAGACCGTCGGCGTCGATGAGCAATTTACACATATCGGAAATCAAACTGGCCGGGATGATCGCCGCTCTGTCACACTTCTGATTCAGAAGCGAACTCGGACCTTGGATAATTGTCAACTTGGTCATACGTAGTCCTCGATGTGCTGTCGTCGAAGTTGTTCGAGAGTTCCCTGGCAGATCGCCGCCACACGTTGGAAACAGACGTTGACTTCACTTCCTATTTCTTCCAGTGTTACCTCGTCCACGTAATGTCGCATAAGAATGTTTCTGGTACGTTTGGGTAATGGTTGGAGGATATGTTGAACGAAGTCAGAGTTATCTAGCCGTCGCGTTGGATCAGCCCTTTCATCAATTTTATCCATTTTGGCGGTGAGACTTTCAAATTGCAGTTTTTGTTGGTCGCGTCCTCGCTCACGGCGCGAGTAGTCTGCCATCTCATGTGCTAGGAGAGTACGCAGAAAATGCGACCCCTGTTTCAATTGTACTGCCTCCGGGTCCCTGTCGTGTGCAGCCTTCAGTCTTAAAAGTGCATTTGTCACGAGTTGATCGGCGGTGTCATAATCCACATCAAAGTTCAACTGCACTTGACTTGTGAAAATCGGCTGGCAGCGGGTGTAAAAGGCGTCAAAGTCTTCGTTTTCAATCGCGGACGGACTCGCTCGATCCATGCTCGTTTCTCCGTTGATTATTACAAGTATAGCACAGGAAATGGAAAAGTCAAGTGAAAATTATCAGGATTCCCCAAGGTCTCCCCTGATTTGACCACTTTATACCAGTGGAGGCGGCGGGAATCGAACCCGCGTCCCACGATGTTTCCATGAAGGCATCTACGTGTGTAGCCGATTGATTTCCGCCTTCGCTTCTCTATCCCCTGTCGGCCGGGTTGCAGAGTCGCTAACCGATGTTGTTTAACCTTGGCTTAGTCGGTGTCGGCCGTGGCGATCCCGAATTGTGGCCGGTAGTCAAGTCTCTCGGGCGAAGACTCTCAACCGGGGCAACCTATCTCTAGGCTGCCATTGCAAAACTAGGTTTGGCAATTAAGGTTTTATAGTCGGCTTTTTACGTGGCCCGCTGACCAACCACGACACGCCTCCTGCATTTCCTTCATCTGGTCGAATCCAATTCGCCCCCTAATCTTTGAGGTGCTTGAGATGGGACCCCGGCTTAACTCGCTCCTCGAACTTCGGGTTGACTTCATCAATGAAGTGTCGCACGAAGGTTCGCGCCGCTTGGAACCGTAGAATCAGGGCACCTCCAAGGCAACCACCGATAGCCACGCCAATTCCCTGCAATGTTGACGTGGCAAGATTCGTAAGAGTCTCAGCGTTGTGCATGATAGCATAGTGAATTGCAGTGATTGTCGCTGTCGCAACGATCAACAACGCTAAGGTTCCCGTTGCATACGTGGCTAGTTTCTTCATCATTTTCAAATCTCCTTATCAGGTGTCCCCTGGATTGAATCCAGCATGTTCCTCCATCGTTGTTTTGAGGCTATGCTCAAAATTAGGTTGAAACTCTTCAACCAGACAACAACGGACTCTCGCAAGAAATTCCTCAACAGTATTTTCAGGTACTTGAATACCGAAAAACTCAACGTTCAGTTTTGCATACATAGTAGTCCCGGCGGGAGTCGAACCCGCATCTACAGATTGAAGGTCTGTAATCCTAACCGTTAGAAATGACGGGACCATCGGAGGGCTGTTAGCCCTCCACACGACCTACTTTACCGTTGGCGTAACGATAGGTTCGGTAGGCAATACTCCGGTAGCACGCAGAAGCATCAGGTTCATCAGATTCTCATTGAGGCCACCACTGCCAGTCTTCCCGCTGGCATCGCCTCCAACAATCACGATTCCAGGGGTCTTGACTCCGGCGAGCGCGACAGCGACCTTGGCATCTCGATCCGCCTTGATCGTTGCAAGAACGCGGTCCTTCTCGGTGATGTCGCCAGCAAGTTCAATCGACTTCTGCTTGGCCTCCGCCGCTGAGATGGTGGCCTTCTTATTGATTTCCGCAGTCTCAGCATAAAGTAGCGCGATTGCTTTGCGCGTAGTCGCTTCCGACTTTTCTTGGCTGGCAACCTCGACCTTTTGCAAGGCTTGGGTCACTGCTTCCTGCTTTGCAATTATAGCGACTTCGGCACGTTGCTGGGCCTGAATGGTCGCTCGCGTCTTCTTCTGGTTTTCTTCGGCAGTGATTTCAGCCACTTGACGAAGACCTCGTTCCGTCACCATAAGGCGTTGTTGATACTCCTCTTGCCTCTGGGCTTTCGCTTGCTCCGCTTTCAAATAACTCTCCTTCTTAGCGGAGAATTGAGCAAGAGTTTGCTGATCGTACTCTGTCTCCGTCACGCTGAATTGGATAATTCCAATCTTGTAACGATCCAATGGTGAAGGTTGCACGACGATAGGTTTCCCCTTGTCATCGAGAACAACTTCGGTAGCCATGACCTTGGCGCGTTTCTCCACGGCGATAGGTTTTCCATCGGCCCCGACGCCACCAGCGACAGTTTCCGATACGTCTTTCAATTCGACCTCGGTGCGGCGCATCTCATAGAGACCGCGAATCAACTGCTCCTCGACGACTTGATTGAACTCCGCTTTACGACTAGCTTGGTTCTCAGAAGCCGACATCATAGGTCCAGTAGACTTGATACAATTGACCAAGTGGCTTCGCACGGCGTCCGAGATATTCTTCGGGTTCGCGTTGAAGTCTTGATGGAGCAATAGGCGATGTTCCTTATCGGTTGGCAACGCCACCTTTACGAAGGATGAAATCGCTGCCGTGCCGCCGTCATTAAACGTGACGCGAATTGAGTCGTCACTGGAATCGCCCTCCCTATGACTGGCAGAGTAGTAGGCTTGTATGGACCGTGGATACGTCCATACCGTGCCGAATCCCTTCCAGTAATAACCGGCCGAATCAATGACCGTGATGTCACCCGTGACACTCTGATAGAGTTGCCAGTCATGCGTGTTATTGTAGCCGACAAGGCCACCAAGCAAAATACCGACAACAAGCAGCACCAACAAGGTGCAGATACCAGCCGCGACAACTTTCACTTGCGTATTCATACGTTCTCCTCAAAAGAAACAAAGGGTCGAACAAAATTCACACAAAAGACGAAACGGGTTGAGCAAAATCGACTACCTGCCGATCTTACGGCGCATCCGATCAGCAGTACGCTGACTACAAGATGCTTCTTTTTCAAGATCACGCGCTCGCTGTTGGGCTTCCATTTCCGCAGTCGTCATGCGAGTCACGATCTCCTCATCGTTTGTTGGCGGCACTTCGATAACGCCCCCGACAAGATGAGCAAACCATCGACTTCGTATGAGCCAGCGGTATAGGAAGAGACCACCGACAAGCACAATGAAGATCACAAACGATTCAATTGTCGCAATCATATTGGGTTCCTTGGACCTGTGACAACATTACGTGGTAAGTTTCAGCAAATCGCGTGCCAAGTTGTAACTCCTAGTTACGACAACACGACGTTGTAAAACAGCGTCGTGATGTTGTTTTTTGGCATCAATAGGTCCGCTTCGTGGACAATGCCTTCCAGTCAGTAAGCACCGCGCGAGCAGCGTCCTTGGCTTCGCACACTTCAATAAGGTTGGAGACGCCAGGACCCACAATCTCGTTGTAGAATTTGTAATCGTCAAATCCAGCAGAGTCGGCATCCAACTTATCGGCTGCATAGTAGACTTTGCCGATGCGCGCCCATCGAATGGCACCGATGCACATGGGGCACGGTTCGCAACTCGTGTAGAGATCGCACCCGGTCAGATCGTGCGTTTTGAGAAAACGACACGCATCTCGTATCGCATTGATTTCTGCGTGTGCCGTTGGATCACGTCGAATGACAACGAGATTCACACCTTCACCGATGATCTCAGTGCCGCGAACCACAACTGCCCCGAAGGGACCGCCGCAAGTTAGGCCCTGTCGTGAGAGGTCAATTGCTCGTTGCATTGCTTTTTCTTTAGTGTCCATAGTAGTTCCTTAATAGTTCCTTAGTAGACTTTCAAGTCTCGATTTTCAACCCCTCGGGCAATTCAGTCACCACGCTTAGTCCCTCGAACGCTTTTTGATGGATACAACGCAGAACGCCGCGACGGACGAGTTGAATGACGCTGAGACAGTCTTCAACTGCGGTGTGGGCAACGGTGTCGTCAAGACCCGCTCGCTTCAAACAGTTTTTTGTGTCGGGAAGGCCGGAGTCAACGTCGGGCAACCAATAATACATGGCCGGGTCGATTGTACGGTGACGAAAGTTGACGTGTTTGTCGAATCCGTCGATTTGCTTGAAAAATTGAAGGTCAAAACTGGCAAAGTTTTTTCCCGCCGGGTTGACGTGTAACGGGTCAATGCCATGTTCAGTCAACCAACGTGCAAAGATTGGACCGACATCAACGTCGCGCGTAATCGTCAAATTCGCGTCCCCGGATACGAGTTTCCGAAGGATGCCAGCATTCAAAGCCAACGCGAAAGGACTTCCATAAACAAATTGCTCTTTCCCATACTGATCCAATGGTTGGATGTACGTTTGGAAGCGTGGCAATTCGGCGAGCGGCGATTTCCAGTCATCAATGACAGCACCAATCTCAAGTATCTGTGCGTAGTTTTCGTTGAGTCCAGTGGTTTCCAGATCAATGGAAACATACGGTGTCCAAGGTGTCTTCGTGTCGGTCGGCATTGGTGATTTTGGCTCCGTTAGAAAAAGATGAGGACCGCCCGCCCAGTCGCAATTTGGACAGACGCCCCGGACGGTTGGGAACGCCGTTACAATCAACGGTAGTTCACAATTAGGACAGAATCGTTTAGTCATGTGTGTTGAATCCGAAACATGTACAACAAGCAATGGCGTCCGTGTTCGACTTGTCGTTGAATGTACTCAAGTTTTTTCTTGTGTTCAGGGAACTTTTCACAGAGTTGTGCTGCTTGAAGTTCGCCGTGGCAAATCTCACGGTAAAAATCTACGACTTGAAGAAAGGCTTGTTCGTTTGGAGTTGGTTCTGGTGGTTCAAGACATACCTCTGTCTTATCGCCGAACCATCGGCACGTGGAACAGAGTCTATCATCGCCATCGTCATCTTCTCGACACGGATCGAAAGGATGGAAGCATCTCGGACAAAATTCGAGGTCCATTGACTACTCCTCACTTCGGCCCATCCAGGCGGCGTCAAAGGCTTGGCACGCAAGATCGGGTGTCGGCCCCCGTCCTTGGACTTCGTAGTGACTGGCAACCCATTCGTCGCCTTCGCGCACCAAGTTAGGACGCAGCATCATTGTCGGACGAAGGGCCTGCTGTGTGTGCTTTAGACTGAGTTGGGCATTCTCGTGCATGATCTTTGCAACCAGCAACGCATGTGCCGCTTCTTTTTCTTTATAGGCGGCAATTCGATTGTAGCATTCCGTCTGTTGTTGTGCGGCGAACGCGAAGATATTGTCGATGTCGTTATTCATTTTCAGGTTCCTTGGACTTGCATTGTCCACGAGACTTGCCTTTATCACTTCGCGGCTTACGCTTTGGTTTCTCTGATTTAGGTTTCTCGGGTTCGGGGTTTTCTTTTGATTTCCTCGGTCTCTTCGTCTTCCTTGTTTTCTTTAATTCCTCGGGTTCTTTAACCGGAGGAGTCACCTCGGGTACATCGGGCGTCAATTCATCTTCGTCGTCTTCTGATCGTCGCCGGGGCGTTGTTTCCATCAACAATCGCACCAGTCGTCCATTCAATTTGCTACGTGCCCATCTTGGACAACCACGTGGATCGTGCCCATTGAACAATTCATAAAAAGCACGCACTCCCGTACACTCGATTGCTTTCTCCCAAAGGGCCTGATGCTTCTCACAATCAGCTTCGGCAGCTTTCATGGTCTTGTAGAGATGTTTGGCGGGATTGACAAAATCCCACATCTCCATGTAACCATTCTCAAAGTTGCCGGGCACAAGCACCTTAACACATGCTTGAAAGCGCGCAGGCAACATTATACCGAATGCTTGACGCCTCCAAGTGATCCTGTAACCTCCTGTCGCGTACCACACTCGGCGGAATTTCTTATTGACGCCACGTTGCTTTTTTCGTCGGAACTCCACGCTTCTCCCCTTGAGGAAAGGTGCCCATCATCTGAAGTATACACCACATTCGCAGGAAGTCAAGAGGCGACCAAGAGAAAATCGGCGAGAGGACCGGAGAACATCCGGTCCTCTCGCCACATAAGCCATACAATCGTCAAGACACGACAACCGTGTTCTTGAGATTGGTCAACTTGACGCCTCGGCCTTCGGGACTGTTCCCGTAGACGGCATCGCATTCCACTTTCGTCACTTGGATGCGATTCAACCACATCCGTGAACCCCGGCGAACGGGGTACACCAAGTTGTTATCCACCGCAATCGTGCGGCCCAAGAAATCGGTCGGACTGTCCATTTTTCACCTCAATAGATTCAAAGGGTGTTACGGCGGGTGAAGTGGAAGTGTTGTCGCGCGTCCCCGCCAACAAGTCGCGCAGGCAACTACTGTAGTTCTCGACATAATCGAGTCGCACTTGCAACTCGGCGTCTGGTTTAGCCCCGGCCATCGCACAAGCCTGCATCCCGGCCCAGAATTTGGGATGGATGCCATAGGCAGCGAAGATTTCTTCGTAGGTCATTCTTTGATGTCCTTTGGTTCGAGTCCGGCGTGGAAGAGTTTGAGAATGCCCTCATCAACACGCTGACGTGCGGCAATCTCATCTTCGACTTCTTGTACCGCTTCAATTTTCGCGGACTGGATTACGGTAGGTTTCGCAGTTTGTTTTGAGTTGCGTAGTTGTTCCATTGCGGCCTCACGTCCTGTGGAGATAATTCTTGTTGAACCTGTTGACCGAACGTTATCGGGTGTCGCCAGCGTGTTTACCGTGCGACAATCGAATCTGTCACAGGACGTGTGATTTGGTGGGCGACCTCGACGTGCCCGTTTCAACTCGTAGTTGTAGTCGTTTTCGTTTTCAGGATAAAATTGCTCCATGCACTCACTCCTTTTTCTTTCGACGAAGTTTTCGACGCATCTTACGACGCATTTCATCGGTACACTTTTCGTCCCGGCAAACGCGAAATTCAACACGATACTTTTTCTTGGACAGAAATTCAATCTTGATCCTGCCGTCCTTATAGCGTTTCACGACTCGGCCGATTCGGAAATCCATACCGTGAACCAGTCCACAATCGCAACAGGCTAGTTTGTAACCGCGCATCACGGGGCATTGCCATGTTGTCCAGCCGCTTTCTTTTGCCTTGGGTTCTTGAAACTTGACCATATCACTGCCTCCCTTGCGCCCAGTTTTCGAGATCAGAGTGTTCTTCCGCAATCTTGGCACAATAGGCCGGGTCGATCTCGATGAGGGTGCAATTTCGACCAATGCGTTTACACACTCGCAACGTCGTCCCGGTCCCGCCGAAGGGATCGAGAACATAATCCCCCTCCACGGTGGTAAGATTCAGGCATCGTTCGACCAACCCCTCATTCAGTTGGGTTGGGTGCCATGCTCGCCGTTGCTTACTGTTTCCGGTGACTCGGGTGAAATCAAACACGTCGCCCGGCACCCGCCCCCGTGGATCGGCCCGTTTGTCGCCATGCTCCTGACGCCAGGAGGGCACGCGGGTTGCGTCGGGGTACAATGGGGCATCAGACCAGCGGATGCGTAGGAGCGGCCTGTGGTTGTTTCCCAGGTCCGTGTGACAGTGCTGGCCGAACGTGAAGACCTGAACGCACGGTTTGGCCTCAATCGACTTGCCGTACTCCCCCTCTAACTCGGTAACTATACGCCCTACTTGGAAGGTCCATCTTGCGTTGTACGAGAACCACACACACTTGGAGTGGTTCACAAAATAACGGAGCCAATCCCTCAATTTGACTATGTAGTCGGACTCCGTGAGACGGTCCTTGTAGGCACCGTATCCAAGACCGATGTTGTCGGGCGGGTCTGCGAAGATCGTGTCCCATCGCCGGGTCTCTTGCTGAAGCCACAGTAGGCAGTCATTATTGTAGAGTTCGTATCTCATTCAATTGGCTCCCAGTCACAGATGGAAGTTTCATGCCAACCGTGCGACCACGGATGCTCAAACCGGTCCACTTGGACCTCAAAGATTCGGGTGCCCGGCCGCACTCGGCCGAGCGCGGTTTCTCCAACCGCGAGGAATGGGCCGACTCCCACGTAACGGTAATGAGTGATCTCGCCATTCATAGGAGTTCTTCCGTAATGATTCCTGATCGTTTCGCAGCCGCACGTTCCGACGATGACAATGGTTGTCCGAAGTCCATGAACCGGTGCCGCATTGCCAAATCTTCTTCAAGTTCGACAATGCGAGACACAAGGGATTTCCCACGCAACTCAACGGCCCGCCAAAACAAATCGGCAGCCTGCGCTTCGCCCCCATGCTTGTAGATGGTGACAGTCCCATCAAAACCTACCGTGACGATGGGGTCATTTGGTTCACCGATGGTGATAAGATTCTCGGGCCTTGGTTGTGGAACATCTACGTCGATCCCGGCGTCCATTGCGGAGACAAAGAAATCAGTTAGGTTGTCGAACATTAGCGTTCTCCTGTCTTGCGGCGACTCTTTGAGCCGCTTCGGCATACATTGCGTCGAATCGACGTTTCGCAGCCACGGTCATTGAACATAGGTTAAGGCAGATGTTTCCTTTACCGAGAGCCGCACCACATTCTGGACACAACCACGGCTCGAATGCGTCTGCCAACGGAGGAAGTCGGCTATAGTGGCCTTCAGGTGCGGGCGAGCAGGGTTTACCATTGATGTATGGTACGTTATCCATCATCTTCCCAAGCGGTTCCAAGTAGTGGTGATGTCATTCGGAGTTGGTCAATTTCTTGAAACGCAAATACAAGATGTTGAGCCAATGAATCAGCGTTTCGATACTGTCCTCGTAGATGCCCCGTGTCGTCGTAGATGAGATAGTGACCTGAACTATTTCTCACGATTTGCCAGACGTGGGACGTAGGATTGTAAGGCGTACTGCCAGTTTGACTCACTGTTCTCTCCTCAGACCGTCATTGTACGGTGGATAGACGCAACTTGTGCAGGCGTACCGGATAGAGTTATTCTTTATTCGCGCGTGACGAAACTCGTTGTGCTTAAACTTGCGACCGCACACATAGCACCGTCTCTGGATCAAAAGCAACACTCGGGTTGTTACTAACCACCACTTTCGATTGATGTTGGTCAGCACGTGTGTCACTATGTTTGCCATTATGCTACTCGACTATCTGACCGTTCGGGGCAATCACATAATAACGGACGCTTGTGTCCTGCTTGCGCCGCGACCGCACGTAACTTAGGGCTTCTTGTCGTGTGAGTTTGTCTGGTAGTAACGTCGGTCCTTCATCTTGATACTCTTCAGCGACCCGATACGAGTCGAATGTCGCTGTGATGAGTCCCTTACCTTGACAAGCCGGGCAACACACTCCCCAGTATCGAATTTCTTTTGTCTTTTCAGCCATACGGTTTCCTAACTATTTTCAGGTAGAACGTTGGTGGCACCGCATCGGTCGCACACATGAATCTTAGTTGATCGAAGTGGCGATAGGTCCATTCCAATGAGTTGATTTCGCAACCAGTGATTACGACACGCCTCTTGCATGATCGTATTGGCAAGTGCAAGCACCGCCGCCTCGAATGTAGGCGCAAGCGCCTCACACCACGGGGCATCCATCATCTGTATGCGAACTCCTCGCGGCTCCATGAAAACTTTCACACCCTTCTTATACTGAAAGATGCGATGGTAGATACGACTCAAGCGGTCGGCATCGTAGAGTTTTGACTCTAATATGTCAAGTATCTGTGCTATGCGAGGTCCGCTAGCGCGAACTTCTTTGAGTTGGTCGTACCAATATCCTTCAAGTTCCCATTGATTCATCGGTTGTCCCCGGTTTCTTCTTGCGTGGTCCGCGAGGTTTGCCCTTGTCACTTCGCTGTTTACGTCTTTTTGGTTGTGATTCGGTTGGCACTTCTGTAGACGACTCTGGCTGTGACTCTGGCTGTAACTCTGACTCTCTTGCTTTCTTTGGCTTCTTTTCACATGTCCAGAAACTCCAATCATCCATGTGATCGAAAGTGCGTTGCAACCCTCGCTGCGTTTCTAATGCGTCAGCTTTTGTTGGGTAGGGGCCACAATCACCGCACTCGGGAATCTCTGTTACCCACCATCCGTCTTCTTTCTTGATTGGCTTCATTTCGGGTTCAATGCACAGTCCTGCCGGATGGGATGCGCCTCTGTCATTAGAATCTCCGACGTGAGACTTTGAAATTCATCACGTGACGGGAACCTGCTACCGGCCAACTTTATCATCAAGGTTGCCACGTGTTCCTTATCCGATTCTGAGTTGTAACACTCGACAAGACCATAGTGGCACATGTCGGCCAACTTCAAGAAGAATTGATGCGTGTAGACATAGCCACATCCGCAGTGGAATCCCTTCTCAGACGGTAACACGTGAATGATGGCTGCGAATGGTTTGGCTAACCCATGAATCGAACAGAACGCCTGCCACTGATCGCTATAATCATTTGCAGCAACAACATGCTCAGTTGTACCGGCGTTTGTCACTAGATCAAATCGACCGATCAGGAAGTCGGGGAGTGGTTTCGATAGATCGAGTTTCAAAGACCCGTCGCGGCCGTTCAGGTCGATGCTAGTGTGGTCGGCACCTAACCACTGCATGATGTGTTTGACAGGCACTCGAAGTTTCCACCCCGACTCCTGGTTGCCCAATTCGCAAACACGTAGGCCACGCATCGGCCGTTGTAGGTGTCGGCAGGCTTCAACCAGTAACCAAGCAACATCGTCAGTAATCATCAGTGGTCTACCTTATTTCAATCGTTGTGGTTTGCTGTAAATTCCTTGTCGAACCGCACGACGAACAAGTTGCAATGGTGACTGACTCTTGAAGCTGAGGGACCTGGATTTGAACCAGGAACGCACGGCTTCAAAGACCGTTGCTCTGCCAGTTGAGCTACCCCTCATTGTATCTGCGGCACACGGTTCGGTTGCATACGTCTTGTAGTTCTTGCAAGTCGGGAACGTAATCATGTCCCCGTTGTGAAGAAGAATGCCGCCCGGAGCGCGTCCGTGTCCGCAGCAACAGGCTTTCGTAAGTAGGCCGGAATTATTAAGCATTCGGACGAATGGCGCTAGGCACTTATCGACAGGTTGCGATTGCCAATAACGCTTTCCAGTATATGAAATACCACAGACAAAACAGTCAACTGTCTGATGACAACCGTGTTTCGTACCTGTGATCTCTGTTACTGCCATGTTCATTTCCTCTTTTCAAGCTGGCGAGGCTGGACTCGAACCAGCGACGGCTTTCGCACCGGATTAACAGTCCGGTCCCTGCTACCAACTCGGGTACTCGCCATTGATCGACGATCCTACTGGTACATCACAAACGGGGTCCTTGCTATGATCTTGAGATCGAGCCACAAGGACTGACCTTCGATGTATTGAAGGTCGAGTTTTGTTCGCTTCCGCATTTCTTTCCGACTGCCGATCTTCTTGCCGTGGTAGCCCGAGACCTGTGCTAGTCCGGTGATGCCAGGGCGCACAGTGTACCGTTCGGTCGGAAGATTGTAGGTGCAGTCAATGAATAAAGGATACGGCCGGGGACCCGCGAGGGACATATTACCATACACTACATTCAGGAGTTGAGGCAATTCATCCAAAGAGAACTTGCGTAAAAGTCTCCCTACCCACGTCACTCGCGGGTCGTCTTCTTCAACTTGGGTGCAATGGTTTCCGACCGCCATTGTGCGGAACTTCAATAGGAGAAACCGCTCGCGGTTTCTTCCTATGCGATACTGACGAAACAGCACAGGTCCTCTCGATGTCAACTTGACTACCACGGCAATCAAGAGCATGAGCGGCAACGTTGCGATGAGGAGTAGTGAACCGACAACAAGATCGAATGCGCGTTTCATAGTGGTTTAGCCTTCAAGGTCAGTGGACAGTGTGCTCGAAAAAGACCGCCGTAAGTGTCGGCGTCTGCTTTCATGTTTCTTACGATCTCACCGATCTTTGTACGATCAGTGATTGACGACCGCAGCACTCGAACGACTTGTTCAGGACTGTAGGCATCGTTCTCGACGGCGGCACGGTAGATTTCTTCTGATATTTCGTCCATTATTATTGCCCTGTGACGGGGCCACTTGGAATGATCGGGGCACCACCTCGAAATCGCCAACAGCCTCGTGTTCCGATTGCGACTTTTGTTTCCTCGGCAGGATCGCCAATGACGGTGACTATCTTGACGTATTCTCCAACTCCGGGTTGATACCCTAAGTCTTCGACGACCTTGCATTTCTTCCCTTGGACTGTTATCATTTAGAATCCGAAATGCTTACGTGCCCAGTAAGTTGACGAGGGCGCACAATGCGCGTAGTTCATTGACAGCGGCGTTCTCAGCACCATTCGCATTTCGATGAAGTACCGCCAGTCTGCGTAAGTCAACTACTGTCTCTGTTGTCAGACGTGTTTGTGTCATAATTCGATTGTGAATTTGTTGGGACTCTATGATGTCATCCATTAGAACCCCAGTTGTTTCTTTGTCCATGTCTTCCCAAAGTAACCTCGCATGAAGATACGCAGATTTTCTGCGTCTGTATCTGTGTTTTCTCGTAGTGGCTTCAGTGCGTCTTTATTGATGAGGAAGAGAGTGCGCTCCCACATCCAACGTAGGAAGACTTTGGTGTTCTCGTCTGTTGATCTCGACGTGTACGGCACGCACGTCGAGTAGATCGCCATTTCCAACATGTAGCCAACGGTCTCACCTCGGGTGGCAATCTTCAACTTCTTGCGAGCAATCGACCCGTTCATGTACGAAGTCCACTCATCGAACAGGTAGGACGGCTGATAGTTCCAGTAGCCTTGCATTTGGATGCAATACGAGTTGTAGATGTTGCCACGCAGACTTGGTGGGACCTTCCGTGCCACGGCCGCGATTGTCGTGTTTGGTTCCGCAAGCAGGTAGGCGGTGTTATTCAACGTGTAGAAACCCGGCTTCCCGTACTTGTTGCGAACGAGGCTGTTCACCCCATGCGTGCCCTCGTGTGTCCAGCCGACCTTATCGCTGTCCTCTCGGTACGGATGGCCGGGATAGAGATGGCGTTCGACATCTGTGACCACGGGGCCGTAGTCGTGCGACGTTTGGCTAGGTGGGTATGTAACCCACTCACCTTGGGCCGTTGAGGCTGTCAAAAGTGTGGCCAAGGATAACAGAAGTGTTATAGTTCGCAACACGGTTCGCATCATGGTTCGCAACATGCTCATGGTTTGTAGTCGCTCGCGGGTTTGAGGGTTTCGATTCCTTGGACCTTGCCGCTCTTGTCGAAGTCAAGAATCAAGGCAGTCAAGTATTGTCGTACCTTCTCCATGCCTTTGAGGTTCAATGTGTCGATAGTATCCGTAGGTTCGTGATACTTGTCATGCAACCCGGTGAAAATCCAAACGGCTGGAATCCCTTTGTCTACAAATGGGGCTTGATCGCTGTCACGTCCAATTGGAGAGTTGCTGCGGTATGAAATCGCACGTGCCCACGGGTACAGTTGGAACACACGAGAGAAACTTTCATCTGGCGTTAGTTCCACTTTTGCCGACACGTGCCCGATCATATCGAGGTTAATCATAAAGACACATTGTTCCCTCATATTCTTGGCATAGTAGTTGGAACCAATCAGCCCTTCCTCCTCGCAGTCAAAGAAGACATGCTTGACAGTGTGCGTCAATTTTTGTTGACTCAGCGATTCTGCTAACAACAGATTTACGGCGGTTCCTGACGCATTATCATCGGCACCCGGTGTATTTGCTACACTATCAAAGTGGCTGCCGATGATGATTGTCTTCGGTGTCATTCCAGTACGTGTCCCGATGATGTTGGTACAGGTTCGTTTGACCAGCATCGGTTGTGGTGGCGGACTGTTTATCTTATCACGTCGGGACCAAACGTAACTGTTACGTTGGAACGGTTGCCGAGTCACATTCAATTTGAGCGTCCGCATCTGTGTTTCGAGGTACGCTTGGACTTGTCGGTTGGCGACACTCCCATACTCGCGCGGCTTTGCGACTTGTTGCATCACAGTTTTCAATACCAGTGTCGGTTGCGCTGGTGTCGCAGGTTGAACCGGCAACGGCGCGACGAATGGCAACGTCATCGGTGTGTCGGGTGTCAGTATAAGACAGCATCCGACGAGTATGAGAACAAGGGTCAAAGCGATGGTGCGGTTTTGCATGGTGCTAAGTGGTTAGAGGTCATGGTGTCGTGCCCATCTTTCAAGATGCTCCACGTGGAATACATCCTCGGGCGACAGGTGCGTATTGATCCACTTGAGAATTTTATCGAGTGGAACATTACACTTTGTGTCTTCTACAAATACTTCTTGGACTGTGATTTCAGGCATGGGTACGTATGGTTCCCAGCCTTGAAGTTCATGGTAGCGCGTGCAAGCCTCGTCCCACGAGTCGGCGTGGATTTCCCAAATCACTTCCTTGCAGTCCGGGTCAATGGACCCATCAGCAAAATGCAATGGCTCACGCCCTGGCACCAGGGTATTCGCATAACCATCTTGACCCCAGGCAGTATAGATCATTGTTTCTCGGTGAGGAAGGGTTGAAAGTACGCCTCGACCTTAGCAATCTCATGTGTTGGCTCATGCTCGGTTCCATCCGGCTCGACCACCACAAATGTTGGCACAGACGATTGACCGTACTTGTTGATGATAGTCCGCCCTTCGGGCGTATCTACATCATAGCGAGTCACGGAGATACCGGCGGACTCGATCTTGTCAATCGTTGGTTTCGCTTGATGACAAGGAGTACACCATGTCGCCGTAATCGCAATCAGGCGGGGTCGTGGTCGTCGTGGCGTGACTTCCGGCGTCCTGGCATCCGGTGTTTTTGGCGCTGTCTTATTGAGATAAACAGGCAACGGTGCGATGGACGGTTGGATCGGTTGCAACTGTAGACTGACAATAATTGCCAGTGTGACACATACGAGTGTCGCAATGATTCGGGTCAGAAAAAACTTTGTGTTGTTCATCGGGTCCTCAACTTTTGTTGGCACTGGAACGTTAGATTGGCGGTAGTTGAGCAATGACGGCGTACCAAAAGCGAACAATGTTGTACGGCCATGTCAACGGGGCAGCCCAATGAAAGGCAACAGTCCAACTGCTGGCAGCCAGACCACCGAGGTAGAACGTCGTGAGATACAAGAGAGCAGTCTTAACATATCGCATTAGCGACTCCTTTGTGTTGGTTTAACTAACGGTTATCTCCATCCCCTTTAAGCACACCACGCCTCTTGCGACCGAACAACTTCTCCATATTATCGGCCGCGATCTGTGAAAGATTGGCACCGAGGCAGGTTGCTGTTTCAGCTACATACCACAAAGCATCGCCTAATTCTTTCAACATCGCCGCCCGGCGAACCGGAGTCACGATTCCATCGTCGTCACGTATGACTTTCTTCGCATGGTCAGCCACCTCGCCCGCCTCGCCCGCCAGTCCAAGGGCGGTGTATGAGATTCCGGCGTCCTCTGGATACACTGCAAGGGAGTGGGCAGCCTCTTGGTAGACATCGAAGTCGGAAAAGTCAGCGTTCCCAGGTGGTGTTGCTTCGTCCGCGCCAACTGGGTCCACAACATCAACATCTACAAGTTCCCATTCCTCATATTCACAATTACGTCGGCTCTCAAGAAGCCCGCGAATCGCTCGAATATCTCCGGCTCGTGCTTTCGCCAGATGTTTCTCATCTTCGTCTTCATAGCATTGGTCCCCGTCCAACATTCCGAAAAGAATCTTGAAGGCGGCGTCCCGGTGGGCAGCCGTATCCGCGAGCCAGTAAGACTGGTCGTGTTTTCCATAGTAGACGAGAACGTGTATTGTTTTGATTCTCATTTCTTTGTTCCCACTGCAAAGTATGTTCCAATCCACCCACCAAGAGCGTAGGCTGCGACGGCTAAGGTATTTTTATCAACAATCAACAAGGTCGAGACAACCGTGCAGATGTAGAGCATGACAGAGAGATTCGCTGCGGCCAAGGCGCGGCGCGATTGGACACAGGAGACGCATTTCGTCCAGATAACATCCAATGCGAAACCGCAACCGAAAGCAAACAGTAGAATAAAGAGGGTCGTTATCATGGTGTTTCGGGCGTTTCCGGCGTCTTTTGATAGGGCTTGAGCGTCAATGTAATCGACGGAACCAATTCACCTTCCTCTGGCTCTCCATCAACATAGGTCAGCACAAGCATCCCGCCAATGTCGCCCTCACTTTCAAGATGACCTCGCATCTCAAGAAAGGTCCTGGCAAGTTTAGGACCATCAATTTCAGATGCGAATACGGCGTCGAGTGCTGATTGGTTGATTTTCATGCGACCGCTTGTTCATCACAGATTTCAGAAGGCTTGATCGGCGGATTCAATCGGTATTGCCACAGTCGTTTGGCCCCTGGAATTAGTATCTTTTCCCACGTCCACCCAAATTCCTTTAACACGGCTCGAACTTCTCGCCAACGCCGGTCTCCCTGCAAAGCAGGTCCATCTTCACCTGCGGCTTGGTGCATCTCTGGAACCGTATGCCACTGACAATCACGCATCAATTGCCAAATACGCAGACGGCCACCGGCAAGGTCTGACCGATCTCTAGTGGTCAGTCCTTCACCTAACTCAACGGTCCCGCGCGCTACAGCAGTTTCAAGGCTCATTATGTTCTCACTTTCTGAAGTACATGGGTCGGGCGACATCGTTGAACCACTCACCGGTCTCGCCGCCATCCAATTTCTGACCGGCTGCCACCTCGTCAAGAACCTCACACCGAGCATCGCTATCTTCTTTGCTCATGTCATTGAAGAAGTGCCCGCTGATAATTCGGTCCCAAACGGAGTGGATGCGCTCCAACAGTTTGAGTTGATATTCTTTTCGGCAGAGCGCACGGTGGCGAGCGTAACGCAAGTCTGGCTTTACTCCTTCGCCCATACACTTCGACACGATCTCTTCGATACCGAGGACCACGTTCTCATCGCCCGGCGTCTCACCGAGAATCCAACTGTACAGGCAAAGTTGATCGGCATAGTCCGTACTGCACGTCTCAAGGAAACCTGCGTTGATCGTCAGACCGTGGAAATCGCGGGGCATGTACAGCGCGTGTTCCTTGCCATGACTCCGGCTTGGCTTGCTCTGGAATGTATCAAGGCACGTAGCATAACCCTTGGAGGGACTTGTAGCATACTTGGAACAGTAGCCGCGAACCTTCCAGTCATACACGTTATCAAAGTCACCTTGTCCGAGGTTGAGAACAAACTGACAGTCAGGTTTCCCCATAAAGGGCACCCCGTCGATTGCCCGCTCAATTCGGAACTCGAAACGTGGTGGTTTGATTGCCTTCTTCAACCAGAATAACAGATCGTTGTAGGCTCCACACACCTTATAGGCTTTGAAGACATGCTTCCCGGCCCGCAGTGCAAAGTCCCAATTCTGCTTCTCAACTTGAGACTCAAAAAGAGCGCTGAACTCGTAACGAGGGTCAGCACCACCGCCAAAAAGATCGTGATGAAGCGCTGCTTTCACGTAGGCGTCAAACGACGAACCCACTGCAAGCGGCGGGCCTTGTGGCGTCCGTGTCGGGGCGTTTGGCGACAAATACTGCGTGTAGAACTCTTCCGGGCTTTTTTCGCAGAGAGAAAAGGATGAATAACTGAGTGTCTTAGGGATTCGCATTTTCGATCTCCGCTTTTTCAAGGGGGACTTCGGTGGTCCCCAAGTCTGATCCGGTCCTAGCAAACGCATCGGCTACTGGCAATGGAATAGTCTGCATCCGTGGCTGAAGAAGTCTCGATACAATAAGGTCTTGGCGCACGTGCGGCGGCAGTGAGGCAAGCAACTTGATCTTGTTGAGACAACATCGTTTGGCTTTCTTTCCGCTTCCACACGGGCAAAGTTCGTTGCGGCGTGGTGTTTTCTCACGTCGCAACACTGGCAAAACTCCTCGCCGCATTGGAATGGGATTGGCATTGCGGGCGCGTGCCCCAACCGTTCCAGTGACACCCTGACTTCTGACGCCCGTATTGATTCCGGTTGGCCCCGTCAATCCCAGTGGTTTAGTTTCCATTGTCGATTCCGTTGTTGTTTCCATCATCGTTGATCCTTTTCAAGTTTACAAGATAGTCACCACGCCGCAACTGTCGTTTCAAGTCGGCCGCGATCTCTTGTGCTCGCCGTTGTCCATACGTCAATTCTTTTCCCCACTCAATTTGATGCCAGATTCGTTCGTGGAAATAGAAGAGTATGAGTTTCACAAAGAAACTGACGACAGCAAACGTGATACAGATGCCTAGACTGCCAAACATGCCAAGTGCCAGGACAAAGACAACAAGAGTCGAAAATGTTTCCCATGACGTGGCTTTTGCAATCGAACGACAATGTGTACTTGTGTCAGGTTTCATTGTGTGAGGTCCTGTATTACAGGGTTACTTCCAATACTGTACCGATCAATCAAAGCAGAGAAAGATGACTCTGAATAGACAGCCGTGTCACCGATCTTTAGACGCCAAAGATTCTCTGACATCATTCCCATAGCCTCAATCAAGGCACAGGCGACTCTTGAATTGACGTAAGCGGCTTTCTGTTCTTCTGTCATTGTTTCACCTGTGACGTATACCACTTCTCACTGTAGTCGTCAGCCCATCTCCACAGTCTATCTCCACATGGCAACCATTTGAGTAGTTGCCAGTGTGTCTTGAGCCAGCGGACCCAACGGGGCAATCGTTTCATTACTCTCCCGTGAAGTTGAAGAACATCCAACGGCGAAGTGTGTCAACATGGTCGTCGTGAGCGACATGACGCAAATAGGCAATGATTTCTTCCCACGTCGAGAAAATCAGTTGGTGCGGCAACGTTCCCATGAGCCAGTCCGGGCAATCGCGTTTTCCTTGCAGCACACGCACGAGGATCGGTTTCTTCATGCGATTTCCCCAAAACAATTCCTCATACGTTCCGCACGCATGAATATCCATATCGAGACTGACGACCATGAAGTCGCAAACATCAACCATGCGTAGATCGACAGGGCGAATTTGCTTCATCTCCGCTCGCACGGATTCAAAGTCGCCCTTTTGCTTGCAGTGTCGGCGGTAGTCACGATTCTCCAAATCTTCGATTCCAATGTCGATTGGCTTGTTCGTCGGGTCGAGCCAGAGAATCTTGAGATCGACGAGAGAGGATTTGATTTGCTCTCTCCACTCGATCCCACCGTCCTTTACGCGATCCATAGCGCCGCACAAATAACCTCTGTTGAAAGCTAATCGGTTCATGGCAACAACTCCTTGTAACGAGAGGCACCGAGCCGCGTGCAGCCAAGATCAAGGTACTTAGCGACATCGTTGTAAGACGTAATGCCGCCGCTCGCCTTAACCTGTACCTTGGAGCCTTCAACAGCCTGCATCATAGCCTTGACAGCTTGCGGTGTGGCCCCGTGCAGGCCGAATCCGGTGGATGTTTTCACAAAGTCAACTCCGAGGTCCACACAGAGACGTGTGGCATAGTCGATTTGCTGCATTGTGTAGAAACAAGTTTCAAGAATCGCCTTGACAGCCACCGGCTTGCGTCCCAGTGTCGTATCATGTGCGTCCTTAATGATCGGCAATAATTCTTCTTCAAGAATTTGAATGTCGTCGTCCAAGAAACGCCCGTAGTTGATAACTACGTCGATCTCTTCGACGCCGCAGTCCATCGCGGCAAGTGCCTCTTGATGTTTGATCTCGGCGGTTGTCGTGCCGTGCGGAAATCCGATCACGGCGCAAATTGGGGCACCGAATTTCTTCGCGTACTCCACGTAGGTCGGGGCGATACATACTGTGCGGATGTTGTTCGCACGGACCAACTCACAGGCAAAACGTATGTCTGTGTGAGAGGCCGTGGGCCTTAGCACCGCAAAGTCTAAGGCGTTCGCAATTTGTTGTGCGGTGTACATAGTAGACCTTCTTGCTAGTTGAAAACACGTTTAGTAAATCGTATGGTTCCATAGGTCCCGCTGTCGAGACTCAGTTTCTCAACCTTGGCCATGACAGGTGTAACGTGCGAGTGGCCGAAGTACGGATAGTAGTCGTGCATGGCCTCATGGACAAGAACCAAGGCCCCGACTTCGACAGGCATACTCAATACCTCAGCATCGAGTGTCAGTCCAGGGCACGTCGGGGTGTTAATCCCGATCACGTAAGCGCCAGGTGGAACACAAAGAATCCAGTTGCATCGGCTAATGGCCACGTCAAATGGCCCGATGGTATTGTAACGAGTGACCGTGTAGTGTAGCACCTCTTTGACTTGTGGGTCCTTGGCACGGCATTCCAATGCACGCAGATAGAGTGTGGCTTCGTCGAGCCATTCTTGCTCGGCCGTGCAACCAGAGTAAGTGACTCCATAAGAGAGAAGACCGCAGGCATACGGGAAGAGAACCGTGATACACAGACCGAGTGTGAAACCTTGGATGCAGCGTCCTACGAGTTGGGCCACTTTACGTATTGTCTTACGCATTGTCTTGCGCTCCTTTTCTAGCAAGGTAATCTGCCGACACACTCTTGAGGATCAAACGCCCGCCGATCACATCACTGTATTCCTCTTCCAGTGGAGTGATAACACAACCCTCTCGCCCCTTGAACTTAGCATGAATGTTTTCTGGGTCTGTAATCAAGGTTGGCCCGTTGGTCCAATCTTGAACACACTCAGCGCCAAATGGGCCGATGTAGATGAGTGGAACCAATTGCAAACCGTAGGCGGTGCAGGTTGTGTGCAACTCGCCCCAATTCAGGAATCGGCCATTGACGCGAATATCGAATACGCGGAATCCAATGTGGCCGGTTGGGATGCCGTAGTCCAAGTCTTGGATTCGCGGGCCAAAGATTTCGCAGTATACGATGACATCGGCGTACACGTCATTTTCTTTGTAGCGCTTCGACAAGTCTTCAACAGCCGTCTGCATGTTCACATCTTGCAACGGCTCCCAATAAAGGGAACGCTTCCCGTTGACGTTGAACTCTTTCCACACAGACTTGTGCGACCCACAAAGTAGTTTGGGGCAGCCATCGAAGTTGATACAACCAACCCGGCAATTCGTACCGTGCGTCTTTTCCGTCACGCGAACCATCTTGCCGTACTCAAACGCGCACGAATAGCGGTAGTAGTTTTGGATGTCCGTGTATCGTGGGAAGTTATGCGGTTCTGGGTGCCCGTCGCCGCCCATGCTGATCTTGAGCGGCGGCTCGTATTTCCATGCCGCCCACATGCACGATACATCCGACCCCAGAGCATGATTGTCGAGTATGTCAGGGGCCTTGATAATGAACCCGTAGCTCGGGGTCCCACGTAGGCGAGTCGCTGCAACCCGGCAAGGTTGACTCTTGTTTTCGTAGACAGCACTACGAAGATACTGTTGCACACCCAATAATTGCGACATGTCCGGCGGCAGGCAGATGTCGGGCGGGAAGAATACAACCCGTTCGCTTTTTTGAAACTCGCCCTTCGGCACGAGCGTCTGGGTGCCAAGTATCTTGGCGATCTCCAAACGGTCGGCCTGCGGATGCGGCACAATGTCGGTGATCTGTTCAACGGTTACTGCTATGTCACTCATGTCAGGGTCTCAAGGGTGCGTGAATAGCCACATCAAATAAAATGCCAGTCCGAGTTGATAGAGTAGTCGCACGATAATCACGGCAACGACACCAATAACACAACCCAAAACAAAGTTTGGAATCTTTACAGTGTACTTCATAATTCATATCCCCAGTAGCGACGTTTCTTTGGCGCATTCACAGGGTCCTTTTTCGCGGCCCGTCGTTCGACATGCACCGTCCGTTTCTTTCGGAGTTTGCGCGCCTTGCGCCCTCGATCATAGGAGTCTGGCGCAATCTGCTCCTGATTTATCGCCACTTCACATCTCCCATTGCGTAGGCGGCTTCCTTGACGGTTGCGAGTATCGTGTCCCATTCCCGTGGGACCACTGTGATAAAATTCAGTCGCATGTTTTCAATGAATCCCAATATCTGGCGATCTAGCAACTCGACTTCAGCGGCGGTTTGATACCGGCCGAACGGTTTGTACGGCACGTCACGGGCCACGAAGAAGTTAAGCGATGGGTAGGCTTTTTCATATTCTTGCGCGATGCCCATTAGATCGGTCGCAATGCACTGGTCGAGTTGCGATGTGTAAACACACTGTAAGAGGATTGGCGAATCAGTGACAACGACTTGTACTCCCGACTTCAAGAGTCGGTGTTCAGACCACAGTTGATTGGCGAAAGTGTACACCTGATCGAATTTGTCGATCTGTCGCTCGGCATACGCCCACGACTTTATGAACTCTTGCACCAACTCAGTGGAGACGATCCCGCCGCGACTGAGTTCAGCGTAAACTTTCGCAGCCAGCACGCTCTTTCCAACGCCGGGTCCGCCGAAGAAGTTGACTCGAAGCATGATATTCCTTTCTCTTGATTCTTGTGGCTAAGTTCAACCGCCGAGTAACTAGCCCTGTTCTTCTTGATCGTCGCACGCAATAAATTCGGACCCGCAACGTGGACAGTAGACAACAGGCGCACCGCACCCGTCGTTATTCCACACGACTTCGTAATGCAAGTCACACTCGCTACAAATCAGCATGTGTTGGCTCACTCTTTATTTTGGAAGTAGTCATAGACATACTTGACGATGACCGGCACGACAATCGAGACGACCATCACGATCAAGTTTGTCATTTCCGCTGCTGTGAAAGTAATCACGTTACTCTCCTCTCAACCGTTTCTGCGTCTGATAGTAATATGTCTCGCAGTTTCGACATGCACGGCAATAACCAGACGCATAACTACCGCACATGGAAACAAGTCGGTTCCCTTGATACCTCTTCATCACAGCCTGCATAAACTTGGTCGTAGCACACCAATACGAGTTGATATGACGAACCTTCCAAGTATAACACTGGTCAACGCAGTCGAAGGTTTCATCGAGTTCACTGAGATCGACCACTGGCAACTTATCATAGTACGCCATGAATGTGATGACGACGGGCACGCCACGCAAGGTATAGTACGTCACGGCGTCGTCAATATGTCGAAGATTCGTGCCTGATGTCCGCAACCGAACAAACATCAAGTTATCAGGGATCGGGTTGACCAGATGCGGCGGCTTTTCTTCATTGGGATTCGCAGTCAAGACGACCGGCCCAGGGAAGTCAAATCGGCAGATACTCGTGTTGAAAAAGGCATTTTCATACTTCAACGAGGCCGCGATCACTTTCTCACGCTCGATATTGGAGTCGTGCCCACAATTCATGCGGACGATGCCTTTGCCGACCTCTTCGGGCATCGGTATGAGTGGCAACTGATCCAGTGGTACATAGTACGCGCCGGGGCGGTTGTAGAAACACTGATTGCAATTATTTGGACAGATACCGGTCTGAACAATGCAGTCAAAGAACGGCGTGCCTTCTTGTTTTGGATTCCGTATTGTTGCCATCTAATAACCTCTTCGGTGAAGATAAACGAGGAGACCAAGACACCCGATAATAAGTGTCACGGTCAAGGATGTTTTGAGGCACTGATCCCAAGTGCCTTTGGCACGGGCGTCATTGGCCGTCTGTTGTACGATTTCAATGAGTTGCGGCATGTATTGTCGAAGCATTAGAAACCTCCGTGCGGGAGCGATGCAATCATCCACTCTATGTAGAGAACATAGCCGAGAAACACCACGGCGAGCACCAAAAAGAACGCCGCAGGCACCCAGTCAAAGTTGTCTTGTTTCGGTGGCTTCATTTGAACTCCACTGGTTGCGGGACTACTACCTTGTCCTTCTCATTTTCCAAGACGAGTTTCGCAGCCATAATAATGGCGCGAGGGAGCGTCATTCCGTGTCCGGCGGCGAACCAGTCGTCCGGTGGTTGCTGACTGTAACACTCTGGGCAAACAGCGCAGTCTTCCTTCTTGTAAAATTGCGCATAGTATCCACGGAAACCACCATGTGGTCCCGTGGTCAAAGTGAATCCACGTTGCGCCAGCGATTGAATCAGTTGTCCGAGCGTCATTCTTCGTCTCTCCTACGCCAGTAGCGTGCTTCTTTCGGCACACCATCGTCACTAAGTTCTCGATACTTAAACGTTATCTTCTGACCGACTTTGAAACACCTGCCTTGGAAGGTCGCAGGCATATCCTCGTCGGGATGATCTTTGGCATAGGCAGACATTTCGGTCGTCTGAAATCCACGTTCTACGTCCGTGAGTCCGGCCAACTCAAGACGCTTCCCATTGAAGTCGGTGATTAACGCACCGATCATTCCGAGCAGGCGGCTCCCCTTCTCTGTCTCGCGTCCACTTGTGAATCCTGTGAGAACAGATTCGGCGTCGTCGAATGGTTTGTATTTGAGAATACCATGATGCCGACGTGGAATCCACGATTCGAGTGGGTTGCGAATTACAACACCTTCACCACCCTTATCGAGAACTCGTTGTAGAAAGTCTTCAATGTGCTGTGTGCAGTCATCCGTGTCCGGCAGTTTTATTTGCGGATGTAGGTAGCACTTGGATGAGAGAACGTCAAGTTTTTCTGCAAGAAAACGTACCTCATCCGAGAAAACGACGCCGGGCGGGAGATAACAGTAGTCGTCAAGTTCTTTCTCGGCAACACGCTCTCCGATCCAGCGTTCAATCGCAAGATAATCAATGCCTCGCACCATGTTGGCATTGCTGATCTCGCGCGTCATAAATACCGCCGATGGAGGCGGTGCGGAATAGACAGCATAGACGATCTTGTCCATGAACCGTGGGTCCGGGGTGTCTCCTCCGCAGATCGACCGGCACAGTTGGAAGTTGCCACGACCGGCCCAAAGTTCTCCGTCGAGTGGACAACAAGGCAACAAGTTCAAGAAGGCGTCGGGGGCGATAATAGGGTTGCCATACCGACTCCAAAGTCCAGTGGCTCGTGGCTTGATCTTCGCCTTCTTTTTCCCTGTCTTGGGGTCAGTGATATTAGCCCACGGGACATCCTCGGTTTTCATCCCGCGAGAGAGTCCGCCGTCCCAAAAGCAACGAGTGCCATCCAGCTTCTCGGAAATAAACCAACCGTTCGTGGTTGACTTCCCAGGCTTGTAGTGTTCAGCAAGTTGTAGGAACTCGTACTTGATTGCTCTCATTTTCGATCCTTGCAGGTGCCATTACAGGTGCAGTTACAACATGTGCGAGACGGTCGATAGGATTGATTCAATGGGAACCACTTCTCCCAAAGTGCAATCGTCTCTGGTGCTGATTCCAGATGATGCCGCTGCGCCACTTCCTTCCAGAATTGACGTAGTTGCATTTCACGATACCAACCGGTACACGCCTTGATCCAGGCGAATATAAGCCAGATGATAACGACGCCAAGAATCAAATCATGCCAACCCATAGGGTCTCCTACCGAAAAAGTAGATAAGCGATCCACCCAACCAGGATGAAGAACGCAATTACCGTAAAAGTCTCAGCCATTGTGCCTCCAATTGTTATCGGGCAAAGTCGGACATAATAGCCGGGCAAGCGGCGTCAAATCCGACCACATCAAGCATCCCACTGTCATTCGGGTCAGCAATTGTGAACTCCGTAGCCGTCATCCCGACGACAATCAACTTGGCGTCAATGCCCATGACAGATCGGTACTGTTGCAAGGCTTGCGCCGGGTGCATCCGACCAGCCCACGTCTCGTTATCGGTATAGATCACGAACACATCCGCCTCGATCCGCGATTGCGTGGCGACCATAATCGGCAAGGCGCAATCCGTCCCGCCCATCGGAATCCGACGAAGGGTGTTAATCACGTCTTGGAGGCGGGTATGCCGAACGAGATCAACCGGCGTCAACGTGTGCGAGAATGCCACGGGGTACGTCCTCGGTTCCGTCTTCATTGTGACCATCGCCATGCACGCAGCCGCCTCGCGGGCTGTGAGCCGGGTGTTGGCAATGAAAGCACCGTCCATCGACCCGGAAACGTCCAAGCCGAGGATATACCGCTTGTTGGTGGGTTCAACCGCCGCAAAAGACGCATAGAAAGCGTCTTCAAGGGCGGCACAAACCTCCGGCACCGGCTTCCAGCTAAGGCTCCCCTTGAGGCCGTGGCCGCTCTGGTACGTGTTTAGAGCGAGCAGGACACTCAAAGGATGCACACGGGCACCCTTGAGCCTGTCGGCATTACGGAGAGTGTCACAGACGTATTGGGTCTGTGCCGCCAGCGGCTTGAGCAAGTCGATACTCGTCATCTTCCCGAGATTACGGATCAGAGCCGTTGGCGGGAGATGCGGAAGGAGGGTATCCCATACCCCCTGACTGGATAGGAAATGATTGGGCACATGCTCCAAGGTCAACTTGTAATCGTCGATCAGGCGCATTGCATCGCGGCGGCTCGACACGTCGGCCGGGTCGAGAGCGTTGATTCGGTCCAAAGCATACGGTAGAGCCAGTGGACTGAACGGCAGTACGATGCGAGTGATACGCGGGTCTTCATTGGCAGCCGCCGTGGTGCCTGTTGTAATCCAGCGGTAAAGTTCGTTCCGGGTGACATCCGTTGTCTTTGGATGGCTCAGTCGCAATGCGTCCCTGTGCGTGTAGCCAACGCGATTACGATACTTCGTCACCTGATAGGCCAGCTTCTCAACGGGCTTATCATTGTACCACTTTGCAACGGCATTGCGCAAACCGCGTCCCCAACCACGCAATTCCTTGCAGTTTGCGATGAATTGGAACAAATGCGTTGCTGTACGGCACACGCGGGGCAAGTCCGCAAGCGCCTCACTCCGGGCGATGAACTCCGTCGTTTGTTCGCCACGGTAACTCGCCGCCACGGCCAGGGCGAAGATTGCCGGGTCATTCGACGGGGCGCGGCCGGACTCGCTGATCTTGGCGATGGTTTCAACTGCACGTTGCGGATTGGACGCTAGGCAGCGTTCCACTACTTTGGCGCAATCCTGCGTCAACTTGCGCTCTCCAACATAGTAGGTCCCACCTGCACTGCCGAGAATCAAAAAGCGCTCCAGGTGACTCCATTCATCAAGAACGAAACTGAAACCACCAGCATTGTTCTCTTTCTGATTGGTTCCGGGGATCGCTTCACTCTGGGGAGTTTCACGCTTCGAGACCGCTTTGCTGTAAGTACGCATGGGAAAGTTCTCCGTGGGAAAGGTTAGGCTAAGTTGGCCCAAAATTACACTCGCAATAAAAGCATCTGGGCAAGGTGTGCGAATGGGTATTGCAAGTATGAAATTGATAACCCATTTGCCTCGGCCCGGCGCTTTTACGCACTTGTCTCCTCGTCTGTTTCTTTGTCTGAGAGGCGTGGCAACACGCCCACGTCCTCACCGGTGACAACAATCGTCACCAATTCATCCGACCCAGCAAAGCGTCCGGTAGGACGAATTAGGATCGAATAACCACTGTTGATGACGCGCCCGACAAATATCGGCGCATCCCATAGTCGAAAGGACGCACTGAACGTCTCACCATTCGATAGGCACTTGTGGCACAGGTCCACGGTCTCGGTGTTGGCGTCTAGGACGACATCCGTAAGCATTCCTCGATCATGGCAATAGGTTACGTCCATCATTGTTCTCCGTGGCCTTCGATTATATCACTCAGTTGTGGGGAGTCGAGCAAGGTCGTATTGCTGGGGTTTCGTGATAGTGGTAGATAACCCAACAAAATTCGGCTCGACCAGTGTGTGGGGTAGGACTTGAACCTACTCTCGGCGGTTGCCGACATCATAGTCGGAAACCTTCCGAACCCCGTGGTGTTTCACGGCGGCGGCGGCGCGTCTTCCGGTTCCGCCACCCACACATACGATGAGGCAAGGTTGTGTCGATGGGTATTACTTTAACCAGATAACCCATGACTTCGGCCTCATGTTTTCTCATGTTCTCTCATTGTACTCACCGGGCAAGGGATGTCGAACGGAGGGTCTTCCAAATAGATAACCGTTCAACGTCGGCCCGTGTGTTCTCTCTTGGTTCTCTCGTGGTTTCTCTTGTTTCGTTTCAAGGCACGCCGATAGGACTCGAACCTACAACCTCAAGTTCCTATGATAACCCAAATCCTTCGACCCGATGTGCTTTACAAGGGGTAAGTTTTTGGCTTGGGTGATGCTACTCGCGCTCTAGCCAATTGAGCTACGGCGTACACGTTCTCCTAATGCTACTCGTGAATAAACTCGCTCAACATAGAGCGAATCAATTGTTCGATCTCTCCCAAGTTCTGCTCGGCCCGGCGCTCCACATCCGTCTTTCGACGGAGCGGGTGCGAATGAATAGGCACCCGTATCGGACGGCTGTACACTCGCAACCCAGGTGTCCACGCTGCGTGTTCCATCCAGGCCGCAGGGATGAACTCGATTTCTCGTGTCTCGATGCCAGTCTCAACAGTCGTCATGGCTGTTAGTTTCCTCCAAAGTCAATGATCGGTGGTTCGATACAAGGACCGATGCAGTCGTACTTGACGATGCACAACTCACGCTCCGAAAGTTCGAGCGGCGGGTTCCCTGGCGTCGTATACGTCGTCCGCGCCTCCGGGTCGAATCGAAAACACACCCAATAGTCCCCAAAGATATTCGGTTCCCGTAAGTGTCCCCAATACCAACCTTTTCTCTCTGGCAGCATTGGTAGTCGCATCGGATGTTGCATCATGTGTCCTCCTATCTTATCTAACGGCTAGAAACCCTTGGATTTCCACAAGAATCTTGGAAATTCGTCGAATTTCGTCAAGAATTTTCCAAGGACTGCAATTGTCCCCTCAAATAGGGGAGTGGTTCCTTACCCGCTTCGGCGTTCCAAGGACGTGGAAACCGGATAACCCGACCTCCACGTGCCTCAAACTTGCGGCAGTTGTTTTCGTCGTCATCAATCAGAAGGCTCCCAGGTTGCGCCAGGCGCTCCTTGCGCGGAGTGATGAAATACTGACGGTGCAGCCACCGTGGAGCGTGCTGGTGGAGCCATTCCAGCTTCCCAGCCAAACAATCGGGGTCCTTGGTCGGACTGGTGGCAATAAAGACGCTTGAGGCACCCGCGAGGTGCTTACACTCTTGGAGCAGCCACCTAAACTCAGGACTCTCGGGCGCTTCTGCCCATAGCCGACGCGGGATGGCTGCCCAGAAGGACGGACGTGTAAACCTCTTCTTCACGCCCCGCTCAGCCAGGAGTCGATTCGCCAATACTGCCAACTCCATAGGCTCTGTCGGGAAGACACTGTAATCACGTGGCTCGCGGGTGAGGTTCAAGTACCATAGGATGCACGGCGAGAGTGTATTGCAGACATCATCAAGGTCTAGGTAGATTGTGTCAATCATCAAGTTCGGCCTGTTTCTTTTCGTGTCGTTTCTGGATACGCAACAACATCCGATCAATTGCTGCACGGGAGAATTTAGTCTCTTCTTCAATCTCTCGTATTGTGTAGCCTTGCAACCGTAACTCGATTAACTTGCGCTCATCTTCGGACGTGCAGCACGCAAACAAAAAGTCGAGGCAATCCGTTTCTTCAAAGCTACAGTCATCCCGTGCAAGAATCACATCCAAAGTTGGCGGCGACAAGTATTCTTGCTTCTTACATGTTTCATCCGTCTCATTAGGTATTCCTACGTCGCTTTTCAACATTGAACCCAGAGACACGTGTGTTTCGTCGTAGGCGGTTTGAACTCGGAGTGCATTGATGATCGCATAACGTATCCGAATCGAAAAAAGTCCAACAACGTTTGATCGCACCTGATACCCATTTTGCAAGTCTCGAATTGTTTCGACAATCGCTAAGTAACCAATACTCTGTAAGTCTTCCCGCATATTCTGTACTTTTGGATACCCGGACATCAACCGAAGTCTTGCATCGACAAGCGACATGCAACACTGAACTAATTCCGTTTCGACTGTTGTGTCGCCACTTTGAAGTTGTTCAACTAGCGACTCAATTCGTTCTGTCTCCTGTTGAAGTTGGGGCGACAACGACTTCATTTTTCGTGCCATACGATACCTCCATTCTATCGAAACGCCATGCGCAGTTGGCGTAAAAATTATGTGTTTCACATTGCTGGACGGAATACAGATAGGCGTCCCCGTCCGGGTCATAAATGACACCGTGGTCAAAAGCCACAGCGTGTCCTCGAATAATGGGCGAGTGGCGAGCGAGTGTACCTGTCAAGACACCCCGGCACGACACAATAGTCTGTTTAAGGAGGTCCCAATTTGCTTCCTCAGAAGGACCGCCGTAGAAAACTGGAACCGGCGAGTACGGGCGTCCTGTGTGCGGATGACGAACAGCCGGTGGGTCAACAAAGGGTGCCAATTGAATCGGCGTGACAGCGATTCCTCGCGCGACTGCTCTCGCAATGAGTTCTTGTATGTGAACACCACGCCAACAATAAGGCACCGGTAGATCGGAAAACGCATGGAGTTTCCATTGGTCGCCAATCTCTTGGAGTAAGGTCTCAGCCGGGGCACCCAACGCCATTGCGAAGGAGGCTACAAGACAGAGACCGCGTTCCGGGGAGCGTTGCAACTTCATAGCTTCTCCAAGTATCGTCTGTAAAGCCAACCCAAGAGGCGGTGCAGCAACGAGACAATGTAAACCAAACCAAACACGCCAAACACGAACGAAGTTCGGTGATCGGCGAACGTTTCAAGTGCCAGAATAAACACTCCCCAAAGTGCAATCCAGGCGAAAATGAAAAGTGACAGCATCACAAACAGAAACAAAAGACAATGTTTCACAGCCCGCCTCCTTATTTTAAGTTGTCTAGCATCTTGTCAATCTCATCTTGCGACGGAATCTTCCAGTTTTTCTTGACGTACTTTCTCCAATTCGGTGGCTGGAAAAGTTTGTCGTACTCTTCTTGCGTGGCGGCGACAAGAATCCAGATACCGATGCCCGCCCGCTCCCACTCGGGCCACTTAGCTTTTTGGGGTCTGGTGAAAGCGTACTTCTTTGGATTCTTCACGTCGATCCATCGTTCGCCCCACTTTCGATGGAAACAATACAGGTCTGGGATGCCAAACTGGTAGGCATTGCCAATCATAATCTCAACATGCCATCCTCGCACTTCGAGGTAGGTAATGAGATCGCGCCGAATAAACCACTCGGGTCCGTGGTCAGGTCGTTTGATTCGTTGTGTTGGCATCAGTCGTCTGCATCCAGGTCAAGAATATCAAACCCTTCTTTCAATCTTTCACCATAGTCCTCAGTACGACGTGGCTTACGGCGGTCCCATGAAGTGCGGCCTTCGTCAAGATCGTCTTGATCTTCGTCCGTCCAGTCTTTAGGCAGATCACTTGGCATACTACACCTCGGCATGTTCGGTGGCTAGTTCTTGGTAGAGATCGAAAAGGTCCTTTTCGATCCGTTTGATGCGGCGTCCAATTTTCGGAGTCCACTTGTGGCATGGATGGCGGGCTATAACATCGCTGAATAGCTCGGCAATAAGACAAGTTCGATCTACTATCTCATGGAATCCTAGAGTCCCAGGTCGAAAATGCTTGTTCACTTGTTTCATTTGTTTACTCATTAGCACCACTCCCCGTCTTGCCACACCACCATCTTCAACAGTCCAGCGCCTTCTTGTTCAACTCGCGTAATTCGCACGTGGCGATTAGTCTGTGTCCGATGAAGACGCCTCGCGTAGTGGTAGGCATCGGCTTTCAGGATTATTGCCACAACCTCCGGGTCTCCAATGGCCACGGGCCTCTTACGCCAGAAGAAACGCAAAAACTTTCTTGGCAAGTAGGTCCACTTAAACACCGGCTGGAAGCAACGATCAGGAACCCATATTCCTGTGGTCGGGTCCTCCACTTCAACTTGGTAGCGATTGAATAGCATTGATTAGCCTCTATGTCTCATTTAGGATCGGCGCTCGTATCTTCATCGTCTTCGCACCGCCCTTCTTCTCGGCCCAGTTTTGCATTCCTTGATTCCATGTCATACCAATAAGCGGGACCTGTGAACGAAATGATTCAACAACATCGTGAACGATAGTAGCCACGGGGTCCACGGCGTCGGGGAGTGTCGGTATCATTAGTTCGTCGTGAATGTTTAACGGAGCAACAACAAACTCATGCACACCAGCCGGTTGCAAGTCCCAGATACGGCGTTCGAGAACCTTTGTAATCTGGGCACCGGGAGATTGAATTTCGTGATTAGCTGCGGCGCGCATGTTTGTCGCCTGCATGGCAAACGCAGCCCCATACAAAGCCGACTGAACGGCACCCACAGCAAACTGCACTCGATCACGACGGCACACCTTAATCTTGTCGCCAATGATCTTCCAATGTTTCGGCGGACGGTGAGCCAACTGAAAGATTGTCTTAGCAATCTTATTTTCCAGCGTAAAGTAACGACGAAACCCCAAGAAGGACTCGATATAGTCGGCCGGTTCCGCCCACACAACAGCCTTACCCAGTCCTTCGGGCTGCGTCATCGAACAGAACAACTTGAAAGTCTTCTCACGCGCCTTCCGAACGCCAGGGAACTTGCGAAAGAATCCCTGCTCCGCTTTTTGGGCCACGTTAGGGTCAATGTGATATTTCTTCACGAGCGTATTCCAGTCGCCACCATAGATCATGGCGAACACGCCTTGTTTGCCTTTCGTATAGTAGTCAGGTTCCTTACCGTCGGACGCAAGAATATCCTCGTAAGTCTTGCCAGGGTACATTTCCATCGCAAAGAGACCGTGCAATTTCTTTGTCGCTCGCCCGGACCCGTCGCAATTCTCACACAACCCAACACACTTAGGACAGTCGGAAACCGGTGCTTTAGCTCCTTCTTTATGATGCTTTTTGCAGATCGTTTTGCCGCCGCCAAAACATTTGTGGCACTCAACTTTGGTCGTCAATGCCGACCGTAACCCCGGATCATTATACACGGCGTCCGCCAACGTCACTTCAAACGAGTCAAAGTCACCGCCGCAAAGAATGTATCCCGACCACGCCAGAGGGAACATGCAACGCACATCAGTCGTATGCTTGATGCCTTGTGGATTCAAACCATCGCCACCAGACATACGAGTTGACAATGTGCCAATCACAATGAAACTGGCGTGAAACTTCCCGGCTCGCAGAAGTTTTTGATAGAGTTCCACTTCCTTCATAGCGATGCGGACGTTTAGAATCTCCTTCGCACGAGCAGCCGCAGGGTGCGGTCCAATAGGAAGCGTACCTAAACCACCACACCGAGGGCACTCGGAATTGGGGCCAAGATCAAGACAAAGAGTGCAAGGTTCTGGTTCTTTGATCTCCCAGCCAGAGATGGCTTCAATATGAGCCTTCTTGGTGCTGGTCTCAATATCAACGAGCGTCAATTCAACAGCATCCATTGCGGCCATCACATAGGCTTTGACATCCTTCGGCTTGTTGACATTGACTGGCGAACTAGCGACAACGGCCCGTGACTTCGCCGCCAACTCTGCGATACCGTCGATATTGATGACAAAGCCACGCCAGCGAATCGCGGCCACCATACAGGCCAAAACTGAGTCATCGTCGCCCGGCGTCGGATCACCAAAGTAGTGGTCGAGTTCACGGGTATAGACAATATCATCTTGAGCGTACTCACGGGCATCCGCTCGTGAAGCCCAGTGTTCAATGTTCTCTTTGATGATGCCGGGCCAAGCCTGACCAGCGGGGCGGTGTTTTCCGTCTGATCCTTTCTTCGTCACGACCCATTGCTCAAAGGGACTTGATACAGCCAACGCCGTTGGTGCATAGCCAACTTCTATTGGACGGCGTTTAGGTTCGACATCCTTGTAGTGAAACTTAGGCTTTTTCTTCAGCAGATATTCTGCTAAGAACTTCAAGCCGCCAGCCGGGTTAAACTTGAGAACCACATCTTTGAAATCAGGATCAATCTCGCCACGCCGGTCGTGTCGGTCGAAGACCTGCCACTTTGGCGCTTCGGGATCGTAAGACTTGGCAAAGTAGATGTTGTCGAATTTAATCCGCTGCTCCAATTCGGCAGCCAACACATACGCCAGCACAGTGGGCACACGTTTAATACGAACATCGTCACGTCCCATGAGAGACTGCATGGGACCTTTTCGAGCGTGCAACATAAGGTCCAGAGCACTGAATGGCTTTAGACATGGACCTTCCTGGCCTTTCGGTTCCAACAAAGCAATCTCTTCAATATGTTCTTCGGGTATCCAATTCGGATCACAAAGTTTGAAGACAGTGTATATCTTACAAAGATGGAACCAGTCGAACGCAAGATTGAACCCGACGACAGTGTGTAATGCGACCCACTCAATCAACGTCAGAGTTTCATGGATAGGTCGTCGCCAGATTTCGTGCAGGGTAATCGGCCCGTCTTCCTCAGCATACTGTAACAACACAGCCATACCATGCAAACCGCAAGTTTCAGTGTCGATGTAGACTTTACTCATTGTTTCTCTCGCCGACATTGTTCAAAAGGAGCCGCCTCAGAATCGCATGTGACCCTCGCGCACCACCGCGAGTTATCATTACCGGTCAGGTGTTACCGATCCTCGTCACCGGCCACACGGTTATAGGTTCACTGAGACGGCTCTCAAAATACATTGTAACTCCATCCTTTGCCACGAATTGTTGCGTGCGTGACTGGCGTGCTCTCAAGATTACCATTCTTGAAGACAAGCGACACTCTCAAAAGCATCCCAATCCAATTATTGATCTGCGTTTTCTTGTCCCCCGAGAATGAATGAGTCAACACACCAAGAACAGGTTGCCGCAAACGTTGATCCGTTCCGGTGACTTCGACGACAGCCTTTTCAGGAATCGTGATTTTCAACTCGAAAATCTGATCGCTCTCCGTCTCAATCGTTATGATTGTTCCGGCTTTCTGTTTCGTGATGTCGATGCCAACTTCACTCATTGGCATCTTCGATGTGGGTTTCGATGTCACGTTTCAACTCCTCAGTTGTAATGCTACCCGCACACCAAGCTAGGATACGTGTGGGCAGACCACTTATCGGCGGTTTCCGTCCCCACAGGTAACTAATCATATCAGAAATCTCGGCTTTCGTCCGGCGTGCATGACGTGGATTACGCTTCCGGGCTTGGAATAATTCGTTCTTAACCCTTTTCCGTTCTTCGGGTGGTTTTAATTTCGAGTCAAGTATTCGCTTTGCAATACTAATCACAGTGAGAGGATCAGACACCCAGGGTATCAATTCATTGAGATCAGATTGCGCGAGGCGTCCTGACTCGAAATGTTTTTGCACCTCCACGGGCATCTGTAAAAGCAGAACGCGCCTACGCACCCACTCCATGTCACGCCTAATCTCCCGTGCAATTTCCTTAATGCTTTCACCGTGGGGGAACAACTTCTGAATGCCTCGTGCTTCCTCAACAATGTTCAAGTCTTTCCGCTCAAGATTTTCGATGTAGTTGATTTTGTCGGCTTCAAACTTGGAAAGGTCATCCGGCATCACTTTGCACGGCACCGATGTCCAACGAAGTTGTTTTACTGCCGCCATCCGTCGAAAACCAGCAAGTAACTTGTAATTGAATCCAGGTTGCTGCGTCCAAGGTTGTATAATCAAAGGGTACATTAACCCCAAAGGATGCCCGCCATTATCTGAGATACTTTGCGCCAGTGATCTAACTGCCTCCGGTAAAAATATGTCCCGAACATTGAAACCGGAGTCTATCCAAATCTCACTGATTGGAACGAGATACGTTTTATACTGAGAGAGTTCTTCGAGCATCAATGTACTTTCAACTCACGCAACTGTGGCACGGCCAGACCTTTGATCCAGTCAAATACTCCAATCGGCTTCCCCGGAGCGACCAATACAAAGCTATTCACTTGTTCGGCCCACGTCCCGGTGTTGTAAACACTGGTTCCAACCGTTCCAGCAATATGCGTGTGGCCGGAGACGACCGCATGATAATCTCCACGCACTCGTAGTCCGCACAAGTCACGATTCATGGCTTCATAACGTCCGCCCTTCCCCATCAATCGCTGGGCGAGACCCGACAGCCACTCCATCCACCCAAGATAGGCTTTCTCAACGGTCAGATGTTTATGCAACATCGGCCCACCGTGACGGTCTTCTTTCAGACCAGTATAGATAGCGGTCGCGCGCCCAATGCCGGGAGTGTCACTGGAACAATAGGAGTCAACTTGATGTCCGTGTAGGAAATGAATATGTTGGCCATCCACTGTTTCCGTGTGAACTTCACGCATAGTTTTGAAAAATGGGTGCTTTAGCCACGGTTCTTTTTCTCCAAGAAAATACCGAAGATCGGAGTCATGGTTCCCCAGGACATAGATGGCCTCCATCTCAGCCAACGTATCGAGAAGTTTCCTATGGTACACAATCACCCTGCTCAAATTCGCCTGCCAAAAATCAAACAAGTCGCCAACAATGATGAGTTTACCATTCGACTCGCAAACGTAACGGAGGAAGCCAAGAAACTCATCAAGACGATGCCCGCTCGACATGTGTGCAAAATTGTCACGTGGTCCACCGTCGCCAAGATGCAGGTCCGAGACCGCAAAAATCGGACGGCACTCACGAACAATAAACGGTGTCGCAAGTGTCTGTGTTTGCCGAGATTGCACAGTAGTCAGCATTCTGTTCTCATGCAGGCGTCCATCAAACCAACATGCTCCTGACGCGCATTCACGAACTTTCATTTCGGGTTCATCGAGTGTCACCATGCTTCACCTCACAACGCTTGATTGATTTCTTCCTCAGTCCAAAGAAACTCTTGTCCATCCGAAAGACGGAGGCCGATAAATGCTACGGGACCGGATGACCACGGCTGCGATTGCAGAAATTCGTCGGCGTATCGCCCGTCCTGTAACTTATGCCGAAACAATGCGTACTCATCGAACCCATTGTAATGTCCGATCACTTCCAATGGACTAGGATATGTTCGATGGCAGCACGGGCACGGATCAGGCTGAACTTCATGGGCCTCCAAAAAGGCAACAGCTTCCTTAGTCAGTCCGCATGATTGGTCACAACGCATTGTCGCCTCCCAGTTAAGATTTCAAGAGTTCAAAGTTGCGGGTACAGGACTCGAACCTGTGTGGGCGGCTTATGAGGCCGCTGAGATAGCCACTTCTCGAACCCGCAATAACATCTGGCACCGCGCCACCCAAGTGAAACGGTGCCGGTACTTTTTCTACCGATGGTAGGCAAGCAGTCAAGGTGAGAGGACTCGAACCTCCGACCCCGTGGTCCCAGGCCACGTGCTCTAGCCAAACTGAGCTACACCCTGCGCAAGAGCCGGTGGAGGGAATCGGACCCCCGACAAGCAGTTTACAAAACTGCGGCTCTGCCAACTGAGCTACACCGGCTTTTATTTTCTGCCAGAGATAATACTTGGTGAGCAATTTGCGATAAAGGCTTCCAGGCGATTCTCTGACATTTCCTGACGTAATCAACCCAGACCGTTCAATGGTGTTACCGACATACTGACTGCAAAAGATGCCGCGAACCTCGTAACCCTTCCACCAACCTCGCAGCATGTATGGACGGCCGAGTTGACTCTCTGCATACTTCTTCATCTCCGCCAACTGTTTCACGGTGTAGGGTTTCCTTGGACTCATTGAAAACCAAGAAAAATCACGTCGCTTCTGGCTCTGTGTTTGCAACTCTTTTTCGTACTCGTCCAACCGTATCTTTCGCACGCATGGAGGGACTGCCTCATAGACCCACGGTTCATCATTGCCATCATACAACACAATTGCTGCGTGCGTGATGTCGCTCCCGGTATTTCTAAGAATTGGCCCAACTAAAAGACCGCCACGCCAAAAGATCACCGAACCATCTCGCGTATTCGTCGGAGACGCCGGAGACGGAGGTGACGGTGGTTGTATCTTGTCGCCTGGAATCGGGGTCAACATTGTCAATGCCACCGCCACAGCCAACAAACCGGCAAAGTAATATCGCATAACATACCTCCTATGTTGGACTACTAGGACTCGAACCTAGAACCTCGGCGGTATCAGCGTCGCGCTCTAACCACTTGAGCTATAGTCCATTAACCGCTGATTCGTCAGACCGGCTCAGCAGTAAGCCTTTATAGGCCCACTTGCCACTGGCAAGGGACTAAAAACCGCACACATACCGGATAGCGTACCACGGCCAAATCACCGTATTGTATACCAAATCTGACGTGAGTTCGCCGAACGCAGCGTGTGCCCAAAGTAGCACATTCGTTACGCCGCCCGCCCAAAACGCGAGTAGGAGTGTGACAACATAACTAATCCATTTCCTAACCATGCGAGGCTCCTTGACGTAAACGAGACTCCTGCATCGTGGCGAAAATAATATCGTCGATGTCAGGCAATTCTCTGCCTTCCAAATCGAGATTCCGCACAATGAGTTGTCGTATCTCATCGGTCGCCGACGTAAAGGCGGTGGCCAACTTTTCACGAATCCCTTCAACATCGCGTGCCAGAATTTCCACCTTCTGACAGTCCCCTAGAGCCGTTTGGAAAGCAGGGTGGAGATTGTCGTTGGCGGTATGATTCGCCGTCGCCACATCCAACGTGCGCCGTTGTGCTCTCGCATCGCTACGAGCCGCCCGTCCCAATTCATCCAACTTCTCAAGGGCGTCCCTTCCGTTCCAAACCAACGGTAACGAGTTCCACAGGTCATAGAGACCTGTTTCAATCTTCGTGTTCATCGTGTAAAGACTCCTACAAAAGCCTTGGCTCCGTTCGACCAGTAATCGTTACAGACTGGTATCCCAAACTTCTTGACACGCAAGCCAAGGAGGCCGTTCAAAAGTAACTCCGGCGTCAATACGTGCGGATGGCACGTGTCGGCCGGTATCCACAGCCACTCAAATATCCGCAAGACGCCACCGTCCTCCTTGATATGCTGCCTCGCATTCGCCAGCACCTTCAACGGGTCTTGAACATGCTGAAGTACATTGTAAATCCAAACCTCGTCATAGAGCCCACCGGAAGGCAACTCTTCACCAGGCGCACGGACAAAACTGATGTCGTGACGACGATAGCGCCGATAGACGGAGGCAGGCCAGTTAATCGGGTCAACAACAACGAGCATGTGTGCATTATAACAACGCAACGTCATCGACACGGGGCCTCCGCCGACATCAAGTACAGACTTGCCACGCATGTCGAGTTCGCCACCGCTATCGCCGTAGTCGTCAAACACTCCCATCTCGCGTCCGTACATCTCTTGTTTGACAAACTCTCCCCATGCACGCATCCCGAGGCAGTTACCCCAATAACCAGCCTCACCGGCCTGGGCATCTTCCCATTGTGCTTCATTCGTCGTCATCGTCTTCGTCCTCGTCTTCGTCTTCGTCTTCGTCGTCCCAGTCGTCGATGTCGTCGTCTTCATCTTCGTCCTCGAAGTCTTCGTCATCGTCGTCCCAGTCGTCATCTTCGTCCTCGAAGTCTTCATCATCGTCATCCCAGTCCTCGTCGTCGAACTCGTCGAGATCATCTTCGAGGTCATCGTCAAGATCATCGTCATCATCAATGAACGGGTCGTTCAAATTCAGATCGTCAGCACTCATGGGTTCTCTCCTTCAAAGTGATAAAACAAAAGGTCACAAGTTCCTGTCAATGGCGCTCAGTCGCCTCCTCAGTCCAAAGCGATCTCTGGACCGCAATGCTCCTCAACGTTCTCTTTCTCGAACGGCCCGACAACCGAGCCCGCTTCAGTTTCCTCCGCCGGTTCATCCACCGGTTCCGATTTTGCGTCAATCACGTTCATGGCTTGCTTGTCCGCCGGTGTGATAGGTCGCACCCGTGGCTTAACGGCATACCATTGTAACAGCGCCTTGAACACATCATCCGGCCCAAGTGTCTCAAGTACAGCGACAGGAAACTGCGACTTCGCACCAGCGAAAAAGACGACCCGGTAATTGAGAACCGAACCGTCTGGCAGTGACGCCTTAATCGTCGCCTCGATCTGAGGGTTGATTTGCTGGTCGCCTAAATCATGCAACTGCCCATCCAAAGGTCCGCCAATCATCAACATTTTCATACAGATTTCTCCTCGCTCGTTTTGGTATCAAGAATCGGCCAATTTCCATCCTCGCACGTTTCACTACGTATTCTAGCCTTTGCCGCTAGAATACAGCCACATGCCATACATCTCCATCCGACACGCCTGTTTGTCGGGCACTTGTCACAGATAGTGATACGTGTTTCATACTCGTCCCTTGTCACCGTTTTGAAGCCATCTATCGCAAACTGCGCCATTGCCACCGCGAAGTTCCATACTTGTGTTGCAAAAGGTGGCGGCACGGTGGCCGCATTATCACGCAAGTCCTTCAAGTGTGCAATGTCAAATGGTGGACGTGATTGTTCGATACGGGTGACTTCTAAATTCGGGTCAGCCAACAATCCCTTAATTTCGTCCTCCGTGAGTCGAGAATCTGTCACCATTTTTACATACTCCACCATCTCATCCTGAGTCACCCAACTCGGGATTGTTAGTTTCGTCACGCGAAATCCACGTCGTTTAAGACCCGAAAATGGCATCTATGTAATACTCCCACGTTTGAAAAAATGTGGCTCCAAATTCAATATCCCACTCCCACGCTGCGTTAAATACCGAACCACTGTTGCCCGACGAACCATTTGGTCCGGGGTAACTGCATGTGCAACCACTTCCGCTGTCATAACTGTATGACGTATAACCACTGCACCCATTCGTGTACGAACTCGAAGAACTCCATCCGCCTTCCCACCAAATCCCGCACATCATCCAGTTATGCGGTTCCCAGGGACTCATGTAGGGGCAACCTGCGCCATCGTCAGGGGACAAAAGCATTGATCCGTACTGAGAGGAGTTGCTTGAGGTCCACGTATCGGTGTGTTCGGTGTCGAATAACGTCCCTTTGATTGGATGATAGGCGGTTGATAGATTCTCAACTACTGGTTCTATGTCTTGTATCAATTGAAGCAATTGCCAGATACCGAGATTTGTGCCGCCGCCCGTTTGTGGCGTGAGAACCCATTCGTCATCATCGGAACCCTCTTCAGTGCCCCCGAAAGGCTCTAAAATAGTTCCGTCCACACCTATAGGTCCGACCGTGGCAAATTCCCATATTCCCGAATCAAAGTAACGTGTCCACATCCAAAATCTGTGTGTTTGTCCTGGCTCTGCTAATTTTTGATTGACATAAGATTGCCAACCGCTTGGGCTACCTTCACCGTCCCCAGACTCAGCTAACCAACGCGCGCCATTCTTAGCTTGCCCCGAGCACCATTTGAATGTCCACTCAGCGACCCCCGCTATCTCATCGTAATTTTGCTCATCAGTTGTGTTTGGATAGGCTGACGCCCGCCGCAAGTCATTAACTTCATCCTCATGCCAGAATTTTGCATCATCCTTGGCAATCGCCCACTCCATCTCATATTGATCGGTTTCAATTGCCGTCTTCAAATCAACGATGTCGGATTTCATCCACACTTTAGGTGCAGTTGGAATTGTTATTGACGACTCGGGGACAATAGCAACATGCGTCTCGACAATCTGCTTATACGCCTCGAACGTGAAAGGAAGATTCTCATGTTCAGGCGTTGGATGATCGTGCCGATTTACCGGATACTGAAATGCGCTGCCATCGCACCACACCGGAGGATCAAGGTCCGGCCGTAATGGTTTCCAGAAAGTTATCTCTGGACGATTCGGGTCATTAGGATCGGCAGGCATACTTAGGTGTCCGTCTCGTTCACATGAATCTCATCGTCAGTTGCAATCGTAAGTCCTATCGCCGGGTCGTGCGGCGGAAAACGAATCACGACGGTGCCGTCCTTGAGTTCCCTAACCATTTCATCCGTGAACTCTAACCGCCGCACTCTCTCTCCCTCGCGCCATAGTTCTACTACCCACTTGTGCATGGCGCACCTCCATATTAGAGTTCTGGTGTTTTCCCTGTCCTCCGCGCAACTGCCAGTCCTTGCTTGATCGCCAATTTCTTAGCTCTCATTTGACTGGACTTATTCTTCGCCGTGTAGGTGTACTTCTTTCCAGAACTACCCCACTGATACGCTGGCTTCCCAGCTTGTGTTGTTCGGTGTATTGGCATTGGGTCCTCCCAAAAGTCCGACCAACAGTGACCACACTGCTGGTCGAGCAACGTTGTTATGAGTGTCATTCAGATTCGCCTCTTGGAACCCAAATAGGACCGACATCGCGGCCCCCGTCAATCTTATACCTCTTCGGACCTTGCTTCTCATTCGGATGCCGAAGTTTGCAATTCATCCGCCACGTCACTCCGTGACGCGGATTTGTTCCGTGCAACCATTGTGCCGGTTCACGATAACTTGAGAAACTGTTGTACGCAAAGGAATCGGTCGCCAACCACGACCCATTCACCATCAACTCACCGTCAATATCCGATAGAACACTGGCCGTGTGGTGATGGCCCACACAAAAGTATCGCACTCGTTGGGCACCGGCGGCTGCGCCAAGGGCTATCAAACCCTTTTGTCGGCGAACCATGCCGTACCAAGGAATCCCCAGGTTGCTACGTGCGTCGTCACCGTGCGAGATATTGAACCCGACGCCGTTGATCTCAACATTGGCGCTCCACGCATCGGGAATCAAGAAATGGACATTCGACAAATCCTTGCTGTGTAAACGCGCGACCTCAGCACACAAGTAATCCCAGTTGTCTTGCGCCCCGGCGTAGTCCTTCTTGATCGTTCGCCGCCCGTGGTTTCCGGCGAGATACAAGACATTCACGCGCTCGAAGTAAGCCGACAAATCACGGAACATCATTGAATGCAATTGACCAATCGCAAGACAATTCCGAAACTGGTTTCGGTAATACGACCGTGGAGTGTGTCCATGAATCTCACCCGAAGTAAAATCGCCATACGCCAGCACCCACAACACGGGGAAGTAATACTTCGGTGCCAACGTATCCTGCGTAAATTCGATCACGGTGTCAACAAGTCGCTCGCCGCGCGAACACGAGATTGGAAAATTGTACTCCTCCAAGCCGCCCACTTCCTCGGCGCGCACAACTTGGTCATGGTGCCCGTCGCTCATGTGCAAGACACAGTGTTCCACAATCTTCGACTTGCGAGGATGTTCAGCAACAGGTGGCAACGCCGCATACGGGATAATCCGCTCGTCCATCTCTTTCACAATGGCCTTAATAATGCCACGATCACGAGCACCGGCCTTCGTTTTTCGACGTTCCAGAGTCAACTCATCACGCAGACTCACGACTTCAGACTCCAAATCTTGCACACGCACGTCGGTCGGATCATAGTCAGTCGTCTTGGTCTGCCCCCCTTGCAACTTGACAGGTTGACCGTTGCCATCGTCCGGCCACGGTACGTCCGTGTGAACTCGATTCGTAGCGATGTCAGAAATAACGGAGCGACTGACCCCGAATTTCGCGGCGACCTTTGGTTGCGTTGTGCCCTGGCTGAGCAACACTTTGATCTCGCCGACTTTCTCTTTGGTTAGCTTCATAGGTTTTCTATCCTTAATCAATGGCCCAAGGATCGAGTGGTTTATCCTTGACCTCGGGGTTACGTTTTGCTTTTCTCCGGTTCCGACGATGCACGTACTTCTTGTACCACTTCTTCACATTGGGTGCATCCATCGAGCGTGTTGTTCGTTTCCAACTGTTGGATCGACTCATCATCTACTCCTTCATCTACTCCCTCGATCACTTCCTTACAACGTTGATTTGCGGCCACGGCGTCGGCCTCAATAATCTCGCAACCTTGAAATTGCCGTCTCAACTTCAATGCCACCATCCCGGTCGAACCGTACCCTGCGAATGGATCAATGATCGTGTCGCCCGGATTTGAATGCGTCTCAATCAGGCGAGCCATTAGCGGTTCTGGCTTTTGACAATACCGCTTAGGTCGAAACAACTCCGGTATGTCGGACCAAACGTTCGTCACTCTCTTGAACTCGGACTTGGCCGGATACTTTGCGTTGAATCCAGCGTATCCTCGTTTCTCTGCTAGAAGAGGTATGTTGAATGTGAACGACTCCGACATCGTGTACCAAAGAATCTCTTCGCGTGTGAAAAGGTAGTCGTCCTTTTTTCCGTATGCTCGCTTCTTGCCCCATGTGATCCAGTTTTGATACACAAAACGACGATCCATTGCTTCGATCATACGCAGAAGCGGACGTTGTTGTGATTTACCAATCCCGCCGAAAAAGACTATCGACCCTGTGGGTTTTAGAACTCTTCGACAAGCTGTGAAAATCCAAAAAAGCCACGCTACAAAGTCTTCCACACTGTTCCATTGGTTGTCCCACGAATCTTTCACAATCCCATAGTACGGCGGATCAGTAAGCACCAAGTCCACCGAGTTCTCCGGTAGACTTTCGACAAACTTCAGTGCGTCTGAGTGCTGTATGTATTGCATGGGTCTCACTGCGCGATTCACCGAAAGAGATTAAAGTCGGAAGGGCAATGTTGCCCTTCCGACTCTCCGTGTTCCAACCAATCACTACTTCACTGACTTATACAGCCAGTTTCCAAAGTCCTTGACCCATTCCGGTGTGACACACGGGGATGGCGAGCCACGACCAAGGCTACTGTCATTCGGCATGATACCGCCACTTTCCACCGGTATCTGTTCGATCTCGGCGAGTGTCGGTGGAGTGGCCGATGTGTTAATCGTCCACTCAATCTTCGCTTCCTTTGCCCACGTCTGAATACGGCGAACAGGCACAATGAAATTGAAACCTTGCGATTGCATGACGCCTTGCGTCAACATGCCGATATAAGTTCCATCTGCCTTCAAATAAACGCCGCCACCAGAAGAACCCGGAAATGCCACAGCCGTTACTTGGTCGAAGACCTTCGAGCTAGCGCCACGACCGTCGAGCAGTCGCCCAGTTTGACTGAGAACACCTGTCGTATAACTGTTGGCTCCAAATTGCCCAAGAAGACTTCCACAATGACTCACATCCACGCCCATCGGTGGAATGTAATCATCCTTCGTAGGAAACTTCGCGCACACCGTCGCCGGATACGCATTAAGACGACGCACCATGAGTACGGCAAGGTCCTCACCATATTCGGCATCGCTATACTTAATAACCTTGCAATCCAACTTCGTCTCGCCGACACGCCGCCCGTTTTGATAAAGTTCTTGAACAATCTGCGGGTCCTTGAACTCGATCAAAACTTTTGTATCTCCCTTCGGTGTAATAACTCGACGTACATGACGCAGGTTATCCACGACGTGCGCAGCCGTCCATACGAAAGCAGCGGTGTCCTCTCCGATTTTTCGGACGACGAGTGTACCCGATCCTTGCGATTGGCCTGACTTGATCGTCACGCTAATTTGCTGCAAGTAGTCAGGAACATCAGCCACAGGAATGACATCGGCGGCGCTCGCCACGCCGCACAAGCACAGAGCCACGAGACAAGTCATAAGAACACGGAACTTCATGGGTTCATCTCCTAAAAAGTGTAAACGCAAACACAACACAAACACAAGGTAAACACAAAACAACTAAACAACGACATCGACGGTCACAACGCCGTCCTCAACGCCTTTCGGGTTCTCCCAGTCAATGTCGCCCATAACCTCGCCCATCGTCAACAACTCAAGGCGGCGGTTTTCCTTAATCACTTCCAAGACTTTCTCATCACTTGGCAAGTGGATCAAATCAACGATCAAGACGCCTCGGTTCATATCCGCGCCAATGCGGTGGATACGATCTTCTGACTGTGTGCGGCTTTCCGGTTTGTACGTATTCGACCAGTAGACCGCCATGCGCGATTCCGTCAACGTGAAACTCGATCCGCCAGATTCAGGATGGGCAACCCACGCTACGCGAGGATGCTTCACAGTATCAGCCCAATAATCCAAGGGCTTTTCATCTGTGACGATTTTATTCTCGTGTGTGATTGCTTGGAATGCAGTGCCATCGCAACGCACAACATCCCAGCCCTCTTCCTGGCACAGTCGCACGCACCGATCAACAGCCGCCGTAAATCCGGCGAAAATCACGATACGTCCTTGCTCATCGTTCTCCGCCAACAATTCCTTTAGTGCTGCGTCTTTTGGACAGGGCACCTCGCGGGTTTTCTTCACGAACTTCGGAACCTCACACGTCCCGCGACACGCAGGGCAGACTACCTCCGTCTTTCGCAGCCGTGCAGCAATATCGTCTTGCAACAAGTCAATCGAGCGGTAGGTACAAGTTGGATTTTCCGGGTCGCTCCATTCCGACACCTTTCCCTCGACGCAATGTGTGCAGCGAGTCGTCCCTTCCTTGACCTCGTAATACTGAAAACCGTCGCTCAACTCACGCAGTAAGGTGGCTCCTGTCAAAGCATTCTGCGCCGACTGAGCAATCGCTTGTGCGACTCGAACAATACTCGCACTCGGTTTACAGTAAACACGACGGTAACGTTTTTCAGGAAGGTCGAGACAGTCCTTTTTGTGGCGAACAATGGCGAGTCCATTGAGTCGTTTTTCAACGAGTGCCACTTCATTGATACTCTTTTCCCACGGATGGTAGTCAGTTGGATCGGCGCACTGATCCATGTGATGATTCTGATGGTCCTCATATTCACCACACTGCTTACACTTCAACTCGTCGTCACGCCACCCCTCTAATTTCTTGATGGTAACGCCACTCTCGAACGTATGTGGCGATGTGAATGCAAGTCGCTCGCGGAAGGCTTTATCGCTGCCCTCGGCAAGGAAGCCCGGCCATGCAATCTCAGCCTGCGCCCACCAGTCAACAGGACTTTTAGGCGACGGCGATCCCGACATGAGAATCACATAGCCATCCGTCACCCCGTATTTTTCACGAATCAAGTCCGCAAGTCGTGCGGCTGCCTTTGTACGTTGCGTTGTCCATGTCTTCAATTTCGACGATTCATCAAAGATAACTCCGTTAGGAAGAAAGTCGCCTGGCTTCCACTCATCCATTCGTCGGACCAAGCCGTCAAATGTCATAAACTCCACGCGGATTCGATCAACAGGGAACCCCCAGATCAAAAATTCACGTTGGATATTTTGAAGCGAAGTCTTAGGTCCGACCCACCACCATTCAATCTGTCCTGACCGTTCGATGACTTCTTGGGCTGCAAGTGTCTTACCAAGTCCCATCTCAGCGGCGAAGATTTGATAGTGATATGTCAACCCACCGTCGGCTAAGTCTCGTTGATGCTGCATCAACGGGCGTGCATACTCAAAGTGCTGAATCGGTTGATCGAAATGCGCGTAGGTATTCTCACCAGCCATGAAACGAATTGACTGCCAATTTCGGTGACAATCTTCAACAGACCAAACCTTCAGCGGCTTGTCTTCGTCGAAGCCATGCCATTTAGCCCCTCGCATTGCTTTAATGGCGTCCTTGAAGCAAAAGTCACTTTTCACAAACCAGATTCGACCGTCCTTGACCTCGATGATAACGTCCTGTTGACGTTTTCGACCAAGGTTATCACGCTTAAACCAAGTGATCTTCTGCAATGCCATCAGTGACCTCGTTTATCTTCTAACAGGTACGTCACCTGATCGGGAGCCGGACGTTGCCGATAGTCCGTCCACGGATTGACGCCTTCTTCTTGAAAAAGTCCCTGTATTTTGTTGAACAAAAAACGAACAGACGAATCAACATCGAGACTCGACCCTGCGATCACTGCTATCTTCCACTGTAGTAACGTGCCTGTTACGACAAGTAGCCACACATTCCGCATTGTCGTCTCGACTGATACGAACGGCATATTCGATGCACACTCCATAATCGGCAACACATCGACGCCATCGACGACCATCAACAAACTATACGACACATGCGCCAGCAATTTTGGACTCAATTCAACCTTGGCCTTCGGGTCCCGCATTGCCGCTAGGTAACTAATAAACCGGGCTGCATCGGACATTGTACGACCCGACGCATCCGCAGCGGCAGACGGACTATGGCCCAGCACCCTCAACGCTATACCAAGAAAGGTTGAGGCGTCCACTTCAGTCCGACAGATGATAATAGCTTCTGGTTTCATTTTGATTGTCGTACCGTTAAAAAGAACGCTGCCGGGACTCGAACCCGGAACCCGCAATGGCAATCTGCGCCCGTAAACTGGCCGGTGGTGCCCGCCCAGCGTCCATATCATCCCTCTATACTATCTAACGGTCAAAACTGACCGAATTTCCACAAAATTCTTAACGGATTCTGTCCGTATTCGTGTTTCCGTTATCTGGAACCACGGCGGCTCCCTCGGATTTCACCTTCAAGAACTTGTCGATTTGGGCCAAAACCTCAACCTTGGGAGGTAGATTTGAGAACGGCGTCGAACACTTCACGGCAACCGGAACATGCCAAGAAAACTTGCTCCTGACAAGACGACTCTTGAGAGTCACGGGCAGCGGTCCATGCACTTCCATTCCCGTCGTGTTCTCGCCACGTGCCGTCGCGCTGTCGATGTCAGCTTGCGAACACGGGAGAAAGGCAAAAAGTCGCTTCGATTCGATGCGCGAACTCTTTGTCCCGCAGAAGAACTCCAAGAATTGTCCTGTACTGCGCTCATACACGAGGAAACTCGTGCCATACATGCAGCCACTTTCCTTCTCGGCCGATTGTTTCGCAATTCGGTCAAACTCGGGATTGTGGACATCGTAAATCGTAACGATGTTTGCCTTGTCCTTCAAATCCACGGCCTTGGGACGGCGGGCCAGCGGCAGAATATCCACAGAGTCGCCCAAGTCCGTAACCTCTTCCTTCGTGACCGGGATACCATAGTTACCCGGAGGAATCAACCGGGCGTCAACCATCTCACCCTTCGTGAAAAGTTGAAGTCGTGGAAGAAAATCAGACGACTTTGCAATCGCATCAAAGTCGGCGTTCGAGCCGATTTGTGTCGAAGGCAATTGTTCAAAACCAACAGGAACCAAAGAGTCAGACATGAAAGTGTCCTCCAAAAGAAAACTGTAAAACACAAAACCAATCCATTAGAACTACTCCTGCTTCTTGCGATCACGGTGCTGTTTAAGTACCTGACCACGCATACGTTGTCGAATCCGCGTTCTGAATTTTTCCACGCTGTCAGAGTCTAAGTGTACCACCCATCGTAAGGCGCAAAGCCAACCGTCCAACGGGGTCGTACAATTCAAACTAGCAAGCCACAGTGGACCACTTTGTGGTCTCTCCAATTCTGGTAACAACTCTCGCAGGCCCCGAAGTCGCGGTTGCGCGTCCACCTCGCCCGCGTAAAATCTCTCTAACCGCCCATCCAACTTCGCCGTGCGATATTGTCGTAAAACTGTCTGTACGAGAGCGCGAAATTCTTTCAGTGGGAGTGTCTTTGCGTCCGGTAGATATTGACCCCACATTGTATACGGTAGTCGTGACAGCCAGTATGCGGCCTCTAAAGACATCTCCCCAAGATCGGCGGCGCGTCGGTATACCTTATACCTCGCCAACTTTGCCAATCCCAGCATCTTACGAATCCAATATGGGTTCTTATGCAGTAGTTGGCATAACTCTGCTTGGCTCATCCCTTCCTTCTCGTGGAGAATCTTACGTATCTGCCGTGCAAAATCGGATGGTGCTGTTTGGAGTCGTTGTGCATTAGTTACAATCTGTATAGCCAACACCTCGTAATTTGTCAAATCACGAATCGCACAATGTATCTCGGTCTTCTGGGCATCTCTCGAAGCTGCAACCCGACACCTCCCATCGACCACTTCAAACATTCCCGATGTCTTTTGCGATGGACGCACACAAATACCATTCAATACGCCATACTTTGCAATTGAATCTCGTAGTTCTAGGTACTCGATAGTCGTGCGATCCACCGGTCGTAACACAACTGGGGGGTCGATTAACTTCGTCAACGGTATGGCACGGAAGTCATCTGACATAAGGCGGCGCGCCGGGTTTTACCTCTCCTACCATACTGTCGGTTTCGAGGGGTGGTTTGTCCCATAAAATTCTCCAAAATTTTTAAGAAAAAGATTGGGACAAATCTACCCTCGAAACCGACAGTATGGTAGGAGAGACGCACTATTTCCGAGAGAAACCACATGCCAACAGTTTCCCAAGCATTTCGGCGCTTCCTGGCGTCCGTTCAGAACCAGCTTCCCGGCGCAGACTTAATTGCCCGGTATCTACAGTACGGTCCTGAAAATCTGGAAACACAAGTCAATACCTGTTCCGACGATGGCGACCCTGTTGAGGGTCGGCGTCATACTTGGACCGATGGCGAATCGACTTGGTTTACGATCCGCATTCCAAAGAATGCGATGCTCACGCCCGAATGGGAAGACTATGAACTTCACTGGGCACCCGAGGAACACGCCGATGCTATCGGCTCCACGGGATGGGATTGGAAAAAACTACGGTCACGGTGGGTCGGATTCGACGTGGATGATCTTATATCACATGCCAAGGGTATTGGTGTCACAGACGAAGAAATGACTCACATCAAAGAAGTTGTACAGCAACTTCCGTATGTTGAGGCTCGCCGCAGCACGAGAGGCGGTGGTCTGCACCTCTATGTCTTATTCGACGACGAAGGTGTTCCCACAGCCAACCACACCGAACATGCCGCTCTTGCCCGCTGCATTCTAGGCATGATGACCGCTGAAGTCGGTTTCGACTTCGCTGCTGCCGTTGATTGTTGTGGTGGCAATATGTGGATTTGGAGCCGACGAACCACCACTGAGAATCGCGGATTGGAATTGATTAAACCGTCTACCAAACGGCTCAGTGTCAAGGACTTGCCCAGTAATTGGCGGGATCACATCGCCGTCGTTACCCGTCAAGCCACAAAAATCAAGTTACAGGGTGTGACCGGCGATACGCTGAGTCCTTTTGATGAGTTGACGGCTTCCCGCCGACTCGTCCCACTTGACGAGAAACACAAACTTGCCATTGAATTATTGATGGACACCGGGTTCTCGACAATCTGGGTCCCTGACCATCATCTCTTACAGACGCACACCAAGGCCCTTGAAAAAGTTGCCGACGACGCGCAAGCCCGGTCCAAATTAGGATTCGTTGGTCACTTCCAAACAAACAGCCCCGGAAAGAATCCAGGGGAGCCAAACTGCTTCCTCTTTCCAACACTGAATGGCGGGTGGCGAGTATACCGCTTCTCATTGGGCATAGCTGAAGCTGAGACATGGGCACAAGACGGTGCGGGTTGGACTACCTGTTATTTCAACAGACTCCCTGATCTTGATACCGCATGTCGTGCTTACGGTGGTCTTCCTACCGAAGGAAAACCAAACTACATGTTTCCCGATAGTGAGTCGGCTGTAAAAGCGGCTCTGGCACTAGGTCAAAAACTCGACATCCCCGACGACTTAAAAGGACGACCCGTTGAACTTCGTGTTCACAATGGTTTCCTAATCACCTATCTCAAGAAAAGCAAAGACGACCCAGAAACCATCAAAGGTTGGAATCTGAAAAAAGGTCAGTGGATTCAGGATTCAAAAAAGAAACTGACACCAGACGACAAAAGTGATCTCGGGGATAATGACTACGACAATGTTGTTCGTTCACTGCGGTCATTAAATGGTGAAATAGTCGGATGGACGTATCAATCGACTCAAGGCGATTGGAATGAAACAAACGCAGGCACCATCAAAATGATCCTTCAAGGAAAAGGACAAGCAAAAACCGAGGCCGAAGTTATCATGGGGAAGTGTGCCGTTCATCCGTGGCAGATCATGTGTCTTCCGTTCGCCGATGAGTTCCCAGGAGGACGCAGATGGAACCGTCAAGCACCGCAACTCAAGTACAAACCTGCGCTCACTGAGGATGAGACCCAAGCAGCCCACCCGCACTGGGATTTAATTCTCAACCATGTTGGCACCGAATTGACACCGGCGCTGAAAGATTCTCACTGGGCGCAAAAATATGGCGTCCTCACAGGCGGGCAATATCTTCTTCTTTGGATTGCGGCTGCTTTCCGCGAACCGCTTCAACACACACCTTATTTATTCCTTCATGGCAACGAAAATTGTGGTAAGTCCATTTTTTATGAGGCCATCGCCTTACTTGTCACTAAGGGCGTTGTTAGTGCGAATAAAGCACTGACAACCCCTGGCGATTTCAACGGTGAACTCGCTGGGGCCGTTTTCTGTTATGTTGAAGAGATTGATCTTTCCCACCACAAAGTCGCGCTCCCACGCATCAAGGAATATGTCATGGCAGAGACACTTCCAATCCGACAGATGCGTATGGACCTCTATCATCAACCAAACACGACACACTGGATGCACATGGCGAATTTCCTCGAATACTGTCCAATTTTCAGAGGTGATAGTCGTATTACCGCGATCCGTGTTCCCGACCTCTTGAAAGAGCAGGAGATTCCCAAAGGTCAATTTCTTGAACTCTTGAAAAAAGAAGCCCCACAATTTCTTCACACGATCTTTAACGTGTCGATACCGCCATCGCCTACTCGGTTGAGAGTCCCGATTATCGAGACGCAAAGCAAACTAGCTGCCATCGAACACAACCAAACATTCCTCGAAGAATTTATTGCAACCTACTGCAAAGAGGAACAAGGTGCTCGTACACCGTTGCCAATCTTCTACGAGGCATTCCGAAAATGGCTGCCCGATGACTCCATACGTGCAGAATGGACACTGCCACGAATTTGCTCTTGTATAAAAGGCACAACTCTTTCCAGAGGTAAGAGTCAACGGTATCTCGACAATCTAGTCTTGTGTTACCCAAAAGAAGAAGGGAAGCAATGAACATCCGAATTTACCAATACGATGGTCAAGTTTCAAACACCCCAATGCTCCACGCTACGTGCGTTGCGGAATTTGATATTGCTGCAAGAGATTGGAAACGCCAGCGGCGACAATTGCTACACGATCACGAGGGTGACTTCTACACAGTCAATGAGAGGAAAGAAAATGTCACGCAACTTCTATGCAGTCGGTGATGTCAACAGTACAAAACGCGGGTCGGGAGCCAGAGCGAATCACGGGAAGGTCTCTTTGACATTGGTGCCCTTCCACGTGCTCGCAGGCGTTGCTCGTGTCTTCATGGGCGGCAAATTAAAATACGCTGCGTGGAATTGGGCGAAAGGGATGCCCTGGTCAACGGCAACGGACTGCCTCTTTCGCCACCTCTTCAAATGGTGGTATCTCGGTGAAGACATCGACCCGGAGAGTGGTGAGCATCACTTGGATCATGCTATCTGCAATCTTCTAATGCTGCGGCACTATCTCACCGCCTATAAGGAAGGCGATGATCGTCCTCCGACCGACATCACGGGATTTAATGATGCACTTGTCGATTTCACTCGCTGTTTTGACGAGGAAGAATACCTACGACGCAACCCGTCGATCAAGCAACTCATTGAAGAACGCAGCAAACCGAGACCGAAAACAAAGGCAACGAAGAAAACGAAAAAGGCAAAATGATGAGTACCATCTACCCCGGCTTCACACATCTCAGCGGCAATCTCCTTGCGGCCATCGACTTCGAGACCACGGGACGCCGACCGGGGTACAGTGAGATCATCCAAATTGCCATTCAACCCTTGAATGAGCATCTGCAACCGAACCCAGATGTCCCACCTTTCTACCACAACATTCGACCCGAGTATCCTGAACGCTGTGAAAAGGGCGCAGGCTTTGTCCACGGAATTGACATGGATATGTTGTTGCTCCACGCTCCGAGTCAGGAACGTGTTCAGGAGTTATTGATTGAGTGGATTGGAAGATTAGAACTTCCACAAAACAAGGTTATCGTACCGTTAGCCCATAATTGGGCGTTCGAGTCGTCGTTTCTCAAAGGTTGGCTCGGCCCTGATTTGACTGACCAACTATTCCACAGTCATGGCCGCGATTCCATGCTGTTAGCCATCTCGCTCAATGACCGTGCCTTCTTTCGAGGAGAACAGTTGCCCTTCTCAAAAGTCAGTCTGCCTTACCTGTGCAAACAACTTGGCATCCCGCACGACCACGCACACGATGCGCTCGACGACTGTAAGGCCACGGCCGAACTCTATCGAACCCTTCTGATGTATGGACTCTAACCCCCTAATTGAACAGGTTCTCGATACTCTGCCGCCCTTCGTCGAAGGCCGCGACCGGCGTTTTCATTTCGAGTCAGACGGCGCACTCGTCTACGAACGCGAGGAAGGCGATTGGGAGCCTCCGAGACATATAGAGGGTTTCGAGACGGACCCAACCAATCCCTGGCGTCTACAGTCACACTGGGACGCCTGCCCGGCCCGCCTGTACACCGCCGTCCGGTTCCCCGAGTGCGGTTGCATTGGCATCATTGCCCGGTGCAATGAACCAGACGCCAACTTCACGAAACAAGTCAAATTAGAAGCGTGTAAACAGTGTCCCTTGTATCGAGAGGTGCGACATGGCATGTGATGACTGCCCCGAATACATTGTAGCCGCCGAGACCACGGGCGTGGCGATTCTCGTCTACTCCGGTGGTCCTCCGACCGCCATCTTCGAGAGCGTCAAGTATGCTCTTTCCGGTGACGATCCGAAGGTCATTCGGAAATGGTCGAAGCCAACCGTTCACAAAGATGGTTCAATCGAGTATGCTCCAAATGAAGCTGAGCCGCCCGAGATCGAGGGGTACTCTCGTGACCCCAACAATCCCAGACGGCTCAAACCTTGCTGGCCACCTTGCGCGTGGCGTACTCTCCGCGTTTGGCGTGCGGATAATGGTTCAGTGAAAATCACTTGTGGATGCGTGAATCCAACATCTGGTTACAAGCCGCATGAAGATGTCACGCTTGAAAACTGTAAGACCTGTGCTCGGCGCACCATCTAATTCTGGGCGACCGTAGATAATCCACTTCGATGGCCGTTGTCGTTCGTTACTAATTTGAACACCTTGCAATCTGCAAAGTCCACAAGTTTGCAACGCGAAACAAATACGCCAAATTGACGCAACTCTCTCCTTGTCGCTGCGGTCAATAAGTCATTCAACTTATCGGCCGCAATCATGTCAAGCAAGTCTTGTAGTGTGTGCTGTGCAATCACACTTACGACGGCTGCCTGTGTGATGTCATTGATCGTCGTATCGACATCCCAGTTTACGCGCCCGATGGCGTGAACAACATCGCGTATCCGATAGACTACGACTGTTCCCACCACAACTTTCTTGTTGTCTCGCGTAGTCAAAACTTGTGTCGGTAGATTGAGCGTCTGTCGTGCCGTGACGATTACCTCAACCTCTGTGACAAGTGGCCAATACACATGGAGTCCAGCCAACATCGGCTTGACTTTGTGGCCATGACGCCACTTCACACCGCCGTGCGTTGCTCTAACAATCAAGACTCGCGGTATGAACCGCAAGATCGCTTCAAAAATCTGACCTAACCAAGCAAACGCCGTCTCCATAACTCACCTCGCTTTGTTTGAGACAGAAGACACGGTGCCAAATTAGGCACCACGTCTTTGTTCATTTGACCTACGGTGCCAAATTAGGCACCACGTCTTTGTTCATTTGACCTACCGTGACCCGCGATGACGGGGCAACTTGCGAAGAGTCTTCGCCAAATTGACCTGCCGTTGGGTCTGAAGAGTTATACCTACCGGCGGATTATCAATGTAAGCCGCCACCGACTTCCCTGCCGCCTTTGCCTTCCGTGTCAACGCCCCTGGATGCTGAATAGCACCTTGTATCCACTTCTTTGCCATTGTCGTACCTCACTGTAAGAACCTATTCAAAGTCTGGAACATCAAACATTAGGTCTCCTCCTTCAAGAAGGCCGTTCCAGCGCCAAAAATCTCGCCTTCTTCATCGTACTCGAAATCGAACTCAATATCCTTGTCGGAATGTTCTTGATCCCAAATCGACACATCAGATCGAATCGACAAGTAATCAACACCGTTCTTCAACACGTCGGATAAATCCTGACCTTCTGGGTAGCTCGCGTCCGCGACCTTGGCCTTAATGCGATCCACCGTCAAGAATCCATCCTCATTGATGCCACGGAAAAAGGAACTCAAAGTAGTCCAACGATCCGGTTGCTCACCCTTGCTGTCCACAATTCTTGTCTTATGAAGATCAAGAATGATATGGCCAGGAAGATTCGGTGGGTATGCTGGATTCGACGGCGAAGCAAGAACCAAGTCCAGGTTCAGGTTGGGCTTAACCGTGTGCTGTACTTCCGCGTAATTTGGCAAGACGCCAATTGACTGCGCATTGTAGCCCACGTCAGTCGGATGACGGTCGCCCCAATCACTGTGTTGTGTAAACACAACATTAGGACCGCCAACAATCACCATATCGCCACCGCCCCAATTTTCAAAGTAGCCAATAGGTAAAGTACCTGTAGCCCCCATCCCCTCGCCGTCGCCGCCTGCATCACCTGATGCAATCTCATCAGGCGGTGGCCACGTCAGCCAGATTGGTAGACCCGCAGGCCAGAACCAATTGTACTTCGTCATCTGTCCGGCGCGAATTGGCACGAGACAGGTAAAGTCAATCTGATTCGAGTCGGAATTGTAAACAGCTTCCTCCACCAACACCTTAATTGTCCCGGTCGAAATGAAAGACTGGTCGAAATCCAATGTCACGCAGTCAAACGTTTCGAGATTCAGTTTATTCAAAAACGTGCTAAAGCGTATACGTTTCCAGGTCGAAGATTTCCGAATCAACCAGAATGTCGAGGCTTTATAAATCGTGTCTGGTTGATTGTAGATGTAGAAGTCGTACTCCTCTTCCACCACACCGTAGCGTTTCACGTTATGCCGAAGAATGATCGTTTTCTCACTCTTATCCTTTTCCCGATCCGTTTGACCGGGGGACCAACTCATTCGCCACAAGACTTTCATCTTTGTCACAATATCCTCGGTGGCTGTCAACTCTGTTTCAATCCCCGTCTCAGCATCAATATCACTCTCTGTGATTGTGTCAACAGATGCCGGTTCCTCGGGTAGATATTGAATATAAAACTTCCCATTGTTAAGCCACAAAGCACATCTCGCTTGGAACGCGATGTCTTGAAGAACTTCAACAGTATTCTTCCGATCCAAGATTGGAAAGTTTGCCGGAAATGGTGCCAACTTCGTTCGCACGTATTCAAACGAAACTGTGTCGTATGTCAAGTCCGTATAATGCTCGATCAGATAGATCAGGATGTCAATAATGTCCGGCCCGACACTCGATTGAAAAGTGACATAGAGATCGTCGGTCCAACCTTGCTCAGAGTATGAACTCAGTGGCCGTGTTGTCGTAATCTGGACTGTTGAGATAGCACCGTATGTAACATTGCTGATCGTGTAATAGGCCGATGGGACATCTACCAAACGACGTTCCCCTGGAAACTCTTTGTAGGCTTTCACCGCGAGTACAGTACCAGGAATGATTGACACGATGTAAGTAATCGGTTCGTTGCTTGATATGCGTACTGTCGCGCCTGGCTCCGCCCAAAACTGTTGCATCACAGCCGTGGATGAAATATCCGAAGCACGGCCACCTCCCCCGGCTGGAATCACAAATCCGTGTGCCCGACACTTACAATTTTCAACACTCACCGCCACACAGGTGCAAGCCACGTCGTAACTATAATCGTAGTCTACATTTTCCGGTGGCATCTCGCCACAGCCCTCGTCTTTACTGTCTGCCTGCGTGTCAGCTTCGTCCTCACCATCGGGCCAGTATCGACTTGAAATGTAGAAATTCGTTCCACTGAAATAACCAGTAAACTGCGCTCCATTGATGTCTAGTGTCAACGTCTGATTTTGTGGGAAGTCTTCACCGCCAAGAATCGGCAAAGGATTGGCACCAAGTCCACGGTTTTCGGCGTCCGCCAACTGGCTCGCTCGCTGCGATGCCGCGCAACTTGCTCGCATAGCCGCGCCTGCGACGATCCTTGCCATTTGATGATACAATTCATTGATCTGGTCATTGATAATTTGTCCAGCCTCATTATCATTGCCATAACCATTGCAGTACGCAGCGCAATTCAACACGCCTAACTGTGCCGAAATCAAAGCCAAAGAAACACCGATGCTAGTGTCGCTATTGGAACCTGTCTTGAATAGCGGAACACCGGCCGAGGCTCCTATGCCCGCCAAACAGCCAACACCAGCTAAGGTCGCGCCGCCAACAGCTTCGTTAATCTGAAGTGCCGGGCAATCTAAGACCGTGCCAAAAATCACCGGCCACGGTCGCCCCACCATCGCGGCCGGTAGCCATGTGAATTGACCTTCTTCTGGGCTAAACCCGACTTCTTTATCTTCCAACTGTGAAATGATCGTAAACTTCACCGTCCGATCATGTTCACTCCACGAAATCGGCGAGCTAATTTTTCCGGCGAACAAGAGAAACTTATCGGTCAGATCGAGCCCATCAAACCACTGATAGACGCGGGCTGTCCGCTTATGGATGTCGTGGGTATCAAAAATCGTCTTGATGCTTCCATCCGTGTCATCAAGAACAACTTCAATTTGTTGAGACGTTGTATTGGCTGAGATGCCGACCGCGTTATCGAGTCCGCCTAACTCGATTATCTTCCCCGGAGTATCAAGATCAATGTCACGGTCGCCATACCATTTCGGAGAAATACCATCGGCCCAGTCTACTTCGAGAAGTAGAACGGGTTCGGTTCCGTGGGTCTGTGCCAGCTTCGCAAGTCCTGCTGCTGATATAGTTCGCATTATACCTGCTCCTCTCCCTCAAATTCAATGTCAATCACTTGCGTCTCGCCACGAGGCATGGGATTGATCGCCGGTGCTGCACGTTCTGTTGTTTCAAATTCAAATGGATTATTCAAAAAGTTGCCAATCCAGACGCGATCATTGTGATCGACTATCCGAATCTTCGACGCAAAGTACGAAAAAATAAACGCCCTCAACTCCAAACCCTTTGGACGACTCAATTTGAAATTCCACTTGAGTTTCCGACGCCCGCCACGTGTCTTCACATAAGTGTACCGAGTGCCATCCATCGCCAACTTACGAGTTACCGTCACAAGCAGCGCTTCTTGATCGCTGAATTGCGGATTGGGAAGCGCAGTTGTCGTCTGCAACAGAGGGTATGGAGCTTCAAGTCGAAACATTGATTACCTCTACAATTCTGCGTCGGCGATCCATTGGAACCACTGAACGTCGTAGATATTGAAATCACCGGCACCAGACGCGATCCCAAAACCATTCATTCCAACTTCAATAATCTGCAACGCGCGATTCGCGTTGAACACTTGAACCGTGTTATACTCGCCACTATGCCCAGCCTCACCGTTATAGGGCGAGTATAAAGTCGGCGACACACTTATTCGTTTGGTCGTAGCATACCGAACCATGAAATTCTCGACCCACCATGCGTCACGACTACAACTACCAAAGGCACCTGTTCGTGTTGCAGTGGCAGGTGCAATATCGACATTGTAACTCTTCTCATAGTACCGTTGACAGAGTGCTAATTCGTCGCCATAGAAACGAGGTTTCCAGTCTTGTTCATAGTCAGCGGCCTGTGGATACAATCCGACTTCTGCAACGTCCAATGTTGTATCCTTCGCCACCACATTCTCGGTCCAAATGAAAACAATAGCATTGTTACATAAAGCACTTATAGTCCCAGACAAACGGACATCAGTTGCCACACCTGCCGTGAGCACAGTTGAACCGATGGCTGTTACCACCAAATTCGATCCTAAAAAGAAGTTGCCCGGAGTGTAAAGTACACTCGTCCAACTATTCACAACATCACTTGTAACGGTATCTGCCGTCCCCGTCCATTCGAGAACCGCGTAGCGAACGGTCTGTGTCACACTCGAAGTGAGAGTTGCTTGAAAACCGACGATGCCATCTCGCAGTGATTTTGAATTGTTGTATTCAACAATCTGCAAGAGTCCCATACGCTGTGCCAATGTTTGATGTTGCTTCATCCTACACTGCCACGCAGAATATGCAGCGCCAGCTATTCGTGCGACCTGCACGGAGTTACTTTGTGTGAGTACCGCCCAACGATCCGGTCCATACGTGTCGTCCGTTCGAGATGTCAATGTAGCCGGAGTTTGTCGCTGAAAGAAATCAAAGCCACCATTGATAAGGCGACTGGCCGTAGCCTCTTGGCCCTTTGCTACCCAAGCTAACTTACCGGTGCCATCAGTTTCCAGAACCTCACCCGAAACGCCATCCTTAATTGGGAACAGGAAGGGTGGAATCTCAAATTGGTCGCCCGTCGTAAAACGACGTTCTGCTCCCGCTTCGATTACGATAGGCTTGTAATGTGGATAGACTCGTTCTGTTTGCTCGCTGAGACTTACAACATCAGCGGTATCCACGTTAATAACATTTGTGTCGGCCGAGGCCAACACTTGAAGATACTGACGTGAAACACGTAGCTTCCCATCACTGGCCCCGAGGGCGTCCGCAAATTGTCTGGAAACTCTAATCGCGCCAACACCAGGGCCAACTCCATTCACGTACTGACGAGTGGCACGAAGTTTTCCGACGCCGGGGCCAACAGTATTAACGTACTGGCGTGTGGCGCGCAGTTTACCTGCACCGTCACCGAGCGAATCTGCGTATTGTCGTGTTACACGGAGTGCCATTCGTCTACCTCTGTCAATGTGGCAGGCGAGTAGATCGAATGTCTCGATCTACTCGCACCGCCCACAAATCTTGCTACAATCGAATTGGAGGCATGATGTTCAACTGTAGTTCAGTTGTACTGAGTGCCTTTCCAAGTCGTTCGAGATATTCGCCCGAGCCATCGGGAGGTGTTGCGGTAATTTCACCGGCTGTCGTTTCACTCAAAAAGTAAATCGAGCCAGCCGACAACCCGCCAGTTGTTCCAGCCACAGCGTCCCACTGGGTCGTGGTCGCCGTCAACACACCACCAAAACGAACGTTCCCACTCTCAGTTGTCGGAATTGACACATCAGAGACAAGTCCCAACACCTCAGTCGTCCCCACGGCATCAGCCTTGGCTTTGTCAATGTGTCCATTAGACTTGACATAAACCGGAGCGCAAATCACAATCGAACCGGCATTGTCATTTACCTTGGCAACGTCGTCAACTCCGCTGGCACCTGTTGGTCCGGTAGGTCCAGTAGGTCCGGTAGCCCCATCTGGACCTGTCGGGCCGGTGGCCCCATCCGGGCCTGTTGGGCCTGTGGCTCCATCTGGTCCTGTTGGGCCTGTGGCTCCGTCTGGTCCTGTTGGGCCAGTGGCCCCAGTTTCACCCTGCGGACCTGTGGGGCCAGTCGCACCGTCCGGTCCTGTCGGGCCAGTGGCACCGTCTGGGCCTGTCGCCCCGTCCGGGCCTGTCGGGCCAGTGGCCCCATCTGGACCTGTCGGGCCAGTGGCCCCGTCTGGGCCGGTGGGACCTGTTGCCCCAGCGGGACCAGTTGGGCCAGTGGCCCCGGTCTCGCCCTGCGGCCCTGTGGGGCCAGTAGCCCCATCCGGTCCTGTTGGGCCGGTGGCACCGTCCGGGCCTGTCGCCCCGTCCGGGCCTGTCGGGCCAGTGGCCCCATCCGGGCCGGTGGGACCTGTCGCCCCATCTGGACCAGTTGGGCCGGTGGCCCCGGCGGGACCTGTTGGGCCAGTGGCCCCGGTCTCGCCCTGCGGCCCTGTGGGGCCAGTAGCCCCGTATGCCGGGTCAATGAAGTCCCCGTCCTGAATCCTCTCAATAAGCCCGTCAGTACCGAGCACCAGCGGTTTCTTTAACGCCATCTTAGCACCCTTTCTCTTAAAGACGAATCGGTTCTTCAACCTCAATGTCTAACGTTTGTGTGGACGTAGCGCGCGCCGCACGCACCACGTAGCCACTGGTTGGAGCCGTCGTCACTAGACGCCCGGCCGTTGCGGCTGATATAAAATACATCTCACCCGGAGTCAATAAATCGGTCCCAGTGATGAGTGTCCAATTTGTTCTTGTAACTCGGCCTTCTGTCAGGTAATATCCTGTGTGCCCGGCGCTTACATCCGCGTACAGCAAACCAATCGCGCCGGAGGCAGGTAAAACGTCCGCCTTTGCAGCATCAATGTGTCCATTTGATTTCACATAGACAGGAGTGCCAGCAAGCATCGTACTATCGGCCTCAGCATTAAACGCATCATCCGGCATCTCTTCTGGCGGTTCTGGTTCAGCAGGATTCAACGATTCGTAATCATGTCGAATCCGCCGCAGAGGAGTACCTGGAATCCACGGGATTGCCTGTGGCGACCATGTTTCATCCAACGCGCCTTCAAAGTTGAAACTCGCTGAGTAATTATTGAAACTATCTTCAATGATCGGGTCTTCAGGCGTTACAATGATGCCTCGCCAGTAACGTTGTTCCCAGTCGATCATACCGACTTCAACGCCGAGATGATCCGTGAAGAAATCGAGAAGGTCCTGTGCCTCGTCCCGCGTGAGTCCTGAGAAATTCAAAACATGTGTTTGGACTTTTGGCCATATTGGGTCAGCAAAACTAATTGTCGTACCACCACGGGTCTCACGTAGGATTCGATTGAAAACAAGTTGATCGCGGTTCCCAAGGTTCGGAGAACACAGTGTCACGGAATCCGTCACAACGCCCGTCGCTGGATAGACCAGTTGGAATGGGGCTGTGATACCGGGCATCGGTCCCGTCAGTGTTTCCGGTGGTGGTGTCGGTGCGCCTGCTGCTCCGGTGCCAACGAACGGATGGTAGACCCAAATACAGTCTTCCAGCCGATTGTACCATGCAAGTGACTCACTCAACTCAATTGAATCCGACGCCGCAAGATTCCGAACAAGGCTACATGTAGCTTCGTCTGTGAGTTCAAGTTCATCTTCCGTCAGAATCGACGGAACGACAGTTGCTTCCTCTGTCAGTGAGATTGTGTCGTCAGCATCTAAAACGATGCTATTGTACGCTGCATCCGACAGACTAATCGTATCTGTCGCGTAGACGGCTATAGCATCAGCGCGTATGCGTATACAAGTTGCTTCTTCCGCAAACGAAAGATGGTCTTCGACCAGCTTTGGTTCAAACTTAACAACCGAAGCAGTCGCCTCATCTCGGAGTCCTTCATACGTGATGATCGGTTCAAGTGTGACGGGATCATACGTGGTCCGAATCGTCTGCAAAGAGTCCGACGCATCAAGCCGTTGGAAACCGGGCCACACAGATTCAGTCAAGGTCGTGATCTGATCTTGAGCATGTCGGTAACGCACGCAACTGGCCACCGCCACGTCACTGAGGCTCAGTACATCGTCAACGGCATGGATAATTTCAACATCAACGTCTTCACTTAGTGTGAGTGTATCGGCGACAGCACGGCAATGCTCGCCAATAGACTCTTCACTCAGACTCAAGGTGTCTGATGCCTCGCAAATTCTTTCGACACTCGAAACGACAACTTCACCCAGTGTCAAAGACTCAGTGACATTACGCTCGAACACGCTAGTCAAGGAGGCTACTTCACCCAGGGTGATTACATCAGAACAAATCCCAGGACGATCCGCCGTGGCTACTGCCAACTCAGATAAACTCAGCGTATCGACTGCGAATTTTGTAACATCAACATCGGCTACTTCCGACAACGAGAGAGTGTCATCACACGTCCGCTCTTTGACAACGACGCCATCTGCTATGTCACTCAGACTAAGATTATCGGATGTATTTTTGTAGAGAACAAGATCATACGTGACGATTGCGTCAACTACAGTCAACGTATCCGACGCAAAGCACATGCGGTCAATTGTTGCAACAGCCGACTCAGAAAGCGAAAGTGTATCTATTGCAAGTTTCGCTAGGCTACAAATAGCCTCATCTGTTAGACTCAGCGTGTCAGTGACAGTAGGATATACGAAGCGATGCTGCAACACACCTTCAGCAAACGTGATCGTATCCGAGGCGCTAAGCGCACGATCAATTGTCATCTGCGCCAAATCAGACAGACTCAACGAATCTGTCACTGCCACAGATAACCCAGTGGCGCTTGCAACTTCAGTCAGACTGAGAGAATCCGATGCTTGCCGATTGTAGATACTGCCGCCAAGTCCGACACTCTCACTAAGAGTCAGAGTATCACTCGTGGATACTCCCGCGTGCTCAATCAGGCACTCGGCTAATTCACTCACAGTCAGAAGATCAGTTACACTCGCCGAGATGCCTTCTTCGACGACAGCGAGAACGTCAACATACTGACGAGAAACACGAATCGCACCGGCAGCGCCACCCAGTGTTTCCGCAAATTGACGTGAGACTCGAATCTGACCAATCACGCCGCCGACCGCATTTACATACTCGCGTGTAGTGCGGAGTTGACCGTCAGGACTCCCGACAGCATTAACATACTGACGGGTGGCGCGCAGTTTCCCCGCGCCATCGCCAAGCGAATCTACGTATTGTCGGGTTACTCGGAGCGACATTCTCTCACCTCACGTCGCTAACCGATCTTAATACCAAATTGCGCCGCATTCAAATCAGCCGTGGCCCAGGCGGCAGCGGTATTAGGATCAGTCTCTAACACCCTCTTAAACGTCACATAACTAGGGGTTCCCACGGACTGTGCCGTGTCATCGCTCTCTGTTGCCCCCGACTTGCACGGAATCTTGACGCTAAAATTATCTGCGTCTGTTTCTCGACAATCAACCCACGCAATCACGCCATTGATTGTCGTCAATGTTGTCGCGCCAAAGTTGTAGAGGTCTTTTTGATCCGTCGTGTCGTCCTCTACATAGTCTGTGTCATCATTTGCTATGGCGTCATCGACGCACGTATAGTTGTCTCCAGCGCTCGGTGAAAGTTGAGTCGAGTCACCGGCCGCATTTGGTCGCAAGGATTCAATCTTAACATTCCCGAGAAAGTCGTTGTTTGCGGCTCCCGATGCGTCGCAAATATAAAAATCGTCGTAGTATGAATAGTTCAGCGACGTGGCCGTAATACGAACCCGGTCATGGTAGGCATTTGAGCCAGATTTCGTATCGAGACCCGTGCCGCTTCCCACCGTCACTCCACCGATGCGAACTTCATACGTACCTGTACTATCGTTGCATTTGATCTTAAACTCAACAAAGTACCAAATACCAGGACGCATACTCGCACCTGACGTTGTGCCCAATAACGTGCTGTCACGATAAACAGCGATTTCACCAGTGGCACGGAAACGAAAATTCACGCCCGCCGTCGCTCCATCATACAAAACCATAAATGCGCCTTCATCATACATGCGCGGGAATTTCACAGCTACGCCGATAATCAACGTATCGTTGGTCGTCAAGGCGGGTGTTTGGATATATGTAGAGCCGTCGTATGCCCAATACATACAGTAGCCGGTCCCAAATCGGCCGGTACTTATTCCCGAGTAGCCAGCTTGCGGTATACCAACCCCGTACTTTCGTCCGAGTACGCCGGTCGGCAGAAAGTTGCCAGATGTCCCGTAATCTTCAAAACCATCGAGCCACAGAAGCATATCGCACCTCCTAACCAACTTTGACACCAAACTGCGCAGCATTCAAATCCGTCAATGTCCACGTTGTTGATGTATTTGGATCAGTTTCTAACACACGTTGTTTCGTCACATAACTCGTCGTTCCAATAGACTGAGCCGAGTCATCATTCTCCGTCGCGCCTGACTTACATGGAGTCTTCAAACTAAACGCAGTGGCGTCCGATTGCCGACAATCTGTGCAAACCACGACGCCTTTGATGCTGTTCAATGTTGACGCGCCATAATTGTAAAGGTCCTTATGATCGGTTGTGGCATCGCTCACGTAATCCGTGTCGTCATTGGCGACAGCCTCATCGACACACGCATAATTACTTCCGGCGCTCGGTGTAAACTCAGTCGTATCACCCGCCGAGTCCGGTCTCATTGTGACAACTTTTACATTACCAAGAAAATCATTGTTCAAAGAACCTGATGTGTCGCACACGTAGAAGTCGTCGTAATATGTATGATTACGAGCGCCACAGACGATACGAACCCGATCATGGTAGGCATTTGAGCCAGCTTTCGTATCCAGACCAGAGCCACTTCCAACCGTCACACCGCCAACGCGAACTTCATACGTACCTGTGCTATCGTCGCATTTCACTTTGATTTCAATGTAATACCATTTTGTCTGACGTATGTTAGCGCCATTCGTTGTTCCGAGTAAAGTGCCGCCACGATAAATCTCAATCTCCCCGACAGGTGTGATCCAAAAATTCACTCCCCAAGTCGCACCGTCAAGTAGACTGAGAAATTGATAATTATAGTTGTAATACTTGGGGAATTTTATTGCCAAGCCAACAACTATTGTTGCGTCGGTTGTCAACGCCGGAGTCTGAATATAAACTCCGCTGTTCCATGTCATGTAGAAACAGTATCCGCCGAAACGTCCAGTGGAGATGCCGTAAGTGCCGTCAAGATTAGTGGTATACTTGCGCGACATCACGCCCGAAGGCGTGGGCGTGCCCGAGGTTCCATAGTTTTCAAAGCCATCAGCCCAAAGAAGCATAGTCCACCTCCTATCCTACCTTAACGCCAAACTGTGCGGCGTTCAAATTCGTTGGAGTCCATGCCGCCGACGTATTTGGGTCCGTTTCCAAGAGACGTTGTTTCGTTATGAAACTCGATGTCTGCACGGGAATCGCGGTGCCGTCACTTTCTGTGTCACCAGATTTGCACACAATCTTCAAATCCATGTTATCGGCGTCCGTCTCACGGCAATCCGTGCAAACGGCGACACCGGCAATTGTTGTGAGCGATGTGTTTTCATAATTGTACAAATCTTTGTTGTCTGTTGTCCCGCTCTCCACGTAATCAGTATTATCGTTCAACGCAACCTCATCGACACAGGTATAGTTGCTTCCCGCACTCGGGGTAAACTGAGACGAGTCGCCGTCCGAATTAGGTCGCAATGTCACAACACGCATGTTTCCGAGAAAATCATTATTTGCTGACCCCGAGCCGTCAAGACAATATAAGTCGTCGAAATACGGATTGCAAAGCGAACCACATCCAAAAATCCAGAACGTAGTGTGATAGGCATTTGAACCGGCCTTTGTATCGACACCTGTTGCGCTCAAAACACTCACGCCGCCAACATGAACTTCATACGTCCCCGTCGTATCGTTGCAAAGCACCTTTAGTTCCACGTAGTACCACGTGTTGATTTGTAAACCTAGACCGCTAGTTGTCCCCAACACAGTCGTTCCTCGGTACACGGCCAATTCACCGGCCGATGTCAAGCGTAAATTCACTCCAAGGGTTTCGCCATCATAAAATCGCACGAGTCCATCCGTATTAACCAAAGCACCAAACTTCAACGCCACTCCGACAACCATTGTTGCGTCAGTTGTCAAAGGTCCAGGCGAAAAACATCCCGCCGTGTCGGCAATCAATTGTATTGCATACCCACTGAGGCGACCAGTCTCAACCTCGAAACGTGTGTCCTCATACATGATACGAGGATACCTGCGTGTCATTACGCCCGCAGGTTGCGGCGCGACACCTGTGCTTGTGCCGTAATTATCAAAACCATCTATCCACAGAAGCATGGCAGCACCTCGTTAAAAAGAGAAAACAGGCCGAGCCGAGCCGAAACTCGGCCCGACCTTGGCGAGGGAGAGACCCTTGCAATTCCTTGTTACGCACTGACTGTATACGTGACCTTCAACTGGTCATTGTCCGCAACAGTCACGGTGCCCGAACTAAACTGGGCTCCGTTCCACAGAGTACCGCCACCGGCGGCATCATTCTTTGTGGCAGGAGCAGTACCGCCACCAACCAACGCAATGCCATACACCGATCCACTGGCACTAATTGTGAACACGACTGGTGAGGCATTGGTAATCGACTGGCTCGCCGATGCACCTTCTGTCCACTCTTGACGAGTTGCCTCATCATAGTCGTCCCACTCGTCCCAGGCATTGGTGCCGTTGATTTGTGCATACGTATCACCAGCCGCAGGCGTCGGTGAACCGGCCCCATCAATCAGCAACAGATACCACGTGGCGATCTGGGTTGCAGCGTGGAACATGACATCCAGCAACTTGTTCTTGCCTTGGTTGGTAATCAGATTGGGTGCCTCATAGCGACCAATCATTTCACCATTGCGCCAATGTTCCACAACAAAACGACCCTTCGGATTGATTAAATCACGAAGGCGAAACCGTTGTGTAACAGCTTCATCGGAACTCGCGGCGGGTACTAACTCACACGCCGCGCCCTCTCGGATCGACAAACGATCAACACTCATGGGTAATCTCCTCTACTTTAGAGTTACTACACCGCGCCGTACAAGCCGATTTAGTTCGGACGCGATAGACTTGGCCGTTTGGCGACCCGTATCGCCGCCTTGGACCGTGACGTTAATATCACCGATGCTCGTTGTTACGTTGCCACCGTCATTACGATAGACGGGTTGAACACCGGCGTTCATCGCAATCAACTGAGAAGCAAACTTTTGTGTTGCTCCCGCGTTCATTACAAATTCACCTTTTGAAAGCCAAGCTGGTATCACATCCGTGCCAGCCGGGCCACCGGCCGCGAGGTATCGACCAATCCTGCCACCTCGGGCCGCGTACTCCGTCCCTGTCGCCGATGGAGTCTTCACAGAGCGTGAAGCACTTGCAAGACTCCACATCTGCGCCGCCGCAGCGCTAATCTGATTCACCAATCCACTCATATCAAGTTGTGCGACTTGCGACAACGAACTTGCCGCAGCGGCAGCCGCCGACTTGCCTTGGTCTATGGGTTGAACAGCCTGTGTCGCCGAGTTCTTCAACTCCTGAAGAATCCGCTGTATCTCTTGGGCTTCCGTGGCCTTAGCTTTCGCGCGAGGCAACTCTTGCTGTAACTGCATTGCCTTCTTAGCTGCATCCGCTTGCGCGCCTGCGTCCTGCATAAACTGGTCGTACTGTGCCTTCAACTCCTTTGGAGGCTTCACCGAATCCAGATACTTCTCATACGACTTCTTGAGTTGCAGGAAATCCTTTTCAGTGGTCTTTTCGGGCGCGATCTTCGTGAAGGCTTGTGCAGCCCGCATAAATTCGCTACCTTGACGTGCCATCTGGCGAGACAAGTCTTCGCGGTCTTCCTTCCACCGTGGATTAAACAGGTCCGAAAGTTTTGGCCCACCTTGAGCAATCTCTTGAATTTTCTTTCCCGCTTCCGCGAGACTTTCTTTCGCATTTTTATTCGTTCGGATCAACGACTTGTTATAATCAGCAATCTGGCCAATCAACTCTTCGTAGCCCGATATAGCTTCCATGCCGCTTGCCATCTCACGGCTATAGATGCCATATCGTTGCTCCGCCGGAAGTCCAGCGAGTTCCTTCCGTAGACGTTCAGGCAACTGCGTCTCCGCTGTCTTAATCGCAATCGTGATCGGACCAACACCCGTCTCAATTTGATCGTGTAACGCCTTGATTGCCGCTGGCAACGCCATCAACTCACGTATCTGTGTCTTTGAAACACCGCCTTCCATTGCCAGTTGCACACGTTGTTGCAACTTGTCAACCGAAAGCATCTGAGATATGTCAGTTGGGGGAGCCAATTTCAACAGACGTGAAAGATTTTCTTGCAGTCGTTCGCGTTGTTGTTGCAGTTTCAACGGGTCTTTCGGACCTTCCTTGTCGAAAGATTGAAGATCAGACAAAATCTGCTTCATCAGAACACGGCTATCGTCAAGGTCCTTCTGCTTTTGAGCCGCCTCACGGGCTGTCTTCATAGAGGCTTGTGCCATGATAGCCGAGAGTTTTTTTTGTGCCCCATTCTTTTGTAACATGATCGAAAGAATGTTCCGCTCGGCGTCTTCTTGAAGACGTGTATCCCCCGTAGCTTGTGCCTGTTGAGCGGCCTCTTGAGCGAATGCGTCTGCACGTTGTTGAATAGCCTGTGCCGCCGCAACGTCCTCGGGCGTCTTCGCCTCCCGCATCTTCGCAACAGCCTCGTTCGTCAATTGCCGCGAACGACCCTGCGCAGCAATAGTCTTCTCATAGGCGTCCTTGTTTCGTTGTTGGAACGTGAAAACAGCGTCAGCATACGCCGCTTCGCCATTGACCTGTTCCTCGTGTGCGTGGCGTGATGCGTCCGCCTGCGCCTTGGCGGCATTTCGATAAGCCGAGACGACCCGTTCCTGCGACTCAATCAGCGAAGACATCGTTTCGCGTGCGTCGTCTATCAGAACCTTGTTATCTTCTTTCAGTTTATCGAGGAGGTCAAAGTGCTTCTTACGAATCTCCGACATCCCATTTTCCCACTCCTTCAACTCATCGCGTTGCTGTTTCTTCAAGTCATCAATGCGTTGTTGTCGTTTCGCGGCGTCATCGCGGAGTTCGTCAATCAATGCTTGCCTGCGCTCTTGGGCATTCTTTCGGATTGCGGCAAGTTCCATCGCACTCAAGTAAGTAGATGCACCTGCGTAGGTCATGGCTGCCACTGTAATGGCACCCAAAGCGATTCCTAGTGGGCCGAGTCCAGCGGTCGCAGCCATTGCGGCAATAGCCAAAGCGCCCAATACCGGAATCAATATCATTGCCGCCGAAGCAAGACCTTGGATCGCAGCCGCCATTCGATCAGCGCCGCCAATCCACTGCATCATGTTTCCAAGAGTCTCAACAATCATGTTACCGAAATCACGTGTCAGTGTGACTCGGAGAGAGTTGATGTTCGATGTCAGCTTTTCAGCAGGCATCTTTGTGAATTGTTCATATATCTGGTCCAGCGTATCGGCCGTTGTCTTTGCCATGACCTCCTGGGCCGCTTTATACTTCTCAGCCTCATCTCGACCCAAACTCAAAACAGCCGTCATGGCGCGAATGTTTCGCACATTCTCACCAATCTCACCAGCCATCCCGTGAGATGCCTTCGTAATTCCTTCAAAGGAACCAATGAGACCTTTAGCAGCGATCATCTGTTCTGGGTCCGTGAAACCCATACTTCGCATCGTCTTCTTCATCTCTTCCGAAGGTTTGATGATCGCAACCATTGCCTGACGCAAACCGGTTGCGGCTTTATGAGCGTCAAGACCACCAATCGTCATCGACACGTAGGCAGAGTTGACTTCATCCAAGGAGACCTTCAACTGAGCGGCAATTGGGATCACTTGGCCAATCGTGTCGGACAACTCCTTTCCACGAACGCGCCCCAACTCAATCGTTCGGAAGAATTTCGCAGCCACGGTCGCTGCTTGATCCGAAGACATGCCATACGCATTGAGAGTTCCAGTCAACAACTCGACGGAGCTACCTAAATCCATAACAGCGACGCGCGACAACTTCATCGCTGCCTGCATGATATTGTTGCGTTCCGTCACAGTGGTAAACTGATCGGAAATTGTCTCATACAAACCCTCCGCCACTTGTGGCAGGGGAATGTTGAATTTCTTCGACATCTCTGCAACTTCGTCAGAGAGGGTTTGGAATGACGCCGTAACCGGAGCGATAGTCGAAATCTCAGCGATCTGTCGCTGGAAATCAATCGCTGATTCTGTGGCATCTGAAAGTGCCTGCCGCACCTGCGAAAAAGCACGCACGATCATCTGTGTGACGACAATACGACCAAGCATCGAAAGCGAGATAGAGAAATTCTTCGCCGCATTGTTTGCCCGGTTGAGTGCTTCTTCACCCTTCATCCCGGTCATACGGAGTTGGTCGCCGACGACAGAAACTTTTCCGCCGTATTGACTTGTCAAGGCGATGGCACTTTGTATGCGGGACAATGTTTCAGGCGTTGCCACGGACGCAGAAGCAGCCGAAGTCGCGGTCGCAGCGCCGCCCACGGTTGGAAGTGTCATCTTGGACGCCAACGTAGCCATCTCCCGCATCGTGGCTAGGGCCGTCTGTGCAGTCGAGTTCCACGACTGCATAGCGCCCGCGTGCGCGGAGAAAGACGAGGCCGACGATTGAAGTTGACTATCCAACTTCTGAAGCGCAGACAGCGCATCTTGTACGTCGAATCCAAGTTTATTGACAATTTCGTCAGCCATGCGTCACCACACTACTATGTGCTACCACGTACTACCACGTACTACCTGACAACTTGTTTACGAATGAATGGTGCTACTTTTGGTAGACTTGCCATCTTCGTTGCATGAAGAAAAGCTGCTCTCGCCTTTACTTGAAACTCATAGGGACCTGGATTCGTGAGATGAAAACCCCAGTCATTGGCGTTATAATACTCATTCACGAGGAGCCACGGGAGCGTTGTTCCATACGTAAACACGTACAATCCCCTCTCCATCTCACTTGGGTCGAGTCCTTCCCCCGTGCTCATTGCAAGTCCCGTGCCCGCCCTGTTAAATGGTGCCGACCCTCCACTCGTCGCAACAGTATGGTCAATCAATTGGCCCACTTTTACAAACGTAGCACGCGAAGCACCACTCCACAATGGAACCTCGACAGTCGTGACCATCAACCATGCTTCAAGTCCCTGTGCTACAATCTCCCGCATCTGTTTGTCGAGTGCTTTTTTATACGCATCGAAGTCCAGTTTAGGGCAAAAGTATTTGAACGTGAATTTCACAGTTAGAGTCCTTAACGCGACTTAGGCAGTGGCGGTGGCGTTGCGCCAGTTGGATTTGCTCCGGCTAACTTCATCTGCCAATCCTCATCGTCGTGAATACCAGTCTGATAGCAAGCAATCATCAAAGCCTGCGTATCCGTGCCGCAATCCTCCCAGTGTTCTTTGACACCGGGAGGATGTACGCCAAAGTAACGACAGGCTTGCCAGATTACGTACTCGCCTGTTCGGAAACTTGGCCAGAGGTGTCTACTGGCATTTTCCCCTGACCAGCAAGAAAAACCTCGCGGGCTTTCCGCAGTTTCGCTTCATCAAGAGCATTGGCTTCCATCACCAGAGCAAGCACTCGATTGACTTCGATGTCACTCAAGTTGCTATCACGCAGGTCCTTTTCCCAATTCTGCCATGTCTTGGGATTATTCGGATCGACGGTATCCCATTCGATCCCGCTCGGGACCAGCGAATGAATGACCATGTAGCCGAGACGTTTCTTAGCCCATTCGCCAAGAACTTGCTGGTACGTCGGGTCATTGTCCATCGGCACGAAACCGTCTCGGGTTTGTTTTCCCGGCGGTTTGGGTTGAGGGCACAAGGCGTTAAACGCTTCCATGTCAGGTAGGCCACGTGCCACAAAAACGATGTTCTGATCCTCGCCACGAGGTAGAACCAAAGTAACTTCGGTTGACAAAGTTTTCGGATCAATTCCACCAATTCTCATTGTTCATCTCCCTCAAGAGTGAAAGACACCGATGCCAGGACTCCATCCTGGCATCGGCTTGAAAAGTAACACTACTACTCGCGTGTCACTGTTGGTTCGACAACATTGCACTTACCAGTAAGTGCGATGGTTGCTTCCTTGAAATTGATTTCCTTGGTCTCAGCACGGAAGTCTGGGAACAAAGTAATCTCAGTCTGTGACGTTCCGCAAGGCGGATTATGCTCGACCTCCACGTCGATAGCATACGGTTCGCACTGGTCAGACGAGGAACTGACCCATTCCGCAGCCTCACCGATGCCCTTGAGCGCGTCCATCGGGCTAATCGTTTCCGATGTGCCCGTCGTGATATGCTCATAGGTGCATTCCAACTTGACATCCAGTGGGACTTCATTGCCTTCACGCACGGTATCAAGATCACCACGGTCGAGCATATACTCGTAGGTGCGGTGTTCGGTGTAGGTAAGATTACCGTCACCAATCTTGATTTCGAGAATTTGAGGCATGAAAGTCACAACACCGTCCTCAGCATACGTGCCAGCACCAAGCGCGGGCGTAAAGACCACGTTGGTTGTTGGACTTGTCGATGCTGGTGTCCGAGCCGTCACTGTGTGAATCGTAGTAGAAGCTGTCTCGCCAGCGACGGTGAAACGAGCACCAACAGGAATCAGATCAGTGTCGGCCGTATTCAAAACGATTGAGTCAACGTCCATATCAACATCGGTCGCAACTGGCGGAGTCGCTGTCAAAGCAGCCACGCCACTCAGACCGTCCTTGAACCGGATCGTACAATCGCGTAGTTCAATTCTTGCCATGTTTATGTTCTCCTTGTTAGGGGTTGTTAAGTATTATTCTGCAACTCCATTTCATACCAACAGTCAACCATTGACTGCCGTAACCCTTCGGTCGGGCTAATCTGACCAAAGTGCATCACACGGACTGCATCATTTGATCCATTCAACGCCGACAAGCATCCGAGCAAGGTTCCATCATCCTCCGGTAAGTTTCCATACCGATACGTTGCGATAGCTCCATCCAACGCTTCCTGAAACAAGCCTGCAATACGCTGTGGAGCATAACGATTATCTGTTCCCATTTGACTGAGAATCAAGATACGCACACCCACCTTCGTATGGTAATAATTGTGCGAGACCTCACGAATGTAAGGTCCTGTTATCGCAATCTCCACGTGGTCTGGTTGTTTTAAGATCGCATCCGTTCGAGTATCAACACCTTCGGTCATGGCCGGTATCGAGTTGTCTGAGGCAACTTGCTTCAGATACTTCGATAAGGAAGCGAATATCCAACGAGCCCAATTAGGATTTGCCGACATTACGCCACCTCACTGTCTACGTCAGACGTTACCATAATCGCATCAGCGGCGTCAACAGATTGTTGTAGCCCTGTTTCAAGTTCGGTTTCGCCCAAGAGAACGTGACCCGTGATAACCCATCCGGTATCAAACTCCAATTCTTCAATTTTCTCAAATTGAAACTTGCCTCCATTCCACACCAACCAGTCTTCTAAACTAATCGTCAGGTCTCTGACATCACGACGATCCACAATAAACACACGACGACTTCGATCATAACCGCCACCGGCCATCAACTGTTTGATCGCAGGTGTTGATGCAAGGTCTTTTAGTAACTCGCGGGTCATTGTCGCCGGTAAGATAATCGCACGGTACACTCGATAAGATAAAGTGTTCGTCGTCACTTCCCCGGTTTCATCGTCCACTGCCGAATTTAACAGTCGATAGATGACAATAGGCCCGCCGTACTGGCGCTTTAACGAGTAAAGCGCTACTTGCATCTGCCGTTTCAGAAAGTATTCGTGTGGCGAGGTTGCCATTGTTTACTCTGGTGTCCGTGTCTTCTGAGTCCAACGTTCGTCCAAAGTCTGTTCCAGCCGCCGCATGATGAGAGTGTTCTTTGTTATGACGTGTGTACACTTCTTCACGAGCGGCAACAGAACTTTTCGCTGTTCGTCTTCCAGCTTATTGATTCGACTAGAAAGACGACACTCACGCATCCAGCCTTGAGCCAGCAAAAATGCCAGGACCAAAACCAATGGTCCGTATTGCTTCACTACTTGTAAAGCTATGTCCCAATCCATTGCGCACCTCCCGGTTGATAACTTCACTGAAGACCCGCCCTCCCCAGGTTATTCTGGGGAGGGCAGACCATTACAAAACAGCAACCGTTTGGTTAGCCAAGCAGAACCACGGCCAAATCCGTATCCAACACAGCAACACCAGCCAGGATGTCAAGGTTGACAACCGTGCCACCCTCCTGAATGTCGTACTGCATTGTCACACGCATGGCGATACCGTTGTAAGCGCCAACATGAGACATGACGCCCATCTGAGCACTCGGAGTGGCCAGAGGACGTGTGACGAGCGCCAAAGCGTCCCGATGGAAAGCGAGATTGAACACGCCAGCGGGGCCAGGGAAAGCCGCTTGATTGTCAATGATGGCGTTGGCACCAACAGTGCCTTCCAATGGACGATCAAGAATCACAGACTGTTCGCCAGTCGCCGACAGCCAACTTTCGATCACGGTGTAAACCTTGCGAGCAGTGCTCACACCAAACGCAACCAACTGACCAACTGCCGGAGCAACGGTCCAACCATCGAGAACAACCGCTTCACTATAGCCAGTGAGATAGTTGCCCTTGACAGCACATGCTTCATAGTTCGTCAGAACTGCAAGAGCATCCGTCGCGTACTTGTTGGCCTCGTTCAAAGTCACCGCTGTCGTCGCGCCACCGCCAGTTGTGCAAGCAGTGATGTAGGTCGGCTGATCGTTGCCAGCCACAGTCAGGTACTCACCGTCCACAGCCACACGAGCCAGGGTGCAGGCTTGCGAGCCACTGCCACCAGCCGCAAGAGCGCTAGTGATAGTGCCTTCCGTGTACTGACCGTACATAGACGACTTGCTGACGCTGTTCACGTTCTGATCCATATAGGTCGTGAAGCCAAGGATGTGGCCAAGAACGGCCGTTTCCAAAGCTGTCCCACCATCACCGCGCTCGTTCGCCTTAACGAACATGTCGGTCTTGAGCAGAGCAGTTTCACTCGAAGGAGCCAGAACCAAAACACGCCCGTCAGTCGGAGCCTTGTTGTTGCTCAGAATTTCGCGCACTTCCAACACGTAGTCCTTCGCGTTCGTGCCCGTCAAACCTTGCAGTTTGCCAGATCGCTTAGCGGGGGTGAGGATGAAATTGTGAACACGGCCAAGCACGGCGCGGTCGATAGCGCGAGCAATCGACTGCATACCAGGACGCAGATAGATGTCAACGAGGTCTTGGAAAGCCTTGCTGGCTTCGCCGTCCTTGATGACGAAGGAGGTGTAGAACCACTGGTCGAGCGCCACTGGCACATTCGTCGCGCTTGCGTCTTGCTGTGTCAGTGTCGTGCCGTCCTTCTTACGGCTAATACGGAACGTTCCGGGCTTCCGGGTATTCACCACGTCGCCGAAGTTCCGAATCTCGTCCTCGAAATCTCGGTGAACGAGACTTGCGATGACCATGTTCTCTTCCAGAATCGCCAAACCTTCCTGTGCCCATTGCTCAGGAATATAGGCGTCGTTGTCGTTTGCAAAACAGCCAACTTGGCCCTTGCACATGTAAAAAGACTTCATTGTGTTTTCTCCACAAAAGATGGGTTTTCAACCTGGGTGCAAAACTTATTGCACCCTTCGTCAACCCCCGATTTGTTAGCGCCGTCCCTTACGACGTAAGCCGAGTTTTTCGGGGTCTTTTTCTCGGAGTTCACGATATTGCTGTGGGGTCAATTTCCTCACATCAACTCGTCCGCTACCCGGCGCGCCGCCGGTGTTCATACCGCCCCCGATACCACTGACAACATTGACTTTGAACAAGTTGCCATAAATATCCGGTAATTCTGACATCCTTTTCACAGCCTCATGCGGAGTCAGAACCAATGTGACGCCCTCGCCAGTCTGAGGATCAACACCAGACATCTCAACCTTCGGCTGGTATGTCTCCCTCGGCTTGCCGGTCGTCTCATCCACATCCTGCACCAATTTTGTTTGTCCTCGCAATAGCGTGACAATCTGCTCCGGGCGACATGCACCGTGAACAACGGCTGCATCTTGCAGCGAGCGTTCAATCGAACTTTCACGGTACAGGTTTTCCCAGTAGCCCTTCTGCCTCTCCAACTCGCCGATCTTCTGACTGAGAGTTTCTTCAACTCTCTTCTTCTCCAACGTCAGCATTTCTTCCTTCGTTCGCAACTCACCTCGCACAGCCGCAAGATTCTCTTCCAGCGTCTTCCGTGTCGCTTCCGTCATAGTCTTGTCTTCGAGGGCAGTTGCCAACTTCTGCTCCATCTGTGTCAAGGCCGCTTGGTGCTTCCGCTTGTCATCAGCGAGAAAACGATTAACGTCGTCTTGCGTGAACTTCGCAGCAGCCTTCGCAGCAGCGTCCCTCGCAGCGGCTTCCTTTGCAGCAGCATCCGCAGCCGCAGCCCTTGCCGCATCCGATGCAATACGGGCCGCTTCCGCAGCCGCAGCAGCGTCATCCGCGCCCTCAAAACAAGACACTTGACCACGAGACCAATACGACCGATTCATCAAACTTTTCATCATAGTTCCTCCTGGCGTCTTCCGCACATTGCCTTGCTAGGAGCACCAGTTTCCTAGCGAGTCAAGCCCAGTTTCGTAGTGCCAACTGGTATGCAAGCACAGCTACCCGCTGTGTCATGCAGGGTGTTTACGACACCCTAGTAATCTTTACCGCATCTCCGTCACGCAAGTATGGTCGAATCAATCGCCACGCAACAGCATTTGGAATCATGTTAATCAAATGCTCAATGGGCGTTTGTCCGCGTTCATACGTTGTCTTCACTCCGCCATACGTCTGACCCGTAACCGCGAGAACTTCCAACTCCAACTCCGGGTCCTTGTTGTCGAGCAGGCTGTGGGCGATTTCATACTGAGCAATTCGGATGTCTTCCGGCACAGTTGTATCAGCACCACGTGGAAATTCATTGGGTTGTGTTGCCTCGGCCGCTTGAATCGTTTCGATGTCGGCATCGGGGTCCGCTTCCAATACGGTATACACAGGGTGTTTGTTTCCCTTAAAATTGAGTCCGTCAATCAGGCGGCGTGCCGAGATAAGTGCATTCGTCTTGTCTGTCGCTGACGCCGATGACCAAGCAAATTCATGCAAGCGAGTGACAAAGTATTCCTCTGCCTCAACAAGCGTCCCATAGTATGTTGCATTAAGCGCCATCAATCACCTCACGGATAGAAACGAAGCCAATCCAAATTCTTACGATCCTCGTGAACTTCGTACCACCCTTTTCCATGTAAATCAGAAAGCATCTCAAAATATTCCTGATACTTGTAACGTACCCTGTCCATCGAGTAATTTGCCATCGTGCGTTGATGCGTATACCACGTGTCAATTTCGCCAATATGTTTTGCTGCCCAAATGAATTGATCTAACGTATGACATCGAAATCCTGTTTTTCCATGTTCAACTGTTTCTGGGAAAACACCAAAGTCTGTTGTGATAACAGGCGTACCGCACATCTGCGCTTCAACCGCCACTGTTCCAAAGGGTTCAATATACAAAGTAGGAACAAATGCTGCTTTTGCATTTTGAAGCAACGCATCCCGTTCCTTGCCGATTACCGGCCCAACATACTGGATATGATCGCCGGTGTAGGTGCTTCCATCACTACAAGTAATCTTGTTGCCCTCTTGTTTGGCACCTTGGCCCGCCATAATCAATTGTGCGCCAATGCGTCGAGTTGTTTCGACTGCAATCTCAAGTCCCTTACGGCGGACCATTCTTCCAAGATATAGGTAGTAATCTTGTTTCTCGGCCTTGTAGGTGTATTCATCCGGGTCAAGATAATTAGGAATCACCACATCATACAAATGTCCATCAGGGTCAAAACCACCTTGAGCACCCCAAATCTTGTGCATGTGGGCATAAGATTCAAAAACTCGGTAATTCGCAAAAGGACCATTATATCCGATGCCATACTCAACAGTCAAAACGTCCTTATCCAACAACTGCACAATAGGTTGATTCAAGCGTCCCATAATGACGCAAACGAAATCACCCTTCCGCTGTCTCTTTTTGATTTCCGAGGCCGACCGTTCGTTAAGCAGTTTCCAGTATTCCGCTTTACCCGTCCAGTCGGCACTGTAAAGTTTGTTGATGTCGAAAGGTCCGAACCAACCCTCTTGTTCCTTCGCCGACAAAACAACCACGTCCTCAGCCCACTCAGATACTTCGCTATTCTCGGCTCCATAATGGATCACTTCGTGACCGAGGCTGTTCATCATCCTAATGAAACGAAGAATCTTGATTGTGAAAGCGCACGCCGTGTGGCGTTTGCTTGTTTGTGTATGAGGTAAACCAACAACATGAAATCTCATAAATTTTTCTCCCTCGTTACACCGCTTTCGCGGATTGTCGGGTCGGCAGAATCGCCAAATTCTGCCGACCTGTTTTACTTATCTTACGGGTGTGTCACCCAAGTCGGAACACCACTCGCAATATGAAGAACATAATCACCATCACCAGTCGGTGGATCAGGAAGATTTTCAGGACCAGTCGGGCCAGTCGCACCATCCACACCAGTCGGGCCAGTCGCCCCTGTTACGCCAGTCGGGCCAGTTGGACCGTCTGAAGGACCAGTCGCTCCTGTGACACCGGTCGGGCCAGTCGCCCCATCGTCACCTACTCCGGTCGGGCCAGTCGCCCCATCCACGCCGGTCGGGCCAGTCGCACCGTCCACACCGGTCGGGCCAGTTGGGCCACCAGAAGGACCTGTCGCTCCGTCCACACCAGTCGGGCCAGTCGCCCCTGTTACGCCAGTCGGGCCGGTCGCTCCATCGTCACCCACGCCAGTCGGGCCGGTTGCCCCATCCACGCCGGTCGGGCCAGTGGCCCCGTCAGCGCCCACGCCAGTCGGACCAGTAGCCCCATCAACGCCGGTCGGGCCGGTATCACCTTGCGGTCCAGTCGCACCATCGGGACCAGTAGCCCCGGTCACGCCGGTTGCTCCGGTCACACCAGTTGCGCCAGTCACGCCGGTCGCACCATCGGGACCAGTAGCCCCATCAACGCCGGTCGGGCCAGTATCGCCTTGCGGTCCAGTCGCACCATCGGGACCAGTAGCCCCGGTCACGCCGGTTGCTCCGGTCACACCAGTTGCGCCAGTATCGCCTTGCGGTCCAGTCGCACCATCGGGACCAGTAGCCCCATCAACGCCGGTCGGGCCAGTATCGCCTTGCGGTCCAGTCGCACCATCGGGACCAGTAGCCCCGGTCACGCCAGTTGCTCCGGTCACACCAGTTGCGCCAGTCACGCCGGTCGCGCCATCGGGACCAGTAGCCCCATCAACGCCGGTCGGGCCAGTATCGCCTTGCGGTCCAGTCGCACCATCGGGACCAGTAGCCCCGGTCACGCCGGTTGCTCCGGTCACACCAGTTGCGCCAGTCACGCCGGTCGGACCTGTTGGGCCACCTGAAGGTCCAGTCGGACCCGTTGCTCCAGCGCCACCGCTAACAATGTCCAATTCTTCTTGTGTTGCAATTACTTCCGCGACAATCTGATCCCAGTCCTCTCGATTTGGACCGAGATTCTGCGCACGATCAATTCGGTCGTCATTAGGCGAGAGACCGTCCCACACTTGGCCCGGATATTTTGGTGTAATGTAAGCCATAGTTATCAGCCCTTATTAGAAAGCAATCCACGTGACTATCGTACCAGCATCAGTGCTGACCAGCCACAGCTTGTTCAAATCATCAACAAACAACATTGGACTTGCCTGTCCGGCCTTGATCGCAAAACCAAGAACAGAGGCAGTCTTCCCGAGTGATACGATAGCAGCAGCAATCGTCTCGTCAATTTTCAAATACAACCCCTTCCGCAGTGGAAGTGAGGCGGCTTGAATTTGAACCGGTGTCGTCCCAACAGTGACTCTGCCCGTCCAAAAGTCGGGCAGGGATTCTCTATCAATCTGCATTGTTATTCTCCGTTTGACGACCATCACCACGAACCCGTGGCATTGTCGTCGGTTGTAAGTCTGTGTTTCGGCTCAATTCCTTTTCATCAGAGCCACCTTGATCGTCAACGGCTAAATCCTTCACACCACGAGCCGCCGGATTCCCACCACCTGTCACACCTTGAACAGCCGCGATCCGTTTTGCACGTTCCGTGCTTTCTTTCTCCGCAATTTCTGCTTCGCCCTCATCAAATCCTGCGGCGACCGATGCCGTCTGGCTGCCACAAAGTCCGGCGTTCTTTAAGTCAACTAGGGTCTTGGGGTCACTTGTTGTATAGTTGGCACTGTCGATCTCTTTTTCAATCTTTGCAATAGTCTCAAGATCAACCTTTCCAGCCAGCAAAGAAGCGACAACCAACTTGCTCAATTCCTTCTTAACCGTTCGTCCCGGCACAGCATTTACCAACGCCGCTAACTTTTCAGCCTCGTGAATCCTGTCTGTGTCTGTCTTCAGACTATAACGATCAGGATACTTTATCGTGGCGACCAGTTGTTGTTTCGAGTCACGGTTCTCATACGCAGCCCAATACTTCGCAACCTGTCGTTCCGCGTTCTCCAAAACCAAGCCAATGAATGACAACCCGGCTTCCAACCCCTGATTATCCATCTCCTTCGAGTCGGCCGATGCACGTGCGCCAATGTTGGTCACGGCAAGGTTAATCAACTTTCGGATGTCGGCTTCCAACTTGACTTGTAATGCCTGCGAAGCTGTTAGGGTCTCCGATGACGGATTGATAAATGATGGCGGGTCCATGTCAAGACCATAGACGCGCCCATGCACAACGCCGACTTTTACCGCCTCATCTGCCGCTCCCTGACCGCCAGCACTCGATGTTCCATCCTCTGTTGCCACTCGTTTCAAATGTGCGCCAATTGCTCGAAGATCACGTTGTTCAACTAGGAAGGGGAAATTCGCCTTCAAAGCATAATTCACATCACTCGACACAAGATTCAACAAAGCGATCTGATAATAGGCTACGTCTTTCAAAAGACTGTCACCAATATCAAGCACGATAAAGGGAATTTGTTTCAACTCAAGACGTGTTGGCTCCGTCGCCGGGAGACCTTCTGAGTCAATCATCTCGCCCTTCATGTTGTAGAATTGAAGCATGACATCTCCTGTGTCAGCGTCAATCCACATCAAACGATAACGTTGTCCTGTCAATGTTGGAAGATATGTGTCCTGATCGAACTCAAGAGTTGTGTCTCGCAACAAAACCGACTGAAACTGTGAAGGCTTGTCAGCGCCAACCATTCGCCAGTTGAGAATATCCTCGACCGCATATTGGTATAGGTATGGCTGTGTTGTGGGGGCCTCAGCCAGTGTTCGTGCATTTTCGATCACCGGGGCGTCAACATAGATGCCAACTCGACCCATTACCAGCAAGTCCGTCAAGACTTTCATTCCGAGAAACGCATTCATTGTAGAACCGTTTCGGTCAACACCGTCACGCTCCCCGTTGATTGCCTTCTGGTACGCATCACTCCCGCCACGACGGAGAATATCACGCATACGCTGAAAAATCGCGTTGCGAATATCGTTCACCGCTGCCCGAGCGAATGTCGGAATCGGCGTGTTGTCTCGGCGGAAATTAAAATCTGTTGTTTCTTCGCGCGTGGTAAACTGTTTCAAGTATGTGTAACGGTAGTCTGACCCACCGGCATACGTCTTACGCCACAACTCCCAGTCATTGATCCCCGTCGTTAAGACGGGATGGCGACTGTCGATAATGCGAACAGGATCACTCATGCTTACACCGATTTTGTAATGTCTTGGTTCGTTTGAATTGCAGCAGCAAAACGTAGGCCAACGTCTGAATAAAGTAAAGAGTGTGCATAGTGATCGGGTCCCATGTTTTTGTAAACCATGTGCAACCCACCATGCTCATCTTTCTCGTATGTTCGGACCATCGCCTTCAAGTGTTCTCTGTATTCCAACGAAATGTCAGCCGGAAGAAAAATACGCGGTGGTTTTGTCTTGAAACGTCCTAGCGTGCAAGAAAACCAATTCGACCTGTCAATCTGTGCAATTGGAGCGCCACTGTCCGGGTCTACAATTGTCATTTCACGTGCTTGATTTCCGTCTCGATACCTTGTAAGCCAAACAAACTTGGGATAACGACGGGCAAAGTTTCGGGCTTCATTGATATTCGGGTCAGCATCAACAACACACGCAAGCACTTGCCACTCCCGCATCAACTCGTCAAGAATGTTCCAATCCTCTTCGCCAAAATGCCCATACCACACTAATTTTCCAGTGGCCGCTGCGTTTGGGTCGCTATCGAGTGTTGGGAGAAACCACTCTGTCACACTGATGTAACCAATGACCCCCGGATCAACTCCCATCGTTATCAAACGCTCGAATGGACGTGTTGGCCGCTTATCATTGATGGTGTAATTTCGGACACAATCCGTCAACATCTCATCAGTGATCTGTGCCCCCTCGCCTAAAAATGGTTTTCCAAGTCGAGAGTTGTTGAAAACTGTCGCTGCGGCTTCGTCGCCCATGCTACCGAGATGAGCTACAACCAACTCTCCCGGCGTGACCGTATAACTGTAAAGCTGATTGATCGCAAAACCGCGTACATCAGGATTACAGTTAAAATTAGTTCGTTCCCACGTCGCATCACTCAGGAAGAGTGGTTTGTCAGCGTGATTGATTCGTCCCTTGCATTCTTTACACTTCAAAAACGATTCATGGCATCGCGGGTCATAGTGTGACTCACCGATAATCTCGACACAATCTGGCCAAATGAACTCGGTACGTTTACTGCAACAAGGACACTTGAAAATGAAATGTTCTTGCGTCGAACCAAGAAACGCCTTGTGTACTCCAACGTTTGGAAGTGTCGGTGTTGAAATTCCCCAGATATGTTTTTCAAGTTGACCTGCTTGGCGATCCATCGCCATCAGAATTGCTTTTTCTTCCATCTCATCCATTTCGTCCAAGATCACATCGGACACTGGAATGGACTTTAGATTGCTGTCGCCCCTTGAACCTCGAATGTAAAGTGTGTTCGCCCCGGCTCTCTTTATCTCAACCGAATCTGTTTCGGTGAACATCTGTTTGATATGCGGACTCAAGTACAACGCAACATTGAATCGAGCCTTACTGAAGTCACTCGCGTTTTTCTGCGTTGGAAGAACATACAACACGTCGCGGTGGTGTTGATCCAAAACAAACAGTGCGCGGTTAATGCAAACCTCTGTCACGCCCATCTGGGCGGCTTTCATCGCATAATTATGCGTTGCTGTCGAATCAAGAATCTCGCGTACCCACGGATGATACTTCCACCCATACGGTCCTGGGAAAGGTGGCCCCATAATACGACGACTAGCCGACCAACGGGAACACGTCGTCAGGTTCAACGCTTCCAACCCCTCATCAAACAGACGCCAGACTTCTGTACATTTATCACTCATGGCGGATTGCTGTTTGTCTCTCCTCGCGGACCCCAATAATTGCGCCTAGACGTGCGTGCAATCGTTTCAATTGCTGAATCGGGTCGCCAGGAAGATCAAGAACAGTGTACCGAAACAACAACTCCAACTGACTGCCACACGACACCATCGCAGCCTTCCACAGCATCTCGCCTTCGGCTGCGCATGTAATTGACTCAAATGTCCGGGCAACCGGTGTTGGCAATTCGTCATCAGGGCAATTTCGACATCTTCGCTTTGACTTGAATCGCACTGCCATTGTTACGCCTCAGAACTCAAGAAGCAAAGGTTGTAGGTTGCAATGATTGGAGAGTAGAGGAACCGGTTCGCAACAGCCAAACAGGAGAGAAGTACATCGCCACAAAGAACGTCGCCAGCGACTTCATCGCGCTACCTACAACCCTTGCTTCTTTAGTTCTCGAAACACTCTCATGGAAGAGTATATCGAGAACCAGCCTCGCTACGAGGCTAGTTCAGATTTCGTTACTTCGTCGCCGGGACAGGGGCGTCTTGGATCACAGAAGTGTCTTCAGGCTTCACGGCGTCCGAAAGTTTCGAGGCAATAAATGCCCGACCCGCTTCCGTCTTCAGTTTCTCAACCAGTACCTTGTCGAACACGGAGTTCAACTCTGTGAGAATCGCGTCCTCGCCGGAAACCGACAAGTCAGCCAACGCCTTGATCTTCGTGGCCATTCCCGCAATGTCGGCAACAGAATAGTCGATCAAGAAATCAGGAATCCGCACCAAGCCATACGACCGAAGAACAGCGGCCAACTTCGCGGCACCGCGCCGACGGTCAACCACGGCAGCGTCCTTCTGAAACAACCACTTCGCGCCGAGAAAGCCGACCAGAGCCAGCAACACAAGCATCACAACAGTTTGCATCGGAATCAACATGAGTATCACCTTTTACCTTTAATAGTTTGTAGTACACAAGAACGGACTAACCCTTGTCCTTCGACACGGCGCGCCACTCCACAAGAACACCAATACCTCCCGCAACCAGAAGTACGCCAAGCATCAACCACAATGGCGGCAAGTTCCCTTCCACGGCCGGGGCGTCGGGTGCGACAGGTTTCGCATTATTATCAAGTGGCTGTGGCGCTGGATCACTGCCATCAGGCGTGACATCCGGGGCCGGATCGGGGTTTGGCGTTGGACACGGCCTGCTGTTATTCCGCCTGTAAGGCAAAATGTAACCACGCTGCGTCTTATTTACGCCATTCGCCAAGGAAGCATAAAGTCCCTCCGCCGTAAATGGCAGACTCGTGCCCGACGCCTCATAGGCAACAACACCTTGGCTATCTTGCAACCTGACAGTCGGCAAGCCCTTCACATTCGGGGCATACCGTTCCTTATACATCACCGAATCCGATGTCACCGGAATAAAATGTACCTGATCCTTCAGTTTCTTCAAACCGGTGTTTGTATCAAACCATCCAACAATGGTTTGATATTGTGTGTTCTGGGAATTTCCCACAACACTAATGTACCACTTACCTGCGTCTTGGGGCAGGTTTACGACTCTCTCCTCAGCCAACACACCATTGATCGTGTCACCACTGATCGTTTGAGCAAAACAAGAGGTGGGAGCCGCGAGAAAGATGCTCACAAGGAGCACACAGAACGCGAGCAACAGATTTTTCATAGCTTTTCCTCTACTGTGAGAAACAGGGACAACTTCCTACAACACTACCGTGGGAGTGGGGCTGCCGGTGCATATAATGGAGTCACGGCCCATCCATCACTTGCCTTCCATTCAGCGATCAACGCCGCCCGAGGCACCCACTTATACTTTGAGACTTCGTTGTTATTGAGTAGGCACGCCCATTTGTCGTCAAGATGAACCAAGGCCACCATGTGAACACCGCCCATGACTGTAATCCCACAACCACGCCGGGTTCGACACGCCCACTCAAGAAACTTCACATCGCCGCTGGTCGTGTATGCGTAGCGGACTCCCGCACGATCAAACTTCCCAGACAATCCCGCCGGTGTCTCGCCGCTATCATACATCTTCCGCCATTTCGCGGCCAGTGCATTCCGTCCTTGCCACCGCATCAAACTAATCATGGTCGCATGAACACACGACCCCTCACTTTGACGACCCACCCAGTTACTCTGTCGTAATTCGAGAGGTAAATTCACAACAGGTCTTTCGACACTGTAAATTGGAGTCGCCGGTTGATCTGGTAAAAGTGGCGTGTCAATAACAATCCCGCCATTGTAGCACACGAACACCGCGCACGCCATCAAAACTACTGCCAGTATCTTCTCGCTCATTTGATTCTCCGTGGCTTACACACCACTCCGTTCCAGCGTAGGTGTCGAAGAAGGTGATTCGGGTTCCATCGGCTTGCGTTGCTCGATGGAAAAACGCCTATCACCGCCAAAGCCGCAGCTAACCACTCCGAGCAAAAAATCTTGTTCAAATCTTGTGGACGAAACAATGACTCAACGTAAGAAAGCCCAACGCCTGCCGACCGCATAGCACCTAGCTCGTCATACGGAATGTGAATTGTCTCCATCAAAAAGATTGTGAGTCGTTCATTTTCAGTTGGATACAGTGGGCGATAGAGTGGATAGTGATACACCTTTCCACCGTAGTCTCTTACCACGTCCTCCAAAACATGAGCCTGCGTCCCATTGAATGGCTCGCCCGTAATAACGCACGGTAACGGGTCCATCGTCGTTGATTCAAACAACAACAGGCGACCGCAATCATCGTTCGCCATTATTCCAACATGACTGATCCCATAAAAAGGAATCCCACCTGTCACTACATTGATGAATGAACTAAGTCCAGTCTTGCCGGAAAATCCGATGACATCACCCGTCTTAATGACGGTCATGTCCAACACGAGTGTTTTTGGTTTTCGCTGGAACATCGTCTATTTCCGCTAATTCAATCTTGGCACGCCGTGTCACATATCCGTTATACCGTGCCTGATCGACCGCCCAGCAGTCTTCGCATCTACCATCACAAGTCGCCAATCGACCACATCGGCACAGTCCTCTCCGCATAGCTATGTTTCGTTTTTCCACGTGTTCTTAGCTACAATTATTCTTGCGTAATCAACCTTCCACTACGCACCTGTTCAGGATTCTTTGCATCTCGTATCACGATCCCGCAGCGTTGTTTTATGCTGTCCATCGCCTCATTGCCACCGGGTAGCGCCCGCACTTCCTCATTGACAATCTGCAACACCTTATTGACAATATCGCGTACTAACGACCGGTGAAAAAGAAGACCTGAGTTTTGTTCCAATATCTGCGAGCGTGTCGATAACTTCTCCAATGTCACCATGCAACTCTGGATGTATTCCAACAGTTTTCCGGTGCCTAGTCTCGCCTGTCCATCAGGTCCCCCGTCCATCGCATTCGTCGCATCGTTGTAGACCCTCTCAAACAGGATACGCAGCAAAAGGACCTCTCTCTTCAACGAGTAGCCTTCGTCCTCACGCTTCAACTCTTCGTAACGTTCGGCGAACTTCGGGTTCGTCAGAACGTAATCAGCGCGACTGCGTTCGGCGACAACATCTTGGGTGCCCCGCAAGCATCGTGGGCAGTAACGAGACCCCTCCATAGCAACATACCAACATTGCCCAGAAGTGGTATTTCCTTGGCAGCGGCGCGGATCATCAACATCGTTTACACACTCAAGTTGATAAGCCATGCGCACTACTCCTCTCCTACCATACTGTCGAACAAGGAGACTATTTTGTCCCATAAAATCCATAAAATCATCAGAATCGTAACCTGAAGAAGGAAAAGAAGTTACGACACGTCTTATAACGACGCGGAAGTCAAGAAAATGGCCACCGAAGGGAATGGCCGTAAAAATGCCACCAGAGAAGGTAGCACTTATCCCAGAAATGGGTAGAATTAGGCGACTTCAGCCAAGACCGTTGACTGAATCACCCCGCCGCGAACGAAGTCCAATAGGTCCCACTCCCCCACAAGACGTATCCGCTCGGCAGGAACCTCACTCACAAGCAACTCGACGCCCTCGCCCCAATGATCGAACGGGCCATCAGGTTCGTGAAGTTCAAGATTGTGCGTGAGAAAGCGCCGGTCCTCGTCACCCCGCGCAAGCGCCGCGAGGTTCGCCAGATTCGCTGCCGCTTCCCACGACTCATACTCGACCTCCAAGCACACAAGATGCGAACAGCGATGACGTGCGGCAACATAGAGCAACATGCCGATCAACTTGTTGTCCGACTGAAACTTCTTGTAAAGCCAGATGCAACCGTCCTCGACAAACTCCAAAATGAACCAGAATGCCTTATGGTGTCGTTTCTCAAGTGGCGACAACTTCAGACCATCACGTTGAATATCATGCCACGCGGTCCACGTTGTGTAATGGTAGCCGATCATTATTTTGGAGGCTCCCGGTGGGAGTCGAACCCACACGTTCCTTCCCTTGTCGGGCGGTCTCTGATTGGACTACGGAAGCCACATACGTTACAGATCACACTTAACAGCGTCGATCAATGATTGCACATGATCCCGCAGGCACTCCAACGCCTCCACCGTCATCTCTTTCGAGATCGACGTGTCGCCCATAAGACGGTCGGCTGCGTCACATGCGTAGTTGTACAAATCATTAGCGTCCATCGACTGTCTCCAAGTCTCGGGTCTTCATGTTCACAACCATGTCAACCAAGTAGTTCTGAATGTCACGAGTATTGTCACCGGCCCCCGTCACATGATGAACACATTCCTCCAATGCGGTCTTCAACAGGTACTTGTTATTACCTGAAGCGATGTCCTCACGTAAGTAAACTGTCCCATCCTCGTAGTAACCCATGCAGTCCGTCTCGCCATTTGTAATATCACGATAGCAGGCGACTTTTGGCTTTGACTTTCCTTGAGTCATTCCCAATGAAGCAATCCACTCCCAGACCATTACAACAGACTGTTCGGCGCACAATGATGCACTGCACGGCTCACGTCCCTTTGACTCGGCGGCGCTTAACACGGTCGTAGCTGTTGGGATACCGAATCGTTCAGCAGCACGTACCCACGTCGATGACTGAATTGTCTTCGGCATATAACCCTTGCGTTGAACCAACTCGACCTGATGTGCCGTCGATTCACACATAACCGAAGTCCCGGCGACCGCCTCCCACGCCCGCTTGAATGCGTCCTTTTGTTCCTGCTTTGGCGTCTCCCACGAGGGACAAAGATAGTGGTCGTCCAACCCTGCCTCAAACGTCTTTTCCATCTCAGTCAAGCTGCGAAGGATCGGTACGAGTTCATCAGTCGTCGCCTTGCGTAACAACTGAGCGCACCCGGCTCGGATCGCATACTCACTGCTGTTTCGGCATTCGTCAATCTGAAGTTCGTCTGTCTGAAAGTTGTAGTCGTAAACCGATGGTGTCGGGTACTCTTGCAACTCTCGGACAAAGACACCGGCGCGGTATATCATTGCGCTTCCATTCGCACTCCGATTTGCCTTCGGAAGAAATCGTCTCTTCACGTCACCGGGCGTGTCGGAAAAATGAAGAAAACGCTTGGACAACTCGGCAAGATATTTCTCCACCTCATCATTTATTCCAACGTACACGCGGGTGTATCCATCCTTTGCCCGCACCTCGGCGTCGGGAACCTTTCGCACGGCGAGTCGGCCTTCTCGGATCGCGGCCTCAAACTGCCCGCACTCCTCACGCAACGTTCGATCAATAGCATTGCTAACAAACTCACGCAGTGCCATCCCAAGTCGAGTCCAGTCAATGGCCCCGAAGTCCAACACCCAGCCGAGATCAACCTTCTTCGTACTCGTCCCGCCAAACTGCACGTAGACTTGCTTCACTGTCTTTGTCGTAAGGCCATCATTCACTTGCGCCTCGCGGGTAAGGAAGTCCAACTTCGTCTTCCCACAATAAACCGTAACCGGCAAGCCAGCGCGCAACAACACATTGATAGCGTGCTTGGTGCCCGAGCCAAATTGTCCGATCACACCTTCCACACCACAGCCACGAGTGGTACTGACGCCAAGAAGTGTGAAGCCTTCAACTGGTGATACACCTGGATTTTGAATCAGTAGAAGCGACATCAGTTTCTCCTAGCAATAGATATGGTTACTATTTCCATCGTGTGGTTCACCGAATGGCGGCTCCACTTCCCCCTGTTGCAATTCGCGGTGCGTCCATCTTCCCTCACGGTAGCCGCAATCACACCGCCACTCACTCACACCGTCGTAGTGATCTGGGTTATCAATGCTGTATTCAACAGCCGACATCTGCTTACCGCACCGTGGACAGGTCATGGTTGTTTCTCCTGAAATCCCATCGCAATCAACTGAACCTCTGTATGCGGCCAACACGGTCCACACTGGGGAAACTGTTTCTCATGGGCACGGGCGCACTCAGCGCAGGGATGCTCCCAGAATCCATTGTCATCCAAGTGACCGGTGCCGAACGTGAGAAAGTCATGGATGCCCGTGCTCACATGGCACGTGTGTCCTTCGGGACGTACAAACGGTTTAATCTCGTCGATCATACTCTGCTTCCTCTCGGGCTAACTCTAAAAATGCCTCTCGCTCATTTCCATCAATGTCAACACGCCACATCGACATGAGCCGACAGTCACAGTTGATCCCCAGGGCTTTAGACGCCGCCATAACACCGATCCTGGCCCGGCCAAAGTCGTCGTGTACCTCACTCGGGCGAATCATCATCGTCGTCATCCTCGTCAGGTATCTCAGCCTTCATCTTCTCGCCGCACGGACAAGTAGGCACACCAACCTCAATCCATTTCTTGGTGGTACGAACTTGATACTCACACTTGGGGCACTTTATCAAAATCATTCGTGTCCCTTGTTTCTTCGGGCCGCTACTATGTACCAAACGTGCGTGCGGATACGGTCCCAACTCTTCAATCAACTTCGTTAGTTTTACCTTCAGAGCCTCACCCGCCGTGGTCGCGGTCATTGGTCCTTCTAGGCCCATTGCTTTTGCCACTATCGTAAAGGGTTTTCGATGCCCGTTCTTCACGCCGACCGCCACATGGCAAAGTTCATGCACCTCCACCGCCGCGACTTCCAATGCGTCAGAAATCATTGGCGACACAAACGTCTCATAATGCTGATCTTCACTCCGGTCGTCTGCCCATGCCTCTCCGATGCTTCGTTTCTTTGAGGCAAGTGCGCCCCTCGACGGAAATCCGCATGACGCTCGTATTTTTCCGGGCAGTGGAAAATCAACAGCCTGAAAACTATCTCGGAGTTTCTGGGTCAACTCAGTGAGCCATGCTTCGCGTGTCTCGATCATTTATCACCTCGCCATAGTTTCAACAAGACCGGATGAAGACAAAAGAAACCATCCCGTTGGAAACTCTTGCCAAAGTAACCATTCACTCCAAGATACCAGACAAGACCGGCAACGGCAGCAATCCAGAATACCCGACTCATGTGTTCTCCCATATCGTAATCATACACCACAAACGGGAAAAGTCAAGCGGGGTTCAAAAATTCCGGTGCCATTCTCCATCGCGGCAGTGTTACGACCATGATAATCTGAGAAACCATTATAAACCGTCCATCGACCGAGCCAGTCATAAAGGTCCAGCACCTCCAACGGGTAAGAAAGAAGCGAGACGCTATCCTCAAGCCACCCCGGACTAAGACAAACGCCAATCGCAACAATCCTATCCCACGGCAAGCGAGTTAATCCACATATTTTTGACGTGTGTTTCCAACCAGACACTTCTCTACGTTCAAATGGGTTCACTCGTCGGTGGCAGTATCCCCCAGACCCCTCGCCCCACCGCAGACACTCTGGTATCGGATACCGCCAAATAAAGTTGCCGTCGCCACGGAAGTGAATGAAATTCGCCCATGTTCCCTCGTCGAACTCCAATCTGTCCCAGCCTTTCAAGTCTTCGTCGGCCAAATCCGAGTGATAATCAACGTTGATAACAGTGTCTAACTCCGCCGCTCTCGCATTGATGTCCTTAACCAAATGATGATGGTGTAAGGCCACCGTAATTGGAAGCCTGAGCGCAAATACCTTTTTGAAGAAGTTCACCACTGGCTTCGGTTTCGACGACGCCCGCCAGTAGTCCAAATCCACCGAAAGATACGCTTTCATTACGTAGTGAACCTTTCGTTCTCAGTGAATCTACTAAGTTTTCCAGTACAGAGACAGTGCCTTGCGTGTACAGCGCTCTTGAAACTGGGCACCTGTTTCCCCGGCTCCATACAAGATCGTATCGTGCCACACACCGGGCCACTCTTTTAAGATTCGCTCGCAAAGAAGTTGACGACCTTCCTGTGACAACTCTTTCATTTCAAGGATGCGGTCAATGCGACCTGGACGGGTTGAGACATCGCCGTCAGGAATACCGAGTGCTGAGTCGAGTTTTTCAAGACAATTCGTTGTGACGATAAGTAGCACACCATCCGCCCGTTCCACGCCGTCAAGACAATTCAGCAAGCAGTCAAACGATAGGTGCCCACCGGCTGTGTTCTCTCGTCCATTGAACACGTTATCAATGTCCTCGATCAACGCAATACATGGTACGTTGGCGAGCATATTCTTCCACGCTGCTTGCATTTCATTGTTGTAGAGCGTAGAAAGATTGTAGACGAAAATTGGCAAGTCGAAATCCTCGGCGACAGCACGGATAGTCGCCGTCTTTCCGGTTCCTGGTTTTCCGTGTAAAAGCCAACTACGTCTCCACGGGATACCACGATCTTTGTACCAGTCTTCACTTGTCTTCCAGCGGCGAACTTCTTCCACCATCATCAACGCATCGGAATCGAGTGCGAGGTATGAAAGCGCGTTGCCATGATTGATGCGGCCTTCACCTAGATCACGTTCGTGCCAACGAAGCAATCGGTGTTGTGAGTGCAACTCACGAGACGAACTACCACCGCCACACGCAGCTAACGTTGCTTCGCTGTCATTATTCGTGCTTGCTGGTTTTCCAGCAGTGCCGAAAATATGTCTGATGAAATAACGTGGATTCGCGGCCGTGTCGATTGTCGTGTGAAATTGGTTGTAGCTATCAGCCGATTCCTGAACCAGTTGGTCAATATCAAAAGTTCCACGGAAAAACGTCAACTGCACACCTGTTTGTATGCAAGTGTCCGTTGTTCGTAGCTGCGCTTCTTCCTTATTCGATATGCGTGAAATCCAAATTGGACGCCACCCGTACCAGTAAAGTTTTGTCGTATTTCCAATCACTTCCATCGGAACGACTTGTCGGCGTTTTACCGGACGAACATACTCCCACCAACCAATATAACAACGAAGACCGAGGGGCGAAGTCTTGAAACTATGCCAAAAATGAAATGTCACGGCGTCCGAAAGAGAGCCGCGAACTTCACTCGATACGATGGCAAAACTAGCAATGGATTGCCAGAAACCCTTTACATAACCCCAAAAAGCACCAAGAAAACCTGTAGCCGCAGCGCCACCAGCAACAATCCAGGCCCAGTCACTCATGGTTTTTCTCCTTGGATTCCGGTTTCTCTTTTTTCTTGTGCCACGGCGGCAATGCTAACGCCATCTCAGCGCAATACAATGCAAACTTCCTACTATAGTCAACGTGACCAGTGGCAGGAATTTCGGCTCTCTCAATGTCCGCCAGCGTCACGAGATCAAGACCACGCTTCAATCGTTCAGCATTCACGGCGTCGAGCATGACGCCACGTTCATAGAGCATCCACTCTAACGAGTCGCCAATCCAAACCATCTTTGTCGGACGCAGCACTTGGGCTGCTGCTAAAATCTTCAAAAATTCAGTGGCGAGACCGGGTAGAGCGAGCGCGGCTGCGGTTGTTGCAACAATTTCGAGCATTATTCCTCCGTTGACCACTCATTGATCGTGACTTTTTCTATCACGTCACCCTGCACGATGGAACGAACAACATCCATTCCCTCGATCACCTGTCCAAAAACAGAGTGTTTTCCATCTAGCCACGGACAGGCAACGTGTGTAATGAAAAATTGCGAGCTATTTGTATTAGGACCCGCATTCGCCATCGACAAAGTACCCGGACCATAGTGCCGAAGCGTCGAGTGAAATTCATCCTCGAACATGTAACCAACATCGCCAGCGCCAGTTTGAGCCATGAAATTCGGGATCACACGATGGAACGGTTTTCCATCGTAAAAGCCAGTCCGCGCCAATCTCACAAAGTTCTTCACAGTCTTCGGTGCTCGCTCCGAAAGATAGGCGTAAATAAGACCGCGATTAGTACGGATTGTCACTGTCTTCATCAAATGTCCTCCACAATCTCGTCCCACTTTTCAGAAACAGAAGTCAACTGGTCACGAGCAAGTTGCTGTTGTTCGACAGCCACGTCCCATGCTGCCATGTTCATCAGTCTCCGAAGATGATCGCTAATCAACCCGACAATTGTACTCGGTTCCAGGGCGTCCAATTCCCAACTCTCGTCGCCGTACAACTCGCGGTAAGACTCATAGCGAGCGTCCGTCGCCTTCGCAAAATTAGGCGGCGGTTGATACTTGTCGATTTGAGATTTCAAGAGTGCGATCCGGTTAATCTCAACCGACGAGCCGAATAAGGAAAGACGGTCCTGAATATCGCGCGTCATGTCAATGCCGCTGGGGTCGTGATCGCCAAGATGCAGGATCACGGTGTGTTTCCCGCACTTCTCCCGCTCAAGAAAACGTTGAGCCGCTGCCCACATCTCACTCTGACTCGTGTAACCACGACACGCAAAGTAAGGCACGTCCATCTCGGCACAGACGCCTTCGATCACGCCAACAAGAGCGTCCTTCTCAATCCAGCACTCTACATAGCAATCTTGTGTGTCCCACAAGTTGTGCCGAAATTGCTGGGCACACGCCCGCACAATATCACCAGGAGAATCCCAATGTGCATTCTCACGCATGTTACGTGTGCGATCTTCAATCGCAAGCCAGTCGATCATACCGGCCAAACGGCCGTCATTGACAATGCTGCCAATGTTTTTGTACGACTGTTGCGTATTCGGAACCAAGTCACGGCTGACAAACTGGTAATACAGTTGCCGCAAGGTCAACTTGTACCCCTGTTGCCAGTATTCCGTGATAATCTTGTTCGCTTGGTCGATGACGGCCAGCGAGTCGCTGCGAAAACGCTTCTTCACGTAACATCGTTTAGGCATCTCAACACTCCTAGTCAACAAGTTCCAACAGAACACGAGCCGACATATTCGACTCCCAGAAAATCTCACGCACCTTGCAAGGTCCAAACGATGTGGAGACCGTATCGTTCAGCCGAAATTCTCGCCCGCGAACATCGGGTCGATCCGTCCGACCTTTCACTCGAAAGATGTAACGAATTTCCTGTCGCACTCTCTCCACACGTTCCTCCCGATCTTTCCTCGGTTGACGGGCATCACGCGGTCGCTTCGATTGCTTGTCTGACATCACTACTGCTCCAAAAAAGGGTACAAACAGACTCAAAAAGGGTACAAAGTCACGTCGTTAGCTTGAAAAAGGCGTCCCAACACTGGGTTCTCACCAGTGTATAACCATGCGGCTCCATGATCCAGCGAAGTCGCGCCAAAACTTCAGCGTCCTCCCGGTACTCCACAGAGATACGGTTGATGATACGATTCGGAAATCGAAAGTATTCTTCGAGAACAGGCACTTCAGCGCCTTCAATATCGAGACTCAAGTAGTCGATCTGAGGTGGAGTAGTCTCTTCAAGAATCTCCTGAAGAGTCTTAACAGGGACATAGATGCTAGTGACACCCAGACGTGCGGCCTCATCCTGCCAAGCTGGCGGGAGATAAACTGATAGCCCGCCCCACATCCCATTCCGAGTGAACCGCCATTTCTCCCCCAGCCAATTAGACTGTGGCGCTACAGCGCCATTCCATGCCGCGCACCCCGGTCGATTCTTCGCAACTTGTTCAAATAGACATGGATCAGCTTCGACAAGAAGCCCCTTCCAACCAAAATATCTCTCCAAAGTCAATGTATTGCTATGTTGGACACCATCAAAAGCGCCAATTTCAACAAAGAAACCGTCTCGCGCACCCTGCGAATCTTCAACTACCCACCGATCTTGTTGCGTTGCGGGTTGTGAGTAGTAGATAATGTCGTCAGTCGTCATACGCCAACCTCCTGCAAAACCGGGCACGTAGGAATAACTCGTGGCGTGAGTTGTCCCAAGTAGCTGTCACCAAGGTATCGTTTAATGAGACGGTGAACGGTGCCTTTCGTCCAAGCGAATCCTCGACGGGTCACATAGCCTCGCTTGTTTAAGTGTTCGGTGATTTCTTGAAGCGTGCAACCCGAGTCTCGAAGTTCCCGTATCCACGGAATAATCGGCTCGTACCGTCTCATCATTGCGTCCTTGACATTCTTGTGAGCGATTTCTCGACCATGTTGGCAGCCCTGTCGGCGACGTTCAGTACGTAGGAACATCCCATCTTTCGTCATTCCGTCCCAGTGGCCAGGACGAGCGGAACCAAGTGGAATGCCTTGAGCCTTCAATTCCGCTAATGCCTCCTTCGTTCGCTTCGAGATCAATCGGGCCTCTTCCTCGGCGACAGCAGCAAGAACATGAATCGTGATTCGATTGGCCGTAGGAACATCACACGCAACAAACTCCAACCCGCTCTCCATCAACGTCGAAACAAAAGCGACATTACGAGCCAACCGATCAAGTTTGGCAATCACGAGAACAGCCCCCGCCGCATTCGCGTGCGCTATCGCTTTTTGCAACTCGGGCCGCTTCTTAGCCGACTTACCGGTTTCCGTCTCCGCATACTCTCCAATCACCTCTCCCGGTTTCCGAGTCGTGTAATCAGCAATCGCTCTGTGCTGAGCATCAAGACCGAGGCCGGACTCTTCTTGTTTTCGCGTAGAAACTCGGTAATAGTGGACATACTTTGTCATTCTTCCACCTTTCTCAACAGGTCACGAATGGGTATGAGCATTTGTTCGCTGCCATCGAAGCAAGGACGAACCCACACTTGGTCAAATATGAGACAACAAATACCGTTGTCAACAATCTCCACCGGAATAACAAATCCTTTTACGGTGTTGCGATTCGTCGAACGGACCACCTCAATGTAGAAGATGTCGCCTAGACGTATCTCCGGCATGAATGATTGTAGCTTCATCGCTTCACCCGCTCCCACAACAGAGAAGGTGGGACCCAGATGACTGAAGAGTCACCAGCCACCGGCATCACTTCAACAGCGCTCCTTTGTGCCGTGAGATCGGTGACTTCGACCAACACGTAGACACTAAACGAATGGTTGCCATCGGCGGGCATCATCTTCAGATAGAGGATGTCGCCAATATGCAGGTCAGACTTGTTGCGTTTGTACTCGATCATCCCGTCACTTACCTGTTACTTATGGCGCGAGATGCGTTTCAGCGTGTCAGCGATGAAGTTTGCCGTCTCGCGGTCGTGGCAAGAATTAAACCACACGCACCGCACGGGCCTCGTGCAATTTGTTTCGATCTCTTCAACCGTCATATCCGGGCCACCTGACTTCAACCTCACAATGTCGCCAATCCTAAACTGTCCATCTGTCATCGGTTCACCTCAACGGTTCAATTACAAAGTGACACAACCCAGCCGTAACTAAGGCTCGAAGCGAAGTCGAACATCCCTCACCGTCCCAAAGTTTACGGCTACACTCGCCACACAAACAGAGAACATTGTGCGGACGGCCTGCCTCATACGCAGCGTACAAACCATACGTGATCTTTCGATCAGCCTTACGCACACTCCCCGGTAGACACATCTCGCACTGCATAGGTGTCCTCCACTCGGTTCGTCTCTTCAAGTATAGCATCAATTCCTGAAAAGTCAACCCCAGTGCGACGGATTTCTTCGTTTTTCTGTGGGTTCCACGGGAAACACTCGCAAACAGGGCACCACAACTCGTCCTTGTGAGCGTCAAAGAAGCTGGTCGTCAGCCGCGCATCCCGACAATCCGGTGCGACCTCTTCAACCCGCGTCTTGAGATAGTTCGGTCCACCTATTCCCCGTTCCAACAATGGAAACGGATGCTTGCACTCTCGGTGCAGCATTCGATTCACTTCGCGGTGGTATTGCACCTCCGTGAGTCCCGGCGTCCTCTGTCGTACTTCAAAGTATGTGCGGAAAAAGTCAAGCATGATTAGTCCTCACTCTTGAACTCGTGAATATAGCGATACAATCGCTTGTAAAGTCGATGCCATTTATTGGTTGGATCGTGCCATGCAACAACATACTTCAAGTCGTGCCCGCACTTCACCCAAAGCCACCGCATAAATGACCGAAACAACCAGACCTTAAACCGTATTCGCAGCCAAACAAACTGACGCCAGCGATACCCGAGATACCAGGACCACGTATTGAATCCGTGCTTATGTATCCCGCACTTCGCGCATGGCGGATTGTCGCCGTAGTAGAATTGCCCAGTGCGCCCATACCACTTCTCCGAATCAGTCCAATCCGATTGATCCAAGTAGCGGTGGCCAAAAATAAGGCACCATTCTAATCGTCGATACCTCACCATATAAGCACTCTCCACACATTTCCACACTTCGGACATTGATATACGTTGGCGAGATAAGCCCCGGCCTTAATAGACTTTGGTTTGCAATCTGCTTCCTTCATCTGTTGCTTGCACTTGGGGCAAGTCACAAGACGTACCATAATCAAATCCTCTCGACCAAATCAAAGATGTGCTGAGTTCATGGCGTCAGCTTTGTTTTTCAAATCTCGACGCGCTGCTACCCGTCGTTCTCGCTCTATCGCCGCCCGAGTCTGAATCCGTTTTTTCTCCGCGATGAATTGGTCTCGTATCGCCGTCAACGCTTCGTCACTCAAGTTGCAGAACCAAGAGGAGCTAACGGGAAAGACGTAAGAGTAATTGCCGTTGTTGTCAATGTAGCATGTGTCGGGTGAAACCCCGATTTCGATACCGTCAATGCACAAGGTTGCGACGACTTCAGAATGTGTCCCCAGATCGGCACCGAATATGTAACTGGTGCCTCGCGGGTCGCGGAAACTGATCGACAGGCGATTATTATGATCCTTCGGTTCCGGCGTCTTTGGATTCGCCAGCGACAACAGGCGGCGTCGAGTCGATTCCCACGGCTCATTCGCAACACCGTGTCCGTTGTCTCGTCCATCGAGAATCTGGTTTATCAATTGACAAAGTGAAGCAACAGCTTGATCGCTCCCCCGCCAGTACGCCGGATGAGCGAATGGTGTGCCATCTAACTCAACATCGTCAGCCGGTTTGTCCGTCGCCATAAAGCCACCTGTGGTCAAAGTTGTCAGCCGCCATCTCCGGCGTATCACCCGTTGCGCTCACGTCACCACACGCCGCGACCCACTGCCCGGTCCCGACATCAAAAGTCATTGAAGCCTGCACCATGCGAAACGGACGTTGATACTCGCGGCTCTGTTCAATCCATCGTTTCTTCGCATCCCGCTCAAGTTCAGCGGCTTCACGCCGCGCTATGGCCTCCAAGACCTGTTGCTGGCCAACCGCCTCAGCCGTCAGACATTCCGACTCCGCTTTCCGTTTGTAGGACTCGGACATCTGAATCTGCATGTCTTCAATTCGTTCCTGATGTGTCATATCAACGTGGCTGCGCTTGTGGCGCTGTCCCTCCGAGAAGTTGTAGGTTCGTAAGCATCGTTGCAAACTGGGAAAGTCGCACGGCGTGTTTGTCAATCAACTCATTCCGAGTAAATTCGTTCCCGACCAACTCTTCCGACTTGCTAACAATCTCCTCAGTGAGGTCTGTGAGCCACTGATTGTAGACCTTATTCAGTGTCTCGGCCGCTTCTCGGCAAGACCGGGCGAGAAACGGATTCGCCTTCTGCCACTGTGCAGCCGCGCTCGGTTGTGAGTCAGTTGTTCCAGTTACGTGCCGATGTATAGACCGTATTAACTCAAGCTGCTGCGTCTGCAATGTCAAGAAGTTCTGTGCCAATTGTTCAAAGGATGCCATTCTAATCGTCCTCGCTAATTGAAATCACTAGGATCGACAGCGTGCATGTGCTCACACGTGCATTCGTCGTTCAAATTAAACAATGCTCGACGGACAGAACCTTCATGTTGTCCCCAAATCGGGCCAACTACGCAACCTGTCTCAAGACACTCTGCAAAGACGCAGGGTACTTCCTTTCCAAAGTCGCCAACTTCCTCGGTGTAAATGATCTTCGCAAGCGGCTTCTTTGGAGTGCTCTCTACGTCCCCGAACAAATAGTCCATCATCTCCTCGGCCGTCATGTCGTCGTTCATGCTACTACCTCCGAGCAATTTCCGTGCCATCATCCTCAACATACTCGTGCTCTTTGCACCACTCGCAGAGTTCGTCGATCACTTCCAACGCGATCTCACCGAGACTCACTGCGGCAAGAGACAACAAGGCAAGCGTTATCCAAACCGGACAGCCACACAGCCACAAGCGCCACCGCCACGGGTTCTTGAGTTGGAATTTCATACGGCCTCCCTCTCTTGGGTGTTCACTTTTGGCAACGCCACGTTGCCGTCTGTTGCATCGTTTACACGCGGTTCCAGACCGAGTTCCACCAGCAGCCTCACCAACACGTCCCCGTGGCACGCCAGGGGCTTGCAGTGGCACCCCAGACGCTTGCCAACGAGTTGCGGCAGAGCGGCCAGGAGTTCAGGCGACTGCCGCACATGCGCCTCGTACAACGCAATAGCCTTCTCACGAGTGATCCTCTGGTATGGGTCGATGTGGTGCGGATTGCCCCAGATTGAGCCTCGACCGATGTAAACATCGAATCCACCAGGGTCACGAACATTTACGACGATTGTTTCCACGTCCCCTCCCGAGTTCCCGCTTGATCTTCCGCTTCAACTCCTTGAAAATGAGGCCAGAGACCAAACACAACATCTCCTCAAAGTCACGTTTGAGCCAACGGGATTTATTGTCATACTTCCGCAGGTAGTCGGCTATCGACCACGCCATGTGAATTGACTCGTGCAGCAACGTCTCATCCCGAAGAAAATCTTCAGAAAATAAAACACAGCCGAGCCACTGTGTATTTTTCTGTGGTTTATAGGCTATCACGCAGGCTTTAGACTGGCCCTTACTGTTACCTCTGAAGTTCCCTAATTTCAAACGATATAACTCGCCACGACGTTGCTGTCGATGATTCTTAAAGACAACAACGTCCCACCGAAAATTCTCGCCAGACCGGCCCAATCCGATGTTAAACTTTATTGCCACGATGTTACCCGTCAGTCATTTTGATATTTCTCGTGAAAATCATCTCTAAACTTCCGAGCCAACGAATAGGCACGTCGTTCCACGTTTCGGTGCCCAGGAGACTTCTTATCGCGGTACTGTTCGTAGTGACAAAACTCGTGCATTATTGTGACAATAAATTCATCGAGTCGTTGTTGAAACGTGAGTCCGCGAAACTTCTTGTGAAAATGTTGAACAAGAATGATGCAATGAACCGGAACAAAATAACCTACCTGATCGTCGTGTCCATTCCACAGTACGCTTCCGGGTTGTTCCTTTGTCACAAAAATAAGGAGATTATGTTTGATCTTCTGGGTGTCACGTAACCATTTGCCAACAGCAATCGCAAATCCGTGGTATGTCGGATCGACGCCGGGCTGAAACCGTGCTTCGACAACCTTTCTCACCTCGTGAATCTCTCCGACTTCATCATGTTAGACCCCTACAATAGAAGATCAACTCCTGCAAAGTTTTACCGACAGCCCACGCCAGCATCTCCTCGTCCTTTGACTTTCGTATCCGTTTCACGTAGTGGACGGCCGCGTGAGTTGCCTCGTGTGCCAGTATTTCGTAGTCAATGTGTTCCATCGAAAGCAAAATATACCCGAGAAAAGGATCGGTTGAACGCTTCCCTTTGTCAAATCGTTCAATCTGACGGGGCATCACAATAGCAGCAAAATCACACCGCTCTTTCCCTTCTGAGCGGCGTTTATAGCCATTGTACATCTTCAGGTGTGATGGATACACTATCACTTTATAGTAGCGATATTGCTTACCACGGACACCGCCTGGATACACACGAAAAGACACTGCCATTAACGTGCTCTCTCCTGCGCCCGTTCCCGATGAACTGCCTCAAGGCGATTGAACTTCTTGACCACCCCGCCGAACCCGAGTCCCCACCAGTCAACGACCGGCCACGTCCAACTCATAGGCGCACCGTCCGGCCGGTGACTCCCGTATTCCAACACGCGGAAGTCATGCCACGCACCGGGGCGCAACTTAGCGGAGAGAAAACTCCGCACGTACTTGGAGGCCGTGGACAGCCAGATTGTCTTCGGTATCTCGAAATGCCGGGCCACGGCTGAATCTAATTCCAACTCGTAGCTACTGGCGATATATCGCTCACCGTTCGACCGTGTTGGAGTGTAGGTCGCCGTCTTTATCACGGTCTCTTCCGTGTTGCCCGTGAACCGTGCCTCGAAGTGCGGGCCAAGATTGAAGTCTCGCTTCCCCTCGGGAACCATGTAGACCAACACGTAGTTCCCGTAGTTTGGATCACCCTGCCGGGTGACGAGCCGCAATGTCGGCCGGGTCATGGCGCTCTCGGGCGTCCCGTACTTCAACTCAATGTGGTTGCACCGGTCAAACAACTCGTTCTGTGTCTCTTCGATCTGTCCCACGGTTCACCTCTCAATCAACATCTTTGGCTGTGTGTTCGCACTGTTGAACGCGAAGGTCCCACCGGCTCCAAACCGAAGGTCTTGGCGATCTTGTTTCCGACCTCTATCTCGTCCTGTATCAGGTATCCCCTGCCGAAAAAGCACATCAGGAACCTATGGATCGTTCTCGCCTCATCCTCACTGAGGATCATAATAGGCGAGCCATCTATGTCGGTGCTGGGCATGTCGGCTCCTATTGTATTTCCTTGTTGATCTTGCGTATCAAAAAGGTGACTGCTTCCATGTTCCACTCGTCGGGTGTCCCTTCCAGCAGAAACACCTCCATGATCTCCTCTCGCATCCACTGTGGTAGTGTCTCAGCGTGCCGGTGCCACATCAGTTGCAACTTCGTCATCGCCTGTTGTCGTTTCGACATCATTGGTCTCCTAACTTTCTCCCAACCTTCTCCTCAAATGGAAAGGATCACCACGTGGCCGGTTTTACGTCTCATGTTCGTCCTCAATTGTACGGCGAGACATCCCACGTCGATGATCGTATTCCAATCCCCGGCGTCTACTTCAATAAACACATCGAGTTCCAGCAGGTCGGGGTCTGTTTTGACAGCCCGATTCAGTTTCTCTACAAAGTCGGCCAACTTCATTGCTCTCTCCTCTGCTTTATCTCCTACCCGCGAGGTGCGGTGTATCAACATCCCACGACACAATCCCCGCAGTGTTTACCCACAGTCGCCCTCGGAACACTATCGGAATCACCCGCGAGATGCGTTGTATCGTAAACGTAAGGTCCTATGCTGTCAAGGGTTACGGACATGATTCTATGCGTATTGTACTCTTGCGCCTCGCGGGTGCGTCACCTAACCCCAGTCAGCGAGCCAAGTTCCGTCAAAACACGTGTTCTTTCGTGTGTAACACTGGCACCCTTAACTCACGTGCCTGCTTAGTGTTACGGCCAACGGAAACTGTTTCTATACAAACCTGGCTTATTACCTATATTGTTTTTATTTAGCCCTATTTGATTTACTATAGGGGATAATCAGACTATGTATACAAACGCTCCCTGGGAGTCGTAAGTTCGTATGCAGTCACGTGTTAAGTGCTGCGTTTTACTCCCAGACATGACATGACTAATTTACACGTCTTGACGCAACTCCTTGTGTCACAACGTCTTCAGTGGGATAAACTAGCCCCAACGCACTGAGTTTCCGATCATACAGCGCCCAGAACGCCGGGTCCCCTGTTGAGCGGTCATTTGGGTCGCGGATGGGGATGTCGTGTTCTTTCATCAACTTGCGGTCCTCGCGGGACCAGCGGAGGCGAAAGGCTTTTCGTGCGGGCGGGGCGTTTGGATAGCGGGTGCCGTTTAATAGAACGCCCTCCCGCCCCGTGGCCCGTGTGAATTTCCCTGATTGTCCAAGTTGTGAGCGATACTCTTGGGCTTTTTTTCGGGCCTCTACCCGGTCGAAAATGTTGTCCTCTAAGATTTGCAGGATAGGTTCACGACCACTTTTGTAGATGTCGGTGAGCCATTGTTGGTATGGAGTAATTGGCTCTAGTTTCCCTTCGTGTTGTTTAATGCGGTTCCACTGTCGAAGGGCAGATCGCTTGTAGCCGTAGCCAATATAACCTATTGACTGTGTGTGGGTATCTGTTAGCTTAAAGACACATAGTGCCGGGTCATAGAGTGACCGCTTAGGAGGTTGCCTACGGGAGCTTGTGGGGCCTGTGCAGTCAATTCCAGTGGACTTTGTATCTCGGATCAACTCGTGGACCTTCAACTTCGCCTCTTCCTCACTGAGATTCGTGTAGAGAACTTCGATGAAAGGTTCCATCTTCATTGAGATAAGAGCCTGTTGACAGACCTCTACTGGATCGTTCCAGTCGGGTTTCTTTAGATGGAGTTTGCTGGCATTCCATCTGCGAGCATGTCGTCCCGAGAAGCAGTAGTCGATATAGTACGGGTCGTGGCTTCTACGCGGATCGAGATACCAGAACACGTCGTAGGTTTTTTGCTTTCGCGCCATCGGTTGGCCTCCTATCTTATCTAACGGCAGAACCGGGGGACATTTCCACCTAAATCTTGAAAATTCTCTGGATTTCTCCGTGACGCGGCAGAGTCCCTGGATTCGGCCAGAAATCCGCGACCGGCTCCCGTGCGCCCTGTGTTACCGATCAAAAACGTTTACACGCAATTGACCCCGCCGTCGAGTTGGAGATCAGCGTCAGGGGAGCACCCCCACTGACGGGGGAGGCGGGATACCGTCAAGCGGGGCACAATTGACCCTCCCCTCCCCCGGAGGGTCGGCCGGAGGGTTGCCACCCCCTTATAAGCCCATTTATTCGCTATAATCAGCACATTTTGCATTAGTTGCGCTTGCATTGTTGCCCAACAATGGGGCGCAACCCGCTAGGCGCGTGGATAGAGGGCGGGGCAGGGGGCAGCATAGGGGCTATGACGTAAGGTGTTATGGTTGTAGCAGTTACGACGACTGCCTACTTTATAGGCATTGTGCGACTGCCAAATTGGCAGTCTCAAGCGGCGACCGGAAAATCGTTAAAAATGGCGCAACCGCGCGCGTCGTTTCGGGTAGCCAGTAGAGGGGATTAGTCACTAATCTAGTGAACATTGCTTACGTCATACATTCGCTACATAAGTCATTACCCGCGAGGTACTTAGAACTATAACCATTGCCATAACCATCATAGATTACAGCCCTATCATGCCATAGTTTAGTCATTTAGTAATCATTAGTTTTGCTTATGCTATCCCGACACAAGATAAGGGACGATGATACACACGGACTATTCGTTACTGCCTACTTATTGAGCATGACCCTAAAGGTAGGGATAGGCAGCATAGACCTAACTACTAGCATAGTCAGTAGTTACGCTCTATTGCATACTGCCTACTTATTGAGCATATCCGTTAGCACTAGCAAGGGAGGGAGGGCGATAGTAGACTGCCATAATGGCAGTTAGAAACACCCCTCTATCTGTAGGGTAGACTGCCATAATGGCAGTCGATAAGCGTTAAACTGCCATTATGGCAGTCGTAACCTGATAGAGGGGCTTCTATTTTCGGTTCGCCTTGCGGGGCAAGTAGAGGGCAGGGTATTCTAGGCCGATTGCCACCTTAGAACGCAAGGGGCGCAAAGCTAGACCTATCGTGATTATCGGGGTTGTAGCGATTAGGTAAGTTAGGCAAGATGCGCCTATTGATAGCCTACCATTTGCTTGCACAATACCATTTCGGGTGGTATCGTGCAAGAGCGGGGTGCATATCGGACCACGGGCAGGGCGCGCAATGGGAAGCGCAAAGGGAACCACCCGCTAGTGTGGATACACTAACGGGTGGTTAAGGGAGGGGCAATCCCTACTGAATGAATTGTGCTGATTGTAGCGATTGTGCCGATTAGTTAGGCTTGGATTAGGCTTGCAATCCACGGGCCGTCATTTCCCCTAGAATCGCTACAATCGTCGTGGCCATTGTGGGCCATACAAACCGCAATGTCCGCAAGTCTATCCCAAACGACATACCCCCATTTAAGCGCTCTTCCATGCGCTTCCAGACTTGTCGGTACAATCGGCATAACTGGCCATCCGTCAATCTTGACAGACTCGGCATAATCGTTACCTCCGTTGTTGTCGTTGCAATCGCATTGTTCGTCACCACCCCGCCCGTGGTCAATTCCGGGCGGGGTGGGCAGGGATGTACTATCCCCGTGGTATTCCAGAACATACCCACCTATCGGCCATTATCCGATGGCGTGTTTTCCATGCGCCTATTAGTGGATATGCCCGGTTTCCTCTTGACCCCTCTTGTATCGTTGCCCCGCCCCCTACTGACACAATAGGGGGCGGGGGCTTTTCACTAGGGCAGGGGTGCTACCTCTTCGCCAACTAGGCGGGGGTTGCCCTCTTCTGCCCGAACTATTCAAGCATACCACGGATTTGGGCGGGGTCAAGCAAAATTCACGGCGCGCCGTCAGAAAGTAGAATCGGCGCGCCGGAATAATCGGAACTATGCACCACCCGCGAGGCGCAAATATACAATACACAAGAGGTTATGTCATTTTATGGTGGAGGTTAGCGGCCGTTATCTTAGCTCTTGCTTAGGTAGGGTTGCGACGATTGTTCAAGATGCAACGATAATTAGTGTCACGCGGGTGGTTGCAGACGGAATATGCCGATTGTAGGGTTGTGGTAAACCACGCTATCCTAGAAAGATTTTGGGATTTCCATTTGACAAGCTACGGGATAGAGCTAGATTTCAAGTAGAAGAGGAGGGGAGAACAATGGAAGGGATGATAACCAAAAAAGACTTGTTTTTTCACCCGCTCTTGATTATCGGGCTTTTCGGGTTGCGGGTTTACTTGCGGGGTTGTGCGGCCGGTTTGATCGGCCGGAAAACTACTTTCCTTGCAATCGCATTTGACACTAGGAGGGCTTGACAATGGCGACGTTAGACATACACCCATTTGAGAAGCGCGGGCTAGGGGTTGCCCCCTTCCGGTTTGTTGGAATGTCCGAAAAAGTCTACTGCGCTTGTCCGGGCGCGCCAGAGCAACCGGGCGGGTGTTGCGATTTTTGCGGCAACGGGATTAGGTATTGCTTCCATATCCATAGCGCCGACGGGAAAGATTTTATTGTCGGTTGTGAATGCGTCAAGCGGACGGATAAGGCTTGCCTAGTGAATGCTACGGAATTTGATAGGGCTGTTGCGGCACACAAGCGCAAACTAGCGGCCGACCGGCGCGCCGTTGTGGTTGCGCGTGAAGAGAAGAGAATCGGGGAAGCGCTTGCCCTCTATCCTACGGTTAGGGATGAAATGGCGAAACAGCCCCACCCCGCAAGCTAAACCGGGCGGATGGTTTGATGGTAAGACTCTTGCCGATTATGTCGATTGGATGATTGTACGGGCAGGGCATAGCGGCCGGTTGCAGATAGCCCGCAAAATCGAACAATTCACGGGGAAAAGGGAGGGCTAGAGCTATGGCAAAGTTACCGCAATTCGAGATATGCGACCACCCCACAAGCGCGAACCATTGCCTAGTGAAAGCGCGCTATCGGGGGCGGGTGTATGCCATATCATGGGCTTTGCCGATTTCAAGCCCGGATATAGAAGAGGTCAAGCGGATTTGGTTGGAAGAGCGCGGGGCATTTCGCCCGTATGATGAAAGTGGGGCGCGGTATCTGTAGGGTATCTGTAGGGACCGACAAGGGGACCGACAAGGGAGGGCTAGGGCTATGGCAACGGACACAACGAAAACGGCAGAAGGGGAAAGCATAGAGTGGGAGAATCGGACTACCTGCCCGGATTCTCTTCTAGTGCCGATATTCCGCCATTGTGCGGATTGTGTAGGGGTCGATTTGGCCCCTTGTGAAAGCTACCCCGATAGATTGCGGGTTAAGGTTACAAGGGGCAGGGCGCGCAATGGGCGCATATCGGGGCTTGCAAGCGCTTGGAGTAACCACGGGCCATTTGAGTGTAAAGTGGTGTTGCCCCGCGCTTGCGGGTGGGATGTATTGGATTTGGTAAGGGAGTTTTGGCGGGTTGCAATCCACGAAATGGCCCATATTCTCGATTATCAGAATCGGGCGCGTGGTTACAAGGTAGACTTTAATAGCTACTCTAGCCCCTATTCCATGCGCAGAATCCGCCATGATGATAGACCACAAGAGAAGCGCGCCGACGATACGGTCAAGCGCGTGGAAGCGCAGATAAGCGCGGGGGCTTTGCCCTCTTGTGAAAGCGCGCTAGTCGATTTGGCCGTTTGGCTAGAATCGGAAAAACTGGATCGACCGTTAAATCGCACAATCGTTGCCTAACTATTCACAACCCCTTCTTCACTCACAATTAGGAATTTCAGAATGATCGACACAATTGAAAGAATCGAGCAACCCGAAACGGTCGATATGACCGTTGCAAACAGCCTACCCAATGGTGCGCAGATACTCCGCCGACATAATGCGGGAATGGGGCGTTATGTCGTCCTATGCGTATGGCGTGGGGCGCAACCCTACGTTACATGGGCAACGGACAATCAGGGGCGCGCCTATTGGGGCCACTACTTCACAAGGTTGGATTGTGCCGAAAATGACTATTGCAAGAGGGTAGAGCGGGGATTCTAGGGAAAATCTTTCCATTTTGCTTGACAACAATTTGACAATCGGCGGGGGCGAAGTAAGGTTAAGTAGAAGGGAAGGGAAAACGCCATGAAAACGAAAAAGCAAATTTTCCGAGTGAAAACCCCGCGCGGCCTAGTGCAAGTTACCGTAGCGCGGGACGTTTCGGGGGTTGTGGTCTATCGGCTATACCATCGGGTGTAGGCAACGGACCACGGACCACGGGCAGGGCAACCGAACAAAGGGAGGGCTATCAAATGGCAATCCGACACAATGGCGCGCTAGTGGCGGAAAACGTCCGTCAATTCGACGTTATCCCCGCCATATTGGGCTTGCCACAATCGGGGCTTTTCCAAGTGGAAATCTTGCCCCTTGTGGTTGTGGCGACATACCGCAAGGAAAACGGGGAATTGACAAGGGAGGGCTAGGCTATGGTAAATGCGAAAGTGGCCGTTATCGTGAAACTGCGCGGCCTTATCCACAATACGGAAACCTTGCTAGGGCAACCCCGTATATGGGCGCAATCGCCCCTTGCGTACAATGCGCGGCGTTTGCTGATTGCCCAATTGCACTATGGGGAACAAACCCTAGCTTGTGCGGAAGAGGGCGGGGATTATTCCGCCCTCTACAATGAGCTAGACATAACGGTTAGGGCAGGGGTTGCGGCGTTAGGCATGTTGCGCGCCGCTTGGCCAGAAATCCAACATAGAGGGGGAGTGTAATGGCAAGTGAAAACGAAAACCGGATAACGGAAACCCTCACGGCCGACGGGTGGGGCTTGCATATCGTTTGCAAGGATAGCGGGGGCTATGATCGGCAAAGCAAATGGAAAGCTACCCTAACGCGCAACGGGGTAAGCTATGCCGTTACGTTTCGGCAAGGTAGCGGGTTGCGGGTTTGGAAAAAGGGGCCGTTAGGGTGCTATGCGCCAGTAGGCGCGGAGTATTGGGCGCATTATCGGCAACCGGGGAAGCGCGTTAGCTCTTTTCTCCCCCGGTTGCGCGCCGCAAAGGATTGCGCTTGCCCCGATTCGCAACGGCGCATTATCGACGCATTTGACGGGCTAACCACTCCCGAAACCCCTACCCTTGCCGATATTCTGTATTGTATCGTTTCTGACGTTTCATCCGTCCGTTACGGTCAAGACTTTTCGGCATGGTGTAGCGAATTTGGCGAAAATGTCGATTCTCGCAAAGCCCATAGGGTTTACAAGGCTTGCGTGAAAGAGTGGCGGGGGCTTGTCCGATTAGGGGCGGATTTCGACCGGCTGGAAGCGCTCTTCCAAGATTTCTAGGCAACGGACCACAAGGGACACAAGGGGCCACAATGGCGACACAACAAACGATAGGCGCGCTTGATAGTTTCACCCTAGCTTATCTGGAATGCGCCTTATGGGCGGAAGAGGATAGGCTAGAAACGGAATTAGGGATGGTTCCCCAAATATCGGACATTGCCCCGCATTGCCTAGCCGACATTGCGGAACAATGCCAGAATTTCCAATTCGATAACCGGGCGGATTTGGACGGGGCAAATTATCCCTTGCACCCGTCCTATGGCCCTACCGAAATGGCGGGGCATGATTTCTATCTAACGCGCAACCATCATGGGGCGGGTTATTGGGATAGGGGCTTAGGCGCAATCGGGGACCGATTGACCGACAAGGCGCATGAGTGGGGCGAATCGTCCCCCTATGTCGGGGACGACAAGCGGATTTACTTTTCCTAACGACAATGCCAACAATGGCGGAGGTAACGACAATGACGACGGCAACGAAAAAAGTGGTACTAGGGGATTTCACGGTCGAATACTTGGGTTGTGAATACCCCGACTATTTTCAAGGATACGGGGTAGCTTTTTCCCGTTACGACAATTGCGCCTATGGTATCGGTGACACCATAGCTGAGGCGCTTGACGATTGTATCGAAATGTTCGCGCAATCGTCTGATATTGATTGTACGGAAGAGGTGGAAGCAAGGATTCGCGCAGACTTTGGCGAATATGACGCCGATGCAACGGTTTCCGATGTACTCGGAATTGACGAAAATGAGGACAACGACGGTTGTGGGGAAAGCGCCTACTTCCATGTTGGTATCAAATGGAACGAAATCGCCGAATAGTTCGGCGGTAGTGAGTAGGCAACGGGAAACAATTGGGAGGGTCATAACGATGGTAGTGAGAATAGAGTTTGATACCGACAATGACGCATTTGTCGGTCGGCGCAAAGACGAGATTTGTAAGGTACTGCGCGATTGTATCAAAGGTGTCAAAGAGGGGAAACATAACAGGGATGGCGAATTTTCCTTACGTGACACTAACGGCAATCGTATCGGTTTTTTGATCTACACCGACAAGTAGGGAAGGGAGGGTTGTATGCGACGTATCAAGATTTCCTATCAAACCGTTACACCCGAATCGGCCGAAGATGGCGATTATGCCGATCATGGGTGGATTGACGAGGATGGCGTTTGTATCGAACCTGACGATTGCGACGTAGAAGATTACGGTAGCGAATCTGACGCCGTTATCGCTCTTGCCGCGAAAACCATTCGTGACGATTGTGGCGGAGTTGAGGCGAGTGATTATCCTAAGTGTTATCCGGGTCATACGTGGTATACCCAGATTGACGCCGACAAGGATTATTCTGATGGTAGCGAAACCACCCGCTCTTACCATCTTGACGGATTTTCCGTTAGTGAAGAGTTGGGGATTTATGCCGAGTTGACCGGCAGATAGGGTTGCAACGATGGTAGTGGCAAGGTGGGAAAGTAGCGGTGGTAAACATTGGGCCGAGTTGCACGATAATGGGGACGGTAGTTTCTCTTATCGTGGCAACGGTTGCGGGGGCTTTATGGGCGCAATGTCCCAAGCGCTTGCGATTGCCGAACTAGAGCGCAAAGTAGGGGATGGATACTTTCTGCCGGATGTAGCGAAAACTCCAATGAAAAGGGTCAAGTAGTATGGCAAAGGTTGAAACGGTTGAAACGGTTGCGACAATCAAGCGGAAAGCGCCTACTCGTGAGGCATTTGCTGGTTGTAGCACAAATGGTGTGAGTGTCGATTATTACGAAACTAAGGGTCATGCCGTTAGCGCGTTCAATGCCGTATTGGAACGTGATAACCTTTGTTTCGATCTTGACGATTGCGGGGAAATGGACGGCGATAGCGGCCGTAAGACAATCCCCGTTATTGACGAATACCACAATTGTGTGGCATTTGCCTATCTTTCGTGGTATCGTATGCCTAGCGGCCGTTACGAGGTAACGGGCTATCTTGGATAGACCACGGGCGCAACGGCGGGGCAACGGCGGGGCAACGGCGGGGCAACGGCGGGGCAACGGCGGGG